TTGCGGTTTTTTCCAGCACTCAACTTGCAGTCACTGGCAATATCACAGCCACAGGCAATGCCAGTGTTTTAAATCTAAACACCACAGCTGATGCTAATGTACAAAACGCCCTGATCCAAAATATTTTATATCTAAATTTTGCTGGCAATGCAACTGCAATTATCAACAGTGCTGGTAACGGTGTAGGAAACATCGGTTCTTCCGGTAATCGTTTCAATACTGTGTTTGCTAAAGCGACATCTGCAGAATATGCTGACTTGGCTGAAAAGTATCTGGCAGATGCTGCTTATGCACCAGGCACTGTGGTCAGCTTTGGTGGCAGTGCAGAAATCACTCAAAGCAGCACGGTAGAAGACACACGCATAGCTGGTGTAGTCAGTACCAATCCGGCCTACACCATGAATGATGGATTACAAGGTGACCATGTGGTGTCAGTGGCGCTGGCAGGACGTGTGCCCTGTAAAGTCACTGGACCAGTGCAAGCAGGTGACATGATGGTGTCAGACGGACTAGGTGGTGCTAGAGCCTGTAATCTTCCCAAGATTGGTTCGGTACTAGGCAAAGCCATTGTAGGATCAAATGATTTGCAGGGTGTTATTGAAATCGTTGTTGGTAGGATCTAAATCATGCCGGTGATTGCTCTCACCTATGATCCCACTGAAACCATTAAAGGCAACGGGATCTCAGGACAGGTATCTGCAAGTGTTGAACCCGGTGATGCCAGCTGGCAACTGTCAAGTGACAACTTGCCCGGTAATGTCCTAGTAGGTCAGTTTCCTAACAGTTTAAATCCCAACAGAATTTTTGCCAACCGTATTAGTTTTTTGTGGCCCTTGCGTGGTGGACTTGTACAGCGTGCAACAGAACCTCCTCGACGACCTTTACGTGATCCTATTGCATTCAGTGCTGTTGGTTTGCCAATCAAGGGTCCAGCAGCATCACAGGCCATACCTGGTTTGCGAGGCACTGTTTGGAATCTTAACATTAACACCGTGGGCATCTATGGCAATGATCAGTATGGTGGTATTGTTGAACAATCCGGATCATACAACTACACTTCCAATGCGTTTGTAAACAATAACCCATGGGCTGCTATTTCAGGTTTCAACACTGGACTGCGTCATTTAGATGGACACAGCAAGATAATTGGCTGGGCTGTTGATGGCTATCCCATATATGGTCCTTATGGTTATCAAGACCCCTTGAGCAAAAACAGTCTAGTGGTTCGTATGCGTTCGGGCTATGAGTTGGCCTATAGAGCCAACCGTCCTGGTGATGTGGTGTTGCGTGTGCGAGGTGAGCAAACCAAGAGCACAGTGATTACATTGAACAATCCAGACCAAGCCTGGCCTGGAATGACTATAACCAATGCCGCACTTGGCACAGTGTTGAAAATTCTAAGTAAAAATCAAAATGTAATCACTGTGGATCAAAGAGTAAATGTCAGTAACAATGATGTGCTACAAGGCAGTTGGCCACTGGGAGTGTTTGTTGAAGATTGGCAATATGTGGAAAATCAACCACAGCCTTTTGTTACTCCGCCGTTTGATCGACCATTAGATCGACACAACGGTAGATTTTGTGTAACTCCAGAATACCCAGATGGCACCTATGCATATTTTGCAACCATAGACGAAAATTCTGCACCTCAGTATCCTTATTTTCTAGGCAACACACTGTTTGGTGACCTAGCTGTGTCACAAAGACCCACAATACCGGGCATTGTGTGGGCCACACCCGAAGGCGATCTTGGCACCGTGGCTCAAAATGTGTTTTATCAAATTCCGTTGGATGCAAGATCACAAGATGCCACAGTAAACTATCAATTGCTGTCGGGCGAACTGCCTCTGGGTCTGCAAGTGGTACGCACAGGCACTATCACAGGAGTTCCATCCACTGGACAATACAGTCGCGATGTGACCACTAAGTTTGCTGTTAGAGCCTACACCGAAGCCACAATCAATAATCAAACTGTGATTGATCAATTCGCTGACAGAACATTCACGATCACAGTTAGTGGAAGAGCATTACCTCGCTGGGTAACCCAAGCTGGATTGATAGCTGCTTTCTATGATGGCACACCAATATCTCCAATTCAGTTGAGCTATGTGGATCCATCAGGCGGTGCCATTATCAAGTTGGCCAGTGGCGAATTGCCACCTGGATTGATCTTGACTCCCAGTGGCAGCATTGAAGGTGTGATATTACCAGCAGTGGTTATTGAGCAACCCGCGGGCTTTGACCTTACTCCTGGATCTGTATATCCTTATGACTTCTTGATTAGAAGCGTGAGTAAAAACTATCAGTTCACTTGCGAAATATCAGATGGTGTAAACAGTGATCTCAGAACCTTTGAAATTTTTGTACAAAGTAGAGATGCGCTCACTGCCGACAACGATTATATCACAGCAGATGATACGATTATCACAGCTGATCAAAGTAACAACCGTGTGCCGTTCCTGCTGAATCCAGTTGGTGACATTGGAACCATCACACACGACAACTGGTTCGCATACAAGTTTAATGCAGTGGATCTAGATGGTCAACTGGTTGAATACATTATCACAATCAATGATGATCCAGACGACACCTGGAGTATGCCACCTGGACTGTCCTTAGATCCTGGCACAGGCTGGTTGTATGGATACATTCCCAGTCAAGGCACCAATGAGGTAACATACAAACTGGCTATTCGTGTGCGACAGGCTCTTGACCCAGCAGTGATCAGTGAATACTATTTTTACTATCTCACTGTGCAAGCGGGCGTTGACACAAGAATCAATTGGATCACGCCTGCTGACCTTGGCACCATGGTGAACGGCAGTACCAGCATACTAAAAGTAGAAGCTGTGAATGAATCAGGTGTGGAATTGAGTTATAGACTGCTGCAAGGCAGTGACAGCAAATTACCACAAGGTCTACAACTGTTGCCCACTGGTGAAATCGCTGGAAATGCCAGTTTCAACTGTTTTGCCATTGACAATGGTACAACAACCTTTGATGTCAACTCCAGATCTGTTGGTCAGCCCACTACCTTTGACACAGTGTTTAGATTCACAGTTGAAGCTTACAATCCGTTGGTTAGAAATGTTTCCTACAGCATTGGCAGCATTCAGGTGCTTGATCCTGGACAGTCCTATGTGGATCCACAAGTGACCATAAGTGCTCCGCAAGGATTTGACAGTGCACCAGCGGTGTTGGGCACAGTTGAATTGGATGGTGGAGAAATCAGAGCTATTAATCTTGTGGATGGTGGCAAAGGTTATCGCACACAGCCTGTGGTCACTATCATAGACGATGGCCCAGGATATGCAGCAGAAGCCGTGGCCGAACTAGAAGTGTATGAATCTGGATTCCTAATCAGTGCTACCAAACAATTCACTATCACGCTTGATAGACTGTTTAACGAGCCACTACAGACCATCTATATCAGTGCTCTTGCTCCACAGGAAGATAGACTATTGATTGATAATCTTCTGCAGGATAGAAACATTTTCAATGCTGATGTGGTGTACCGCGCAAATGATCCAAACTTTGGTGTGGCCACACAGGTGAGATACAATCACATTTATGGTCTCACTGCCAGCACAGTGGAAGCCTATGCACAGGCACTGTACCTCAATCACTATTGGAAACAGTTGACACTGGGTCCAATCAAAATTGCCCAAGCAAGAGATAATCTTGGCAATGTGATTTATGAAGTGTTGTACAGTGAAATCATTGATGATTTGGTAAATGATCAAGGCCAAAGTGTGAGTAAAGAAATAGAATGGCCATATCCAATTCACGTGGATGGTGAAACCATTACCACGGTGTATCCAAACAGTCTTATTGACATGCGGAATCAAATTATCAGTCAAATTCCGCAGAATAGCACAGTGTTGCCGCTTTGGATGTTGAGTCCACAAGACAACGGCAGACAATTGGGTTTTGTGCCTGCCTGGGTCATAGCTTATGTTCAACCAGGCACAGCAAGACAGGTGCTGTACAATATCAACCGCATCTATGGTGAACAACTGAACAAGATTGATTTCACTGTGGATAGGTACAGCCTGGATAGACTGTTGAGCAAGAATTGGGATCCAATCTATGACAGCACAGGCGGTGCTTGGGTTCCCACTCCAAACAGCACCACGTTTGATTATGACAAGCACTATAGAAGCATTCCAGCAGACGGCAGCACACAGCCATTTGAGCCAGGTATAGACTATGCAGTGGGAGACCGGATCAAGATTCTAGGCAGTCAACTGGGCGGTAATGACGGCGTGAATGATCTAATGATCACAGTGCTACAGGTAAACGAACTGGGTGAAATTGAATATATTTCACTGGAAGGCACCGCAAACTTCCTAGCAGTTGGATCTGAATTCTACAGTGTGTCAGGTACCAACGTGATCGGTGTTGGCACTGATGCCAGTTTCAATCTAGAAATCGCCAGCAACTCGCCCACGGTATTTGATGGCAACAGCTTGCAGTTCAACCGTCCGGTTGATATCTATACCAACACTGATAGATACGATAAATATCTCGTATTCCCCAAACGCACCATTTTAGGATGAACAAGGACACTTTATGACATCGGCAATTAACCCTAACAACATCGACAGCGCCTATCCAGTAGCAGGACAGGACAACGATTCTCAGGGATTTCGAGACAACTTTACCAACATCAAGACCAACTTTGAATATGCTGGTAGCGAAATCACTGATTTACAGAACAAAGTTTTGTTAAAGGCTGCACTAACTGGCAGCACTCTCAACAACAATCTCAATGGCGCGGCCTTGATTGGAGCCCAGATACGCAATTTTTCTGCTACCAAGTTTGATTTTGGTGTAACCAGCGGAACGGTCACAGTGGATTATTCAGTAGCACACTACCAAACAGTTACCAGCGGTGGTCCTATTACTCTTGCATTTAACAATTGGCCCACAGCCAATGCAGGCATAGTGCGATTGGCTATTACTATCCCCAGTGGATATGTGCCTAGTACCAATACCTTGACACTGCCATCAGCAGTGAGCTTGGGCACTGAAAATCTGCAGGGCTTTAACGACGCCACAAACACCATAACCTTTAGCACATCGGGCACTTTTGAATTTGAGTTCATCAGCGTGAATGGTGGAACCACTATAGCAATCGTTGACCTCAATCGCAACCAAGACCCAATTTATCTACCCAGCACTGAAGACGTTGCAGCCAGTGCACCAATCAGTTTGGCGTTGACCAATGCACGTTTCAACACTGTGACCAGTGAGAGTTCTACTCTTGCAGCTGGCAACGAAGGACAAATCAAAACCTTGGTCATGGAAAGCTATGGCGGCAGCATGCAGGTAACTGTGAGCAATGCAGGCTGGAAGAATTCCGGATCAGGTACTTTGACTCTTAATGCACTGGGCGCAGCAGCCACTCTGCAATTTATTAACGGCAAGTGGTTCTGTATTGGCAACAACGGCGCTACATTTGCTTGACCATTTCTATTGCTCTTGAGTCTAGGGTATGTTAGTATAACAAAGGAGGCCTTATGGAACATCCTTTTATTACTGACTTTTCTACCCTAGACGATGACACGCTGATTCAGCGAATTTCTGACCTAAACACCAGACTCAACTGGTACATGCGCAATGGCAAAGGCGACGTGGCCAGACAAATATCCATGGCTATCGCCAGCTATCAAGGTGAATACAACCGAAGACAGTCTGACAAATCCAAAGATTCCAACAACTATCAACATAAAATTGACATAAAATGAATGTTAGACTCGTGTACGACATGGTGTTCACGGCAGGAATTTGGTATGATGCCAAGTTTCACATGAACAATTATATTCTAAAATTAAACTTGATCACAAACACCAAGGACAGTCAAGAGCAAAATATTGCACTGGCTAGGATGAAGTATTTCATTTATGAAATCATACAGCACAGTGTGTTCATCAATGAAACTGATCTGGATCAGCGCAAGAAGTTTGCTGCTGCGGGCATTCAGGTGACCAGTTTACCCGAAGAGCCTGTGGATCAAATTGTGGGCATGGCCTTGTTTGCCAAGCTGAATGCTGTGATGGAAGAACGTTTGATAATCACCGAAGCCAGTCTCAGTAGCGAACTTGGGGACAGTGTGGTATATAGACACAGCAATCAAGAACAGTTGGGTCCGCTGGAACGACAGGGCTGGTGGCATGACACGGACCCCACACAATCAGACAAGAAATCAGTTAACCGTAATCAAACAGTGATTGCAATCAATCGTGGACCCACCTGGAGAGATATTGATCTCGACTGGAGTGAATCTGGCACAAAAGAATCTGACATAGTAATGGCGAGTTTCAAACGTGAAAAAGAATAAGTTTGGGGAAATGATTTTTGCAGAAGAGGATCTTTGTAATTTACTCATGCAAGGTCAAGACGTCACACAACTGAAAAATCTTGTGGTTGATCCCAGTATCAATATAGAACGTCTCATACATTTTGTACAGGAACCTGGAGACCTGCTGACCTGGACTTTCCCTCATGGGTCGGACCAATCCATTCCAGAATTTGATGCAGTGAGAATCAACAAATGGTTGATGCCTGAAGAATATCATGATCTAGACATAGCAAAATATGTGCTAGATCTGTGCACCAGTCAAGCACAGCTACAGCGGGTAGGAGAAGAGCTGCTGTTGTATCAACAGTATAATCTTTTTGATCTCTTGCGCTATTTGAAATATCTAGTGGATGTTATGAAAACCTATCGGGTGATATGGGGTGTAGGACGTGGATCCAGCGTGAGCAGTTATGTGCTGTTCCTTTTGGGAGTGCACAGAGTTGACAGCATGTTCTATGATTTAGACCCACGTGAATTTCTACGTTAAATACAATTTTAGGAGCTGACAATAATGACTTCTCGGAAATACATCAGTGCTCAAGGTCGTTCAATTGATCTTGGCGCACTAGTTTTAAAAAATGAACATGTACGTGCAGTTGGCAACATGGGCGTGAACGCACGTGGTGACACATTGGACAGTCTTGATAGACCAATTGAATCACAACAGCAGAAATCACGAAAACACTATGAAAAACAAACCGCTGGCAATGTTAGGAACAGCCCGGTCAAGACCAAAAGGGAGGGCAAATGACCCGATTGGCATTTAGTCCTATAGAAATCAATCAATTGCAGGTGCTGCGTGATCATGTGCTGGTAGCAGACATGAATTTTGATAACGAACGCAAGCTCAGCACTGGAATAATTTTGCTCAGCGACAACGGAAAAAATTCTGGCATTCGTCCAAGATGGGGACGAGTGTATGCAGTAGGTCCCACGCAAAAAGACATCGCTGTGGGCGACTACGTTTGTGTAGCACATGGAAGATGGACCCGAGGTATTGAAATAGAAGACAGTGAAGGGTCAAAGACCATTCGTAGGATTGATAATAAAGACATCCTGCTAGTAAGTGATCATATGCCAACAGATGATACCATGAGTGATGCATATCTTCCCTGATAGTAATTGGCAATCAGACACAGCTATTTTTTTAGGCACAGTTTCTGTCTCCTGGGACAATCAACTCCTTGCTCGTGCACCATGGCAAGACATAGACATCAAAGGCGAAGTAACTGAGATATCAAGACAACCAGCAGCAGCGCAAAATCAGTGGCATCTAACCTGGGTACCACAGGCATCCAGTTTACATCGTATGGCATTTGACGTGCAGGAATACTTCAACACCGCAGAAATTGCCCGTGCCATACCTGGTGAAAATTTATCCTGGTCTTTGATTGAAATACCAGCTGGTAGAATCTTGCCCTGGCATCGAGACTACTACAACACTCATGTTCGACAACGTGGATTAAGCGAACATGAGGCTCTAAGCGTTCAAAGAGCCATTGTGTGCTTGCGTCCATGGACATTTGGACAGATAGTACAGATCGGATGCGAAATGTTGCATCATTGGAGAGCAGGCGATGTATTCACTTGGCCACATGCAGCCTTCCACGGTGCTGCTAACTTTGGGCCAAACCCCATGACTTTTTTACAAATCACTTATGACAACCTACCAACTGCCACATCACCGTGACAAACCCTTTGGTGCTGCTGGACCTATACCCGGTGCATGGATCCTGGATTACATACAGGATAGGAGCAGCGATGCAGCCACTTGGTTGCGTGATGAACAAATACATCAACGCTTTATTGAGCGATACAAAGAATGGTTAACAACCACTGAACTCAACACATGGCGTGGACTGGATCAATTTCAGCATGGCGTGGTAATGCAAGGCACCACTGAAACATTTGACAAGTTCTACATGGCCAATCGTGACCGACGATTTAGGTGTTTCCGCGGTGAATACATGTATCATCAACTGGCCTGGCGCAACCACTGGCCAGATCAATGGGCCTACATTGACGAAGCTGATCTTGATGCTAACGATACTGTGGTTATCAGCATGCCCTTCAGTGACACTGGCAACACCCATGCCATGCAGTACATTGTGCTGGAAGAATGTGAACGCCTGGGCATTCCTGTGCTGCTGGACTTGGCCTATTTTGGCATCTGTTCAGGCCTGGATTTCAATCTTGATTATGAGTGCATACAAGCAGTGAGTTTCAGTCTTAGCAAAAGCTTTCCCGTGGCACATGCTCGCATAGGCATGCGACTCACACGCAAAGACGACGATGATCCAGGTTTTGTCAATCACAAAAGCGGCTATGTGAATCGCGTGGCCTGTGGCTTGGGTATTGAACTCATGAATCGTGTGAGTCCAGACTGGGTTTTCACACAGTATCGTGATCAACAATTGGAGTTTTGTGAAACTCTGGGTGTTGTGCCCAGTCAGTGTGTGATATTTGGCCTAGGTGATCAAGCATGGAGTCAGTACAATCGCGGTACCATTACCAATCGACTCAGCTTTCATAGATATCTTGACACTGGTCAGTTACCAAACTGATTTGACTTTTGTTCACAATTCCTGTACACTAGCGTTTATTCAGATAGGATTCGTATGAAAAATCTTTGGAGTGAGACTTATCGTCCTCGCAAGCTCACAGACTATGTGTTTCGTGATGACGCCCAGCGACAGCAGGTACAAAGCTGGATAGACAGTGGTGCTATTCCGCACTTGTTGTTTTCTGGTTCACCAGGTGTGGGCAAAACCACACTGGCAAGAGTATTGATCAATGAACTGGACATTGATGAATATGATGTGCTAGAGATCAATGCCAGTCGAGAAAACAACGTGGACACAGTGAGAGCCAAGATCACAGGCTTTGTGCAGACCATGCCCTTTGGTAACTTCAAAGTGGTATTGCTGGACGAGGCAGATTATATCACGCCCAATGGACAGGCCGCGCTGCGTGGAGTGATGGAAACCTATCATGCCACAGCAAGATTTATTCTAACCTGCAACTATCCCAATCGAATCATTCCCGCACTGCACAGCAGATGTCAAGGCTTCCACATAGAACGCACAGACATCACTGAGTTCACTGCTAGAGTGGCCACTGTGCTGGTAACCGAAAACATTGAGTTTGAACTTGACACACTGGACACCTACGTCAAGGCCACATACCCTGATCTTCGCAAGTGTTTGAATCTTTGCCAGCAGAACGCAACCACAGGCACCTTGGTTGCGCCTCGCGGCGACGAAACTCATGGTACAGATTGGAAAGTTGACGCTGTGTCACTGCTGAAGGCCAATCGTGTGACCGAGGCACGCAAGTTGATCTGTGGAAGTATACGTCCGGAAGAAGCAGAAGAAGTGTTTAGATGGATGTATGATAATCTTGATCTTTGGAGTAAAGAACAGGACAAACAAGATCAAGCCATTGTGTACATACGCAATGGCATTGCCAACATTCCCTTGGTAGCCGACCAAGAAATTAATTTATCCGCAACTCTTATTGAATTGACCAGCCTATGAGATACTTTGTTGTTACATACTATCAAAAACCCATCACTCGCAGCCGTCCCCAAGGTGGCTATGACGAAAACGTAGAAGTCAGTCGCAGACTGCGCACAAAAGACATTCAGTGTGCTAGTGTGATTCTAGACTTCAAAGAAATGCAAGTGGTTAAGTGCACTATCAGTGGAGAGATTGGTTCTCGCGAATGGAATACCGTGCACGACTACTATCTACAGCACTATAAACATGTGTTTGAGCGACTGCACCAGGAGAACGGTCGTGAAATGATCATAGATACTGATAAAGCCGAGGAGCACCTACCCGAGCCGGATAGTCACAAAACTCCCCATGCTGATCCCACATCTGTTGTGGAATCATAGACTGAACATATTCCAGTATCTGTTGATAGTTCATGATCAGTTGCTGCTTGTCAGGATAGATCCTTGAGTATTGAGCTTGGTCAGCAGGCAAAATATCAATCAATACTTCATACACTGCAACAAGGCTGTGAGGGGTCAGCTGTTTGATATTAAAATCAAACCAAGACTGCTGACTCTGAAATACCGCATTCACTTCGGCAAATGACAGTGTAACAGGATCAAAGTTTGGTCTTTGATCATTTCGAGATAGATGCCATTGATCTAGATGATTGGACAATGCATGCGAAATCAAGGCCTCCACAAGATTTTTACGCACACTGAATATGGGCGTGACATAATCCAATTCTTGCACACTGAAATTGTTGTGACTGTGAAACACACTGGGAACATTACGTAGCCATTGAATTTTATCTATGTCTTCAAAAGTTTGGAGATGCACTATAAAGCTTCCAAATTTTTTTCTTGCTAGATGACCTGCTAATAACACCGAACCAGTGCGGCCCGGTGTTAGTACTACTACACTGGAATTGAACATCAGTTACTTATGAGTACAACTCCAGTATGTCGCCAATGATTGGGTGACGTCGAATATCGCGGGTACCCATTTCTATCAATGATAGACCTTGAACTCCTTGCGTTTGCAATCTAGTGCAAAGATCCAATAGGCCGTTGCTATGGATATTTCGGTCTGCTTGTTCCGCGTCACCCGTGACTGTGATTTTTGAATCTTCTCCTATGCGTGTGAGTAGCATTTTAAACTGTGCTGGGGTGGCATTTTGCATTTCATCTGCAATGATCCAACTGCGCTTGAACGTGCGACCACGCATGTAGGCAAGAGGGGCGATTTCAATCACTTGATCATCAACCATGCGCTGAATGTCTCTTGGATGATAGTATTCGTGTAGTACATCAAACAAGGGCTTGGTCCAAGGCTCCATTTTGGCTGTGAGATTACCAGGCAAAAATCCATGTTTTTCATCTTCAACACCCACAGCAGGTCTTGTGAGTACCAAGCGTTCCACCTGTTGTGTGCGCAGTGCTCTTATGGCTGCTAACATGGTTAGATAGGTTTTGCCTGTGCCTGCTGGTCCCACAGTGACCACTATGGGCGTTTGTTCATCTAGCAAGCTCACAACCAGACGTTCTTGATTGAGTGTTTTGGGACGCAGTTCTACTGTGCGATTTTGACTGCGTTGATTGGGAAAATAACTAACATTTGTTTCATTTTGCACCACCACTTCCATGCGTTTTTGAGCTTTCGCTCCACGTGCTCTAGACAAATCAAATCCTCCTTTGAACATGTCGCTACCTCCATGAGTATTTAGATAGTCTAACAGCGGAATCTATACTGATGAATTCATCCAATCTCTAGCATAAGTAAACAGCTTATCTCTGCATTTTTCAAAAACCCCACTACCTCACAGACGCAATAAATAGATATATGGACAAAGACCTTTTTAAAGATCACACTGACTATTGGAATGTAGCTCAGAACATTAAAAATATCTATGTTAGTCAGAACAGTCTGCTAACACTGTTGGATTTTGAGCGTGTGCTGGATGAAATGGATATCTATGCTTTTCGCAATTGGAAACTGGGTGAACTGGTACAAGGTCCCGAAGTTTCAAAGTATTCTGTGAGCTGCATATTCATGTGGCCCGAAAAGCTCATGCCTGACCCAAGAGGCGCACGTAGACTGTTGCCTTTTGACTGCACAGTGGAATACAAAAAAACTCGCATCAAGATTCCAATCAAAATTGAAGAGCCTGCGGATTACATACCCGGCACCAAAAAAGCCCGCATAATTGAAAAACCAGTGTGGCTGGTAGAGATCACCATGCCCAAGGCCTTGATCAGTGACATACGCACCGGTTCTGTGGAATTTGAAGATGAAGACATTGATCTAGCAGATCTTGATCAAGCCTATGAAGATGATCTAGATCAAGAGCAGTATCAAGACAAAGCCGCTGCACCTGCCAATCAAATGGCAGCACAGATGCAGCCACAAGCAGGCGGCATGGGAGCACTAGGTGTCTAATATACAACCAATTTTTGAAAGCTTGGAATACAAAGATCTCGTGGGCTTGCTCAAGCCCAGTATTCACATTGATGAATTTGCCAGTAAAATGGGCGACGATGATGACGTGATTGTGATCAGTTTTTATGTGCGCGATCAACAGGCAGCAAAAGATCTCATGAACTGGTTTGAAAAAGGCTATGATTATATCATAGATGCAGATCGCAGTCCGGGTGAAATCAAACCCAATAGATATCTTGTGTACATTGAAATGATGCGTAGAAGCAACGCAGGCGCACACATAGAAGAAATTCTGCGCGATCTTGAGACTCTAACCGAATTCAAAACCCGTGATTGGACCATGCACTATGAAGGCAAAGAAACTCCGTTCAGTCGCGATGAATTTGACAGTCAGGTGCCCTTGACACCTGCTGCTTATAGAAGCCAAAAAGAAAATGATCTAAATGAATGGCGTCAACGTGCAGGTCTTGATGCCAAACCTATTTTTGAACGTGATAGGTTAATGAAGCAGTTACAAAACGCAGCTGGAATATAAAATGCTATTATTTGATCTCATAACCGAACAGACTACCACACAGCCACCAGGAAAATTGCCTGGTGCAGGCGGAGTGGGATTGCCAGCTCAAGTGGACACGTCAGGTGATGCTGCCAAGGCCGTGGTAGCCGAACCCAAACCCAGTGCCATGACTGGCAAGCCACAGCCAACTGGTCCCGCACAAGCACAGGCTCAACAGGCCAACGCTCAGCTTGGGCAGACCAATGCACAGCCAGCCAGCAACACGACTCAACTGCAAAATCAACAGGCAGAACTTGAAGAACGAGTGATGCAACGCATGCAAGAACTTGCTGGCATGCTACGTAGATAATTTGGTGTATTCAAAATAAAGACGCTGATTGGCGTCTTTTTTAAAGGTTTCTAATCTTAAATTAAATTCAGTTTCAAACTGTTTCACCGTTTCAAAATCCCAGGGAAAAATATCCACATAAGGACCTGCTGCATGAGCGATTCCTGGATTAACTCGCATGTACATGTGTCCACCTGGTTCTAACAAATTCACACAGTGTGAAATTCTAGCAGCAATATCCTCACGACTGTTGAAATTAATTGATCCCAGTGCAATTATATGATCATGGCTGTTGGCCGGAACTCGATATTCCAGTATGTCCACTTGATAATCAGCACAATTATTATAAGGGTCAATTCCAATTAAATTGGGAATACGTCCTTTGAACGGATGATAACCACAGCCCACGTCCAACACGGATCGAGGATCGCGTTTGTTGATTTCGTCAGCCAAGGCCCAGCCGGTGTAGCTGTATTCATCTGTGCGCGGTTTCCAAATTTCGCCAAAAAATCTTGCACTGTATCTGGTGTCAAGATCATGCACGATGTCACTGATGGTGCCCACAAAGTCATGATTCAACTGCAATTCTGTTTCCACTGCGATCTTGAATTTTTTATATCTAGCCGGAGTCCAGGGCAGTTCATGCACCAGAGTTCTTTCACCAAGGTTTTGTACCAGACCCTGATATCTAGCCAGACCAAAACTGTGCGTGAGATTTTGTACGATCAAACGAAAAATTTTACTATTCATGGATTTTTTTCTTTCCTGGACTAAATATTTTCACACAAAGCAATATTTTTTGTCCCTCTTGTGTTTCCACATATATATCCTAGGAGAAATCATGTTAACAGGAAAACAATTCGTAGAAAAGCTTCGCGCCGAAAATTCAGCTCTATTTGAGGCCAGCCGTCACAATGTACGTGCGTATTTTGAGAGCAGCCCCAGTCAAGAAGAACTGGTAGAACACTTTATTGGCCGCATGGTGAACGAGCGCATGAACATGGTTGAAATCAGCCAGGCCATTGCAAACATGCCCGCAGACACTGACCCAGTTGAACTGCAACTGTTGGCTCAACAGGCGCTGGACGAGGCCCTGCACTTCCGCATGGTAAAAGAAGTTATCGAGCACATTCAAGGTCATGAAATTGATGTTGACGCTGCTATTGCTCAAGAAACAGCCCGGCCCACTGCAAAAGGTGCTGGCCTGTTGGAAAAGTATGGCGCACAAGATGATGCAGCCGCTCTTGCAGCATATCAGCTGGTGGCTGAAGGTCGTGCAGAAGCTGTATGGAACGAAATGGCCGACTGCATTCAAGATCAATACATTGCCAGCCGCTATGCCAAGATCGCACGTGATGAAGGATTTCACAGCAAGATCGGCGCACGTAAACTAGCACAATTGGTTGAAACCCCAGAAGAGCAAGCACGTATTGAGCAATTGGTTGCTGCGATGCGTCGTGATCTTTATGAAATTTCATGCCGCAACACCACTGCTGCTGAATCTGGGCGTGAGTTGGTGGCCGAAGCCTACGGTTGGTAAATTGCGAATAGGACTTACACAACGAGTCCTTTATCACAAAGGTCGAGCTTATGACGCACTAGAACATGCATGGTATGAGTTTCTAGATGGTCATAAGCTTGTTTTTATTCCAAACACTATAACACAAAGTCCTGAAGACTTGTGCGATGCCCTGGACTGTCTTATAATCACAGGCGGAGACGACAGTGCTCTACGCAGACGGACCGAACTAAGAGTTGCCACTATCATGATGCAAAGTCACAAGCCAATTCTGGGCATCTGCCATGGAGCCATGTTGCTCACAGATGTGCTGGGAGGCATGATAGTAGGCACTGATGGTCACAGTGACACTGTGCACGAAGTGAACTACGCAGGTAGACGCATTCCGGTGAACAGCCATCATGATCAAACCATTCAGCGAACACATCATGCTGCACAGGTTCTAGCAACAGATGATGATGGCAATTGCGAAGCCTGGATTGATGGTTTGTTAGCCGGGATCATATGGCATCCTGAGCGTATGAAAAATCCATTTATTCCAGCAGAAATACAACAGGTGATGAAATTATGATGATCGATGTAAAAGGCACATTTGCCACCCAGGACCGTTGGCCCTTGAAAATAACCAAACTAGAGCCCGGAGAAAGTCGTGCGTTTGATGCCACCGACGGCACATACTATATCATGCTTGAGAATTCGTCATATTATGCAGACAATGTCAAGTTTGAAAATGTAAATGCAGCATTTGCGGTTAACAATCATTTTACTATCAAAACAGGTTATGGTACCGCTGCGGTAATTTGGTATCGTGGTTTGCATTTGCTTGAAAGTAGATATTATGTACAGGACGTCTTGGACATGGGCAATCTCAGTTATATAGATGGTGGTACAAATACCACTGCTATAAATCCAGGCCGCCTAGGTGACCCTGTGATCAATTACGTGCATTTTCCTGCAGGCATGAGCCAAACACTGCATACACATCCTAGCCATCGTGTGGGCATGGTGCTAAAAGGGCGTGGACTGGTTGAACTAGATACCAGTGAATTTGAACTTAATCAAGGCAGTGTATTTTTCATGCAGCGCAATGTACTGCACAATTTCCGTTGCCCTTACGATCAAGATGTTGTGCTGTTTGTGTTTGCTCCAGACTCTGGCACCGGTCCCACAGACGAAGTGAATCCTTTAAAAATCAGGACCTACATTGGCCAACAACGCTACGCACGATAAACGACTCTTGATACTCACTGGGCCACAGGGCTCGGGAAATCATTTGTTTTCACGAATATTCAGCATGCATCCCTTGGTAAATGGATGGGAGGCATTGAAAGAACGCTATTGGGTGCCCAGTGATCAAGAGCCCTTTGCTGAATATTGGGTTTATCCTGAACGATTTGATCCCGTCACGGTCATGGCCCAAGGTGAATATTTTCTAGCCAATGTGAGTGCGCCATTTTTCTATGATGGCGTGAGACAATTTCCCCGAATTGCGGACGTGGCGTTAAAATCACAGGCAGCAGGAATAGCTGTAACAGTGGCCATTGTGTGTCGTGATTATGGAATTAATTTTGAACAGCAAAAACGAGTGGGCGGAGAAGCCACTATAGTAGACGCCATGACTCATTATCGTGCTTTAATCAGTGTAATGAAAGCAAACAGCATACCTGTGCATTTTGTTTCACATGAAAGCCTGTTCATGTGGCAGCAGAATTATGTGGAATATCTGGCACGCACCTTGGATTTTCCAGTGGACTTGCAAAACTGGAATCACCAATTGAATCAATCTCCCAATTTAAAATATGTACAGGCTGTGGATCATCATTGGCTTGATGATACCATTCGCGCGGGCCGCAGGCCTTTTGCTGAAAGAATCATTGAAAGATTAAAGGAAAAATAAAATGGCACAAAGAATATTGATCATGGGCTTGCCCGGTGCAGGCAAAACCTATTTTGCTGAACGTTTAAAAAACTATTTAGAAACTCACGGTACCATACAGAATATTGATGCCAGTCGCATCATGGCCATGGAAAATTGGCCCGGTGATCCTGCAGTGGAAGTGGACTGGTTTAATGCAGACGAAATACGTCGCAGATTCAATGACTGGGATTTCAGTCGTGACGGGCGTATTCGACAGAGTCTACGCATGTTTGAATTTGCTCTAAAGAGCTCTGGCGATTATGTGATCTGCGACTTTGTGGCGCCCTTGCCTGAGATGCGAGCAAACTACAAGGCAGACTGGACCATATGGATTGACACCATAGATGCAGGACGCTATGAGGATACCAATCAAGTGTTTGTTGCACCCAACATGTATGATTTTAGAATCACAGAAAAAAATGCCGAACGCTGGGTGGAATTTGTTGGGCAGCACGTTCTAGACAATCGTCGCAGACCCCGATTTGACTGGCGTAAAGAAACTGTGCAGATGCTGGGACGTTGGCAGCCTTGGCATGAGGGACATCGTGCACTGTTCGAACGCTTGATCGCTCGCACAGGTCAGGTAATGATTCAAATACGTGATGCGCAAGGCTGGCAGGGATCAAATCCATTTTCCTTTGAGCAAGTGAGTGAATTGATTCGTAGAGATCTAGATCCTGTTTATCAAGGACAGTACGAAATTCAATTGGTACCTAACATTGTGCACATAGGCTGGGGCCGTGGTGTGGGGTACAGCGCAGGTGAGGAACAGTTTGATGAATCCGTGACCAGTATCAGTGCCACTGATATTAGAGCTAAAATGGGCTTGAAATGAAATATATTTTTGTCGCAGGTGCACCGGGTTCAAAATGGAGCTCGGTGATCAAAAACATCTACTACAGTGCAGACATTGATCGGTCAGATTTCACACATGCTCGCACCTATTATCATGATGCCAGTGGTCATTTGGATCTCATGCATTTAGGCAGTTATTTTGATCCGGGCATGGAATTTGGCGATTGGTTCAATTGCATAAATGAATATTCTCAAGAGGAATGTGAGCAGGAATTTGATAGACCATTTTCGGGCCGGGGCATACGTATTATTAGAAGCCATGTGTTTGCGCATCATATAGATTTTTTACGCAGAAATTGGCCCGACTGCCCAATTATCCTGGTGCATCGTGCGGATGATGCTTGCCTGGGTTGGTGGGTGCGCTGCGGACATTTTGACATCACCTATCCAGATTACTCAGCCTATTACAAAAACCTGCGTGTGATGGCCGAACGTATCGATCGACAAAACGGGGACATCAGCATGGCCTGGCGCAATCTTCCAGGCATGGAGCCTGCAAACAGTCATGAACTGTGTGACCTGCTGGGCATTGCTTGTCCAACTGACACCAGTTATAAACAGATCTATGAATATCATGATGTGTCTGTGAAAGTGTTAGGTGCACCGGATGCAAAGTAGTTTTGAATGGTGCCGCGAGCGCAGCAGATATCACTGGGACCTGCGTCGTCGCGATCGGGCCAGTGACTATGTTCATCACATGGGCAGATTTGAGGGCGACTGGCAAGCAGAAGTAGCCGCTGCTATTTCACAAACACATTCAGTGACCTGGAGTAATCGCAAAAACTATCTTGGTGAACAGCGACAAAGTCCCATGCTGGCTCAAGAACTGCTGGACCTAGATCGCGCTGGTGCGGATCCGGATCTAGTGCTCACGGACCGTGTGGATGATGTTGCACAGTTTCCCACTTTGCAGCGCATGGTCAATTGGTTTGGTCTAGATCCGGTGCGCAGTCAAATTCATGTGCAGCGCACCGGGCAGATGTTTAACTGGCACATAGACAAGCTGTATGAGTATGCAGATGACCCTGCTGATGTGTATAGATTTGTGATCATGCTGGAGGATTGGCAACCTGGACAGTTTTACTGCTATGGAACCTATCAATACACACACTGGCAGGCCGGGGATTTTCACTGGTTTGACTGGCAAGATGTACCGCATGCCACTGCCAATGCCAGTCTACAGCCACGTGCGACGCTGCAAGCAACAGGTCGCGCAAGTGATATCACTCGTCAGAGAGTGTCAGGGATTTGGCTAGATCCGGTTTTGGTTTGATCATGACCAAGCAAGGGCACGTCGTGATAGCGACGAATTTCTTGCTCACTGCTGTTCACAATGTCGGTGTCTGTATAATGCTCGCCTAGTCCACGGCTGTCAACCCACTGATTGTACCATTCCACTGCTTGATCAAAGTTGCGTGTGAGCATGCGTTTTTCCAGCATGGTCTGTAGTTTGATTGGCACATTACTGGTTAATATTTTATTTTCCACTAGTTCTTCAATGGCCCGCTGACTCTTTTTATAGGTCAAGGCATGATCACGCAAGAACACTTGATCTCTGGTGCTGAGATTGGCCACTACATCACGCACTGTGGTCAAGGGCGCGGGTAGATCTGCATCTGGTGCAGGCAGTGCCAGCGTTTTGGTCTGTTCCAAACGTAAGCCCACTCCGCTCATGTCACTCGTCAAATAATGACAGCGATTCCAGTCTGTGAATTCTATATCAAACATGCTTTTCCAGGTGAGTCTGGCAGGTTGATTTTTGAAAATATCTAGATTCACAATGTATTTTTCAATGTTCACCATGTCGCGTTCGTATTCAAAATAACTGTTCACATGAAAATGGCGATCGCACCAGGACAAATAATCACTATAGCTGTCTAGATATTTCCATAAATTCTCACGCTCTACCTGGATACCATGACGATAAACATCTTCAAAATAGCGGAATTTCTCCTCTGCTGAGTACACATTTAATTGTCGGGTGCGCACATAGATACACCAGCTGAGTGCATGTTCAAATAAATTCTGCCTACGAGCACTGATAATGAAAAAATTATCATTCAAATATTCATAAAATGGCATTTGATCTGCTGTGCTGTCTTCACGATTGCGAATATGATACAGAGCCAAGCGTGAGGTTTTATAATGAGGCACGCTGTCTAGTAAATCCCTTATTTCAGGCAGACTTTGATAGTATCCCCATTTTCCGCGATCCAGACTCTTGCCCAACACTTCAGCATTGAATAGGGGACTGTAATATTTGATTATGCCATTGGTTAATTCATGTAGATTGATCACGGGCTGATCAAATTCATGAAACTGCATGTAAATGGTAATAAGACGCTGCAAAAGTGTGCTGCCCACACGGTCTGGAGTAAGTATGAGTACGTTCATTGTGATTACTTAGTGGGAGGTGTGCTGGAATGTTTTGGATTATTCAATTTCTTCCTGATGGCCTGTTGTATGCTCTGGCCTTGGGACTGTTGATCACGGGTGCTGTGATCACCGTGGTGGCCAGTGTGTTGAAAATAGTGCCATTTATCAACATGTATAGATTGCCCATACAGATCACAGGCGTGATACTGTTGCTGTCGGGTGTGTATTTAACCGGTGTTTATGAAACCGAAATAGTCTGGCGCGAACGAGTGCGAGTGGCAGAAGAAAAAGTGCGAGCAGCAGAAGCTCGAGCCCCAGAAATCACCGAACGTGTGGTCACTGAATATGTGGATAGAGTCAAGGTGGTCAAGCAGCGTGTGAACGTGGTTAAAAAAGAAATTGAAGTCAAGCGTGAAATCATCAATGAAGGCTGTAAATTAAATCCCACTGCAATTGATGTGTATAACAAAAGTATCACAGCACCGGAGGCCTCAAAATGAAATATCTATTGATTCCTTTTATGATTATGCTAGCAGGCTGCGAAACCCCGGTGCCTGTGAAACAACGATTTCCCGAAGCAGCACCTGTGATGCTGGAACCTGCTCCCAAATTGGTTCCATTGCCTGCTGGCACGGCCGAGCTGGATCAGTTGATCAACAACACAGCTGAAAATTATGGCCGCTATCATGAACTGGTGCGACGCTATGAACTATGGCAGCAGTGGTACACAGAACAAAAGAAAAACTTTGAGTCTGCCTACTGATGCGCTGTTTCCCACCATGCGGTTGCCCAGCAGGGCCTCTGAAGTTTGGACCACTTCCGGCATGGACACACTTGAAAACTGCAATGATGCACAGCATTTTCAAGCCTATCCCTATCCCATAGAATATCGTTATAACAGTCGCGGATTTCGTGATCAGGAGTGGCCTGACACATTTGATCATGTGATCTGGTGTGTGGGCGACAGTTTCACTGTGGGCATTGGATCTCCCTTGGCACACACCTGGTGCTATCTACTGCAACAGCGCACTGGTCTACGCACTATCAACGTCAGCATGGACGGAGCCAGCAACACCTGGATCAGCCGTAGAGCCTGTGAAATACTTGCCAGTGGACTGGCACAGAGCATGGTCATACAATGGAGCTACACACATCGTAGAGAAAGCCAGGATCTTGATCATGTGATTGAACAGCGTTGGCAGGCTTTTTATCGTGATGTGCGTGATAGGTCTTGGCCTGCGCAGGTAAGCTGGCAAGACAGGCAGCAGTTGCCCGCTGGAATTTTGCGAGAAATTGTTAAGGATCCTTATTTTTTGCAAATAACCGCAATTGGCGACGAAGAACGACGCATTGACATTCCCGAACGTGAGGCAGTGTTAGATCCCACATTAAACACTGTGAATTTCACACAGTGTGTGCAACAGGTGTGGGCTGTCCAAGGTCACTGTGATATTGTGCATTCATTCATTCCTGACTTCAGCGCGGATCCAGAAATTGCACGTACCGTACAAAATTGGCCGGCCAATCGCAAATGGATACCAGAAATTCAACGCCTGGACTGGGCACGTGATCATCATCATTATGATCTACTCACAGCAGCCAAACTCACACAAGATATCTGTAATCTACTAACATTATAGCTGAGCCCATTCTCTCCCAAGATTTGCTAAATATTGGCAAACAATAACAAGGGAGCTAGCATGGAGCTGACACTCAATCAACTCAAAGAAATGGTACACGGCATACCCTATGCCGACAACTGGCACAGCGCACTCAAGCAACTGCTGCCAGACTATGGAATCAATACCCCCAAGCGTATAGCAGCATTTGTTGCACAGTGTGCACACGAGTCGGGTGGATTTAGATTTGTCACAGAAAATCTAAACTACAAAGCAGAAAGTCTCATGAAGACTTTCCCCAAGTATTTTCACACACGTGAACTCGCAGATGCCTATGCTAAAAAGCCAGAAAAGATTGCCAATAGAATCTATGCCAGTCGCATGGGCAACGGCGATGAAGCTTCGGGTGATGGCTTTAGATATCGTGGCCGCGGACTGATACAACTCACAGGCAAAGAAAACTATTCCTGGTTTGCTGCGTCATTGGAAATCTCACCAGAAGAAGCTGCTGAATACATGGCCACTTTTGAAGGCGCTGCTCAAAGTGCCTGTTGGTTCTGGGAAACCAACAATCTAAACAAAGAAGCCGACGCAAATGATATCAAGACCATGACTCGCAAGATCAACGGCGGATTTATTGGCCTTGATGATAGAATCAAACACTACAATCATGCCTTGCATGTACTAGGAGCATAACATGGCCAAAATCAAACAAAGCGCAACACAACTCGCACATGAATCCACTCACAAGCGTACCAGCCAAGGTGGACGCAAGATCAAGACTTCCAGCATGAACAAGGCTCAGCGTCGCAGTTATAAAAAGAACCGTGGACAAGGACGCTAGTATGAAATATCTAGCACTTTTGATCTTGCCGTTATTAATGGCCTGTGAAGAACGCTATCGTTATCCTTGCCAAGATCCAGACAACTGGGAATTAAAACAGTGCAAAAAGCCCTATTGTGTGGCCAATGGCACCTGCCCAGAAGATCTATTAAAATACAATGTTGACGGACAGAATTCGTCAGCAACGCCGGCACCGTCGGCCCCGGCAGCACCCGCAGAGGTTGCACCTAAAGGAGATTGCAAATGATTAAAGACATGTGGGAAGGACCTAGATACACCACAGACGAATTAAATGCTAGGTTGAAATTCTTTATTGGTATTATTCTTGGACTTACCTTGTTTGGTATTGTGTTTGTGGTACTGTACAGTTTGATATTTGTCACACAGCCTACAAATAAAATTTCACCAGTTGACAGTAAATTCTTTGAATTAATTATTCCCATTGCAACATTTTTGACCGGCACACTGTCAGGCATCATGTTGGCAGGAGAAGACAAAGATCTGCGTGCCAAGGCCTTGGAATCTGCAAACAAACCCTATGTGCCACCTCCAGCCCCTGCACCTGAACCTGCACCTCGTGCCACAGCACCAGCTGCATTCACTGCGCCAGCCATGCCTTCTTTAAGTGACTTTGTACCACAGGTCACAGCAGGATTTGGTGGTAAACCGGCTCCTACTGAGCCACCGCATCCGGAGCGATAAATGCGATTTCTCATAGCCATGCTCACGGCTGAAGAGGAAAAGAACCCCAGCAGCAAACGAGTGATCACGCTCTTGGCCTTTTTGCTGCTGGCCACCATTGTGATTTCCGAACTATTTCTAGGACTCACAGTGAGTGCAGCCACACTAGAGTCCATTACCTATATTGTGCTGGGTGGTCTGGGTTTTACCGCAGCTGAAAAATTCCGATTCACTCGCTCGGAAAAAAATACAGAATAAAAAAACTATACTATAAGTACCAGACCGGCAATGCCGTTAACCTATAGGAGATCGTATGGCAACTCGTAAAACCGCTGCCCCAGCTAAACCCGCAAAGGCCGCTGCAAAAAAACCCGCAGTGAAAAAGCCCACTGCAAAAAGCACTGTGGCAAAGAAACCTGTACCAAAAGTGAAAGCAAAAACCCGTGTGGTAGAAGCTGTGCAAGAGCAAGAACTTGAATTCAAACCGGTAAGCTCATTCATGAGCATGCATGCAGCCATGGACCCAGAAGCACAAGCAGTTATGATCGCTGAACAAACCAAGCGTGCGTTTGACGTAGAAGCCTATGTGCAATTCAACGTGGCTCAAACACAGGTAGCACGTAGTATTGTAGAAGAAAACGTCACTGACGCCATGCAATCCTGGGCTATCAATGCTGGCGGCAACAGAGAAATGATCATGCGTACCACAGACGATGTGTATCGCAATCGTTTGATGCAGTTGAACATGCTGCGTCCAGACACACCAGAACAAGCAGCTTTCCAAGAAAGCATGATCAACAAGACCAAATTGGAATACCTACAACACCGTAACACAATGAATCGTCGCATGATCGAGATCGCACAAGAAATGGCCACTGCTATTAAAAACATTGGTGCAGCTTCGGAAAAATTCTATCATGCTAACGAAGAAATGGCAGCGTTTATTTCTGACGTGGCTGATGAAAATGCACAGTGGTTGGACGGCGAACTGCGTGACATGATGCGTGAGGCATCCAACATTACAAATGATCAGCGTATTCAACAGACCATGGAAGTGAGCCAACTGTTGGCCAAGGATGCTCAGGCCAATCGTGTGCGTATTAAAGAAGTGGCTGAATTTGCACAGGGTCTAGGCGACAGCTTGCAAGAACTGCAGGAAAATGGTAATGAACTGCGCGAAGAAGTGATTACTCTACGTGAAAGCATTGATGCTAACCAGCGTCGTGTGGCCGATACTATTGTAGGCAAGCGTAAATAATGTATGACTGCGATCCTGTTTAGAACTGATGTGTACTTTGGATTTACTAAACAGGCTAGAAATAGACTACGTAAAACCAAAATTCTAAACCGGCTTCGCAGTATACAAAGATGGCATCCCACGTTGGACTTTGATGTTGAGCGTGGGATTGATTTTATTAAAGTTAGTTTTGCACAACCAAGGGATTTGACCATGTTTAATCTGCTTTGGCCGCATGACTATCCCTCTTGGGAGCAGATAGATGATATTTCCGGACATGCCCCGGCGAACACTACGCTGGGCACAAACTAAAGCACAACCAGCACAGACACTGGAATTTTCAGCTGAGGCCACTGACCAGGTGGAAACACACTCTCACATCCAGGAAGAAACAGCACAGGCCTGGTTTGATCGCAAGTTTCCGGAACAAAAAATCAAAGTCATAGAACCAGCTGTGTGGCCTGAATTTTCCGAGGATCCTAGAGGCTATATAGAGTTTGTGATACTCTGTGTGGGTCTTGTGTGTTGGGCCGCGTACTGGTATCAGTTTCAATAAATATTTCAAAGGAGACCAACATGAAATCAATCATAACTTTTGTTGCTGCTGTGTGCTTGAGCACTGTGGCCTTGGCAGGTGATGCAGCACCCGAAACCAAAAAAGTCTGTGTGAAAACCACAGATGCCAAAACCAAGAAAGAAATTGAAAAGTGCCGCGACGTGAAGATACATAAAAAACTCGAGGGCACAGAAATTCCTAGCAAGAAATAATCTAGGAAAAATTCAAGGCCCCCAGGGCCTTTTTTAATGACTCATTACCAAACACTAGGCGTCAACAAGGACGCCAGCCCAGAAGATATCAAACGAGCTTTTCGCAAATTGGCCATGCAGCATCACCCGGATCGTGGCGGTGATGAAACACGCTTTAAAGAAATTCAAGCGGCCTATGATGTGCTAGGAGACCCTGCACGACGTGCAGAATATGACAACCCAAGACCCAATGGCTTTAGATTTCAAGCTGGTCCGGGTTTTGCCGCAGGTCCAGGTGGTTTTGACTTTGATCAAATATTCAGCATGTTTGGTGCTGACATGGGCAGACGCAACAGCCGACCACAGGTGCGCATGAGTTTATGGATAACGCTGCGTGATGTGGTTCAAGGCGGCAAGCGCACTCTCAACGTTTCCACGTCAGCGGGCAGCAGTCTAGTGGAGATTGAAATTCCCAACATGATTGATGATGGGCAGACTGTGCAGTACACAGGCATGGCTCCCAACGGTGCGGATCTTTTGGTACAGTTTCGTGTGAAACCAGATTCCACCTGGCAAAGACAAGGTGCCACACTGCTACTGGATCATCCGGTGAGCATTTGGACACTGTTATTAGGCGGTGAAATTACAATTGTGACCTTGACCGATCAACGACTCACAGTGCGTGTGCCTGCGCACACCCGACCCGGTACCATGCTGCGAGTACGCGGCTTTGGCTTACGTGACTCACAGGGTCGTGCTGGAGACCTAATGGTGCGAGCACAGGCTCAGTTACCCGAATCAGTATCACCAGAATTAATGGCTGCTATTCAACAAGAAGTTGGTGGCTAAGTATTTTTACACCAAAACCATTGATCACTAAACTCAATTTGTATATAATACAAGAAACTACCAAGGAACCCAATGACTCCCAATCCTGATATTGAAAAAATCGTTGACCATGCGATCCAGATGGCCAAGAAACGCAAGAACGCTTATATCACTGTGGAACATGTGCTATTGGCCATGGTGATGTATCCCAATTTTCGCAAGATCCTGGAACGCTTTGGCACTGATGTGGTGAGCCTGCAAAGTGATCTGGAGGCTTATATTGATGCACAAAAAAATGTGGCCAGAAATTCCACGGATCAACCCAAGAAAACTCACGCACTGGAACGCTTGTTCAATCGAGCTCTTACTTCTGTAATGCTCACAGGTAGACGTCAAACCAACGTGATTGACATATATCTTTCCATCATGATGGAAACCAATTCACATGCTCAATATTTCTTGCTCAAACACGGCGTGAGCAAACAGGAATTCATTGAACACTATAACAAAACACAGGTTAGAGACGAAAGCAAACTCACTTCTGAGCAAGCAGCCGAAGTGTTGAATGAGTATTGCATGAATCTAACTGAAATGGCCAATCGCAATCAACTGGAGCCCATGATCGGAAGAGATCGTGAGCTTGACGAAATGATCACAGTGCTGGCCAAACGATTCAAGAGCAACGTGCTCATGGTTGGTGACCCGGGCGTGGGCAAAACTGCAATTGTAGAAGGACTTGCACAGGAAATGGCAGCCAATCGTGTGCCAGAGTTTCTCAAGGATCACGAGCTGTTCAGTTTGGAAGTTGGCAGTTTGTTGGCAGGATCAAAGTATCGCGGTGAGTTTGAAGAAAAGTTCAAGCTGGTCATGGCCGCATTGGAAACCAAAAAGAAATGCGTGTTGTTCATTGATGAAGCTCACACCATGCGTGGTGCGGGCAGTTCCGGAAGCAGCACACTGGACATGGCCAACATGCTCAAGCCAGCTATTACCAAGGGCAATCTCAAGGTTGTGGCTTCCACTACCTGGGAAGAGTTTTACGAAAGCTTTGAAAAAGATCGTGCGCTCATGCGTCGTTTCTATAGACTGGCCGTGGACGAGCCCACCACTGAAGTAACCGAACAGATTCTCATAGGTCTTAGCCCAAGATTGGAAAAATTCCACAATGTGGAAATTTCCACTGCGGCCATAACCACTGCGGTTGAACTGGCAGACCGTTATATCCATGACAAAAAGAATCCAGACAAAAGCATTGATCTCATAGACGCTGCGTGTGCTCGTGAGCGTGTGCGTGATGCTGGCACAGTGGAAATCACAGCAGACATGATTCAAGCACAGTTGAGCAAGGTCAGTGGTGTGCCTGTGGACAAGCTGAAATCAGAATCCAGTCAAAACATCGTGACACTGGAAAGCAATGTCAAGAGCGCATTGTATGGTCAGGACTCTGCTGTGGATTCTGTGCTGGAACGAATCTATATCAATTTTGCAGGCATTGCCAAGGCAGGCCGTCCCATTGCCAGCTTCTTGTTCCTTGGTCCAACTGGAACAGGCAAAACCGAACTGGCCAAACTGTTGAGCCAAAATCTTGACATGAAACTGCTGCGCTATGACATGAGTGAATATCAAGAGCGTCATACAGTGAGCAGTTTGATTGGCGCACCCCCTGGTTATGTGGGCTTTGAAGATGGCAACGTGGGCGGCGGCAAGCTGATCAGTGATCTAAACAAGAATCCATTTGCCATACTGTTGTTTGACGAAATTGAAAAAGCTCATCCAGACGTGATCAATATCATGCTACAATTGCTAGACGAAGGACGCATCACTTCCAGCAATGGTAAAACCGTGGACTGCAAGAACACCATTGTGATCATGACCAGTAATCTAGGCTCGCGTGACAATGAAAACAACAACATAGGTTTTGGCGTTGATCTTGAACGCACAGGCGAAGAAGATCGTGCACTGCGTGAATTCTTCCGTCCAGAGCTGCGCAATCGTATTGATCAAATCTGCAAGTTCAACAAGCTGGATACCCTGGCTATCAAGAAGATCGTGGTGAAATTCGTAGACGAGCTGCGCAGCAGTCTAGTGAAACACAACATTAGAATCACACTGAGTGAACCAGCTGTGGAACATCTAGCAGCCAAGGGCTATGACAGCAAGATGGGTGCACGACCCTTGAGCCGCAAGATTGACGAACTGGTGCGGGTGCCACTGAGCCGACGCATACTGTTTGAACAGTTGAAAGACTGCCAGATCAATATTGATTATGATCAAGAAATCACTTTTGATGTGCAGCCACTACAGACTCATAGGGTGGAGCCTGATGGTTTAATTGTGCTAGATGGTGGTTTAGCCAACTAAATATTCAACTATGGCAACCATACTTGAAGAAAACATCGTAATCAAAGTGTCTAAACTGGTCAAATCAAACAACTCCAGCGATACACTGGTCACCGAAGACACTGTACAAGCTCTTGAAGCAGTGGCACAAGAGCTGCTGGGTGATTCAGTGATCGTTGAAGTTGAAAAAGCCTGATCTTTTAGATGTCAAAAATCACATTCAGCTGTGATATTCATGGCCCTGCTGCCGCTGCACCCATGCGTTTGGAAATCCTGTGCGACGGCACCACTGCTGCTGTGTATGATCCAGTGAGCATTCATGATTTCACGTATGAATTTCCAGACTCAGTTCAGCCTGAATCTCACAGCATACAGTTTGTGCTCAGTGGTAAAACTCACGATCACACCCAGGTGGATGAAGAGGGCAATATCACGGAAGATCACCTGGTCAGCATCAAAAACAAACAGTTTGAATGCATAGACGTTGATTATGCGTTTGACAGTGCTGCTGTGTACAGTCATGATTTTAACGGTACTGCTGATGCCGTGGAAGACACCTTTTGTGGCATCATGGGCTGCAATGGCCGTGTGCGTTTTGAATTCACTACCCCAATCTACATCTGGATGCTAGAAAACCTTTAGCATAAATATTTGATCATGCAAACACTAGTGATCTATCCAGGCCGATTTCATCCGTTCCACCGTGGGCACCTTGCCAGTTATCAATGGTTAACCAAGCGATTTGGTGAAGACAATGTGTTTGTAGCCACGTCAGACAAACAAGAGCCCGGAACCAGCCCGTTCAGTTTTGGTGACAAACAGCTGATGATGACTCAACTGGGAATACCAGCTAGTCATGTGGTACAGGTTCGCAATCCCTATCAAGCGCAGGAAATCACCAAAGACTTTGATCCTGAAAACACTGTGCTGGTGTTTGCGCTCAGTGACAAAGATGCAGAGCGTATCAGTTTCAAACCCAAGCGTGATGGTTCACCCAGTTATCTGCAGCCCTTCCCCGAGGGAGGTAAAGGTCTGCGTCCCATGAAACAGCATGGTTATGCACTGTTGACTCCGCGTGTGGACTTCAAGGTGCAGGGCGTGAATGCGGACAGCGCCAGTCAAATACGTGACCTATACAGCAAGAGCAATGACGCAGGCCGTGATCAAATACTAGCAGACCTTTATGGACAGCCAGACGGCAACCTGCGCAAGATTTTTGATTTGAGATTGAACAAAGTTGATGAAAACGAGATCATGAATGAAACTGTGCTGATAAATGATCCTGAGTCAGGAATTCAGTTGCGTCCCGCAGGAGGCATGGGCACATATTCTGTGCAGAGTCTGCATCAAGAAATCGCAAGAAAAATTGCAGACCTGAGTCGTTTGGTTGAGACCAATCAGTATCGTGCGCTGTATCAAGTGATATACGATCGTGGCGTTTTAAAGTCCATGATTCAGGCCATGGCAGACTTGGAAAAATTCCGTGAACGTCAAGGACGTAGACCTGTGGCACGTGGCAAAGAAATGGATATCACAGCTGACTATCTTGAAGAACGCGACCTAGAAGAAGATCTACGCAAATGGTTCAAAGAAAAATGGGTGCGATTTGGTCCTGATGGTAAAATCCGCGGCGACTGTGCTAGAGGCGACGATTCAGAAGGCAAACCAAAATGCCTGCCACAGAGCAAGGCGCAGGCATTGGGCAAAAAAGGTCGTGCAAGTGCAGCAGCTAGAAAGCGCAGAGAAGATCCCAATCCTGAACGCAGTGGTAAAGCCATCAACGTTAACACCAAAAAGAAAACAGACGAAGCTCAGCTGGATGAACGCTGCTGGGACACTCACAAACAGGTGGGCATGAAGAAAAAAGGCGACCGCATGGTGCCTAACTGTGTGCCCAAGGAAAGCGTTGAAGAAACACACCAACAATGTCCAGAATGCGGTGGTGCCCTGTATGAAATCAGTCTCATGAATGAAAAGCAAGATGCTTGCTACTACAAGGTAAAAAGTCGTTACAAGGTTTGGCCATCTGCCTATGCATCGGGCGCATTGGTACAGTGTCGCAAAAAAGGTGCCAAGAATTGGGGTAACAAAAAAGAAAGCGTGGATTCAGATCAACTGGATGAAAAATGGAGCGAGCAATACAAGCGCTCTATTAACTGTGCCAATCCCAAAGGCTTTAGTCAACGTGCACACTGCCAAGGCCGTAAAAAGAACGAAAGCGTACAAGAATCTCTGCACAAACTAAAACAGTTACTGGCAGAAGTCAAAAACAAGAAAGTCTAACCATGAGATACCAAGATTTTAACACAAGATCACTGTTAAAAGAAAGTGATGAAAACATTGAAGTAAGGCTGGATGGACAAGTGGTTCCTGGTCCTTATAACGACATTGATCATGCTAGAAACAAGGCATCTAAACTGGTTAGTTATCAAAAAGGCAAGATTGGTGAGGTCTATGTAAACGGCAAATTAAAAATGCGCATGCAATTAAATCAGCCTCGTGAGTACTTTGATGAACAGCAACTAGGCAACAATAGATTTAGTGATTATGATCAGTGGCGTGATCAAGTTTCTGCTCAAGGCGGAACTGTACACCCACAGAAGGATAGAGTTCGTTTGGTGGCACAAAGCTGGGACGGTGATGTCATTGGTGAATTTAATTTACGAACCAATCAAGGTTGGTTTGGTACGCAAGGTGTGGCGGAAGGCAAAGGTGATTTTGCACAAGCCATTGAAAATCTACACGGCTGGTACGAAGAAGAATCAGGTAATCCCAACATAAGAGTTTGGGAGTTTGATGACCGTGAAGGCGGTTACTATGCTCAAGGAACAGTCTATTACGATGTAACGACTGGTCGTGTGAAAATAAAGTTTGAAGACCGAGACGGGTATCACGGTGGTGATATAAACGACACTTTCAATTCCATTGGTGATGCTATGAAAGTGTTGAAGAATATCACAGTGCAGATTAGACCAAACACCGGCAAAGCACAAAATTTTGATAAACTTGGTGGGAGAACTGTTGCAGGGCCAGATGATCTATATAAAACTGATCGTACAGGACGGAAAGGCACCTTGAATAAGAGTCGCATGGATGCTATGAAAGCATCTAGTCCATATCGTAAGACAGGCCCCGAAGGTCAATTACCAGAGTCTAGTGTAGCGGAAGGCTTTGATGAGTTAGATGCTTATATCAAGTCTAAAAACGCACCAAAGCCAAGAGGCGGTGCTGGTGTCAAACAAGGCGTATATGGCACTCCGGAACGAAAACGCGGTCGTGGCCGTGGTCCTATAGGCGGTTCTGGGTCAGCTACTCCATCTAATAGAGATTTTAGTAGACCTCATAGCATACCTCGAGCCACTCCCCGGGGCATTGATGATTATGATGCAAATTATCGTAGAGAACTAGATGAAGCTGGTGGGCTGCCTCCTAATGTTTTAGACTTAATCAAGAAAATTGCACAAAGCACTGCTGCACCTGAACATAAAACAGCCATGATCAATTCCTTGATTGCCAAGCATGCATCCGATCAAGGACCAAACAAGCACAAAGTCAAAACGCAAGAAGGGTTGATGCCAGGAGAATATTACACATACCAGGTGACCTTTGATGATGGTAGCACTGATACCATCAATGTAAGAAGTGATGAATTTGATTTTAGATCCCATTACGCGAAAAAAGGCAAAACAGTAACTCGAGTGGTGCAACAAGGTGGTATTCAAGGATCCGGATTTGGTGGTACGACTAATGATCCTTATGCTGACTCAAGAGAACGTCAAGACCGTACATCCAGAGCCATGCGACAGTATGATCGTAAACTGGCAGAAGTTGCTCAAAAGCTGCGAGCCAAATACCTGAGCAAATAATTTACAGTCCTCTAGTACACGGTTAAATATCTTAACTTTTTACCTGAGAGGAATTTATGGTTTACGAAAAAATGTATGAGAGTAATGATGTGGTTGAAGCCGAAGTTACTACTCCTGCTCCTGTTCCTGCAGAAGCTCCTGCAGCAGATAACAACACACAACAAATACAAGTCAACGTAGATTATCTACGCACCACAAGAGTACACATCTGCATGCCCTGCTATGGTGGCATGCTGACTGAACAAACTTTCATGAGTTTTGTAAAATGGGGCAACGCTTGCCGTCAATTGGGCATTGACTGGACCGTGGAAACCATGACCAACGAAAGCTTGATCAGCCGTGCTCGCAACACTCTAGTGGCCAAATTCCTCAGCAACCCTGAAAGCACTCATTTGATGTTTATTGATGCTGACATTGGTTGGGAACCTTGGCACCTGCTGGCACTGTTAAATCATGACAAGGACGTGGTGGGAGGTCTGTATCCCATGAAGACTATTCCTGTAAAATGGTGCGTTAACGGCATTCCTGGAGCGCCGGACAATGATCCAAACGGTTTGTTAGAAGTCACCAAGACCGGCACCGGCTTCATGTTGATCAAGCGTGAGGTATTTGAAAAACTCAAGGCACATCCAGCTGTGAAATCTTTTGCAAATGACATTGGTCTTGACTCTAGTCTTGACAAGGACATGAAAACCTATTTTGATACTGCTGTGCGTGAAAATCGTTACTACAGCGAGGATTGGACTTTCTGTGAAAACTGGCGTGATCTAGGTGGTCAAGTGTTTGTAGACAAGCGCATTTTACTGCGTCACGTGGGCACACACACCTTTGATTTTGGCACACAGGAAAACATGTATCGTGAACTGCACAAGGTAGCACAGGCCAATGGAAAAGCTCTTGCACCCGACAGCGATCTCTCTCAGCCTGCACCAGTAACAGTGGTTAGTGGCCCAGAGCCTGCACCAGTCAAGGCTAGAGTATTAAGCAGCAGTGAAAATCAACTAGAAGCCGCGCCTGCTGCCTAAGCAATAAATACAGTTCATATGCATATCGATGAACTGGAAAACTATAATTTAGCCGACGCTGTTAGATTTCACGATCGGCTTAATCCTGGACTTTGGGGCAAAGATGAAAATCTGCGCCCCGAAGTGCGCGACGCTCTGTTGCGCATTGCTGATGACTTTAGAGAATTTCTGGGTGTTAAAAATCTAGAAGTCAAAGACATCACTATATCAGGCAGCAATGCTGCTTTCAATTACACTCCCAACAGCGACATAGATCTACACCTTGTGGTGGACATTCCTGAACTGTCAGATGAAGTGTATCGTGAACTGTTCAACGCCAAAAAGTACCAATACAACGACCAGCATGATCTTCGTGTGCGAGGCTCAGATGTAGAGCTGTATGTGCAGCCCGCTGGAGATACACATGTGAGTCAAGGCATCTACAGTATTCTACAAAATAAATGGCTGTCAGTGCCGCGTCGCAAACGTGCTGACATTGACGACCAATCTGTACAGCACAAAGCCGAAGATCTAGAAGCCAGAATTGAGCAGGCCATTGCTTCTCGAGAACGCGAGACCATGGATCGTCTTTGGCAAAAAATCAAAGACATGCGCAAAGCAGGCCTGGAGCAGAAGGGTGAATTCAGCACAGAAAATCTTGTGTTCAAACTGCTGAGAGTTAACGGCGTAATAGAAAAATTACAAACAGCCCGACAGCAGGCCAAGGATGATGAACTCAGCTTGGTAGAACGCAAGCGTAAAAAATCACGTCGCCGTTATGCCTATGGCGGTTATTGGTATCCTGGTTTTGGATATTACGGCGGCAGTGGAGAGTCTGGCAGCGACAGCGGTGGTGGAGATGGCGGTGGCGGTGAAAGTGTTCGCGAAGACGTGGGCAGCAGTTGGGATGGCGTAAGTCCAACCACTAGAATGTTCACTAGTGAAGACAACAAAACGGACATTCGCAGTACCATAGCTGATTTCGCCAAGTTCTGTGCTCGACAGTTGGGCATGAAACGCTTGCCAAAAATACGCACACATTCCGATTCCAGCTGGAGCAAGAATTCCAACAGCTTTGGGCAATATGATCACACGACCAAGACTCTGCACATCAGTGTGGTGGATCGACATATCATTGATATCCTGCGAACACTTGCACATGAACTAGTGCATGCTGCTCAAGATCAGACCAGTCCGTTGCCTCCTGATGCAGGCAAAACCGGAAGCAAATGGGAAAACGAAGCCAATGCCAAGGCTGGTGAAATCATGCGGCATTGGAACAAACAGAATCCTCACATGTTTGATCCGGATCTGGGCGAAGACTATGATCCCAATGCAACTCCACCAGGACCTGAATCCAAACCCACAATGCCAGCAGGCACTGTTAAAGTGGACGTGAGTGATGTGTACGACTGGTACAAACTGGGACAGCACATTAGCAACATGAAAGGCCTTGGCAAACATGATTTTGGCAAAGGCCCACCCAGTGCCATTATCAGTTTTGGCGACGAAGACACCGAACATGAATACATCAAGGATTTAGAAAAAACTGGCCTATCAACCACTGACATTGATCCTGTTGATCCTAAACAACCTAAAAACATTCCTCGCCAAAAGGTTGATCCCACTTACAATGTAGATGAAGATTGGAAGTCAGCACTGGGCACCGCGGCTGCTGCGGCTTGCATAGCAGGCACACCAGGTTGTGCCACTACTGATTCTCCTACCACTGATGTGCTACGTGGAGTACAGACCGTAGGACGCACAGCACAGTCAGTTAAAGACATGGGCCTAGGTGGCGCCAAGGAAGAATTAATCAATAGATTGAGAGACCGATTAAGAGGCGAGCCTAATGTAAGAGAAAGCTCAGGATATATCCCAACCAAACGGCAGGCCAAAGATCCAAGATTCAAAATGGCTCTCACTGTGGATATCAAACCAGGACAAATAGGTCAAGAAGCAAACAAATTAAATCTAGACGTGGACAGTCAAGGACATCCTCAGCTGCTCATGAAAAAACTCAATCGTTTGCTAGAATCAATTAAAGACGAAGAAGAACTAAACGAAGTAAACATGAGTCCCAGTAATCTCCGACAGATGGCCGCTAAAACTGGTGCCATAGCCGGCATGGAATTCGAAATGTATGTGCCCAATGCTGCCGAAGCCGACGAAGACTATGGAGAGGTTGAGCCAGACTATGACATGGACGAAAGTTTTCCAACTGGTCGTGGCTGGCAGAGAGAAGTCATGGACTTCTTTAGAGGCGGCGATTACGGTAACACTACCAGCACAATTCAACGTGCCCTTGACAGACTAGATGAAGATTACTGGGCATGGAAAGACGAAAACTTCCAGGAGTGGTCAGACGATAATTATAGCGTGTTCTTGGATTATCTCAAAAACGAACTTCCACAGGACGACGGTGAAAGTGACGAAGACTACCAGGAGCGTATTCTTACTGTGGCGAACGAAACTGGCGGTCCAGAACATGACCGTGCCATGGAACAGTTCCAAGAAGAATATCAAAGCGAAGATCAATGGGAAGATTTCTTAAGCGATAACGACATCGATACCATGTTGGACTTCGGCAATCAATTTAGTCTTGATTGGCCCTATGTGTTATATTCTGACAGCGGCGGTGGTAGTATAGACATCAACGACGTTGCCAGTGATTTCCAATCAGCCATTGGTCGCAGAGTTAAATCAGGTGGTTACCACAGTGGTGCTGGTAGTCAAACCGATAACTATCGTGTAGAAACAGACAGCAGTCTTAGTGATCCTGACAATCCCGAAGACGGCGGATTGGAATTTATTAGCCCGCCACTGCCCTTAGATGAGATGTTATCTGATCTAGACAAGGTGGTGAAATGGGCTGCTCGTAACGACTGTTACACCAACAGCACCACTGGTTTGCACATGAATGTGAGTGTTCCTGGTTTTGAACTCAGCAAACTTGACTATGTTAAGTTGGCCATATTCTTGGGCGATGAGTATGTGTTAGATCAATTTGGTCGTGCTGGTAATAGCTACTGTTCCAGTGCCATGGAAAACATTAAAAAGATCGCCCGCACCAATCCTGACAAAGTCAAGACCATGCTGCAACAGATGCAAGGCAATCTCAGTGCCATGGCATCAAAGATTGTACACACCGGCACCACAAACAAATACACCAGTATCAACACCAAAGATGGATACATTGAGTTTCGTAGCCCTGGGGGTGATTGGCTAGGGGAATATGCAGCTGATCCAGATAAGATTAAAAACACTCTACTGCGTTTTACAGTGGCACTAGACATTGCCATGAAACCCGAATTATATCGTCAAGAGTACATGAAGAAGTTGTACAAGACTCTATCTCTAGGCGAAAGTGATGACACTATTCAATTCTTTGCACGTTATGCAGCTGGAGAACTACCACAGTCAGCATTAAAGAGTTTCGTTAAGCAAGCACAACAACAGCGTAAATTGAAGAAACTTTCGCCTGACCAAGGTCCGTCTGATTCAGACTCTACAGCTACTCCTCTAGATTATCCAGCAGCGACAAGTAATACACCGGGTTCGTGGGCCATCATGAATCAAGCTACTCGCAATATGTTACAAGGTCTTGGTGGAACATTCATTTATGCCTCCCAAGCAGCAGCAGAGATAGCTCTGAGCAACAATATACGTCGTGCAGATATCCGTATCATAAACACCGACAATGGTCAGGTCTATGACATTGACGGAAGGCCTGCTAGATACAATACCGGTACACAATCACAAACTTCGAGCCGTGACCAAGAGTTTACTGGTACATGGGAAGTTGTAAGTAGATCCACTGACGAAGTTGTACACACCATAAGTGGCATAGGTAATGCTATTCAGGATGCAGAAAGATACGCCCAAAGATGGCAGGAGCAAACAGGATTTGATGATCCTATATATGTACGTCCACAGATGCGGCCAAGATCCACAGGTGGTGGTGGATTTGCCCGAGCACCGCATACCAGCATATATCAAGTGATTGATAATAGAGATGGACAAGTAATATTAGGCGGCGCAACACGAACTTTTGCATACACGGTTGAAATGACCAACATATACATTGGTACTCCCAGATATAACCTTACCCCTGAAGATATTAGAATCATTGATCTTAATACCAACACTGCCTATAAAATAGATGGTTCGCCTGCTAATACATCTGCACCAGCAGCACAAACAGAACAACTTTATAATGTTCAATGGACAGATGACTACGGACATCCACATGATATTAACACTAGAGCTCCTAATGCCAATGCTGCCATGGATCGTGTGCGTGCTGGATTGGCAGAAAGAGGATTAGGTGTTAGATCTATAGAAGCCAATCCAGTAGGTCGGGCAGGAGGCGAACCAACTAGCGGTGCCAACTATGAGATCATAGATCGTAGCGGTGGATCGGACCGAGTGGTGTTTAGATTTATCGCCAACACCGCCCAAGAAGCAATAGCAAAACTTAGCGATTGGGTACAGGGAACAGGAGAATATCAACCTGGTGACAGCAGTTGGCGCACGAGATATGCCGTTCGCCCTATAGAAGGCAGGCCCACTGACGGAACGCCGATTCCAGGATCTACACAGGATCGCATAAATCAAAGATTAGCTGGACAACAAGATCAAGCACGTGGTACAGAAAGCCTACCACCAGGTAATACTCGTTGGTTGATATTAGACCCGAATGATCGTGAAGTGTACAGTTTTGTACATCGTAGTAACCAAGGTGAGGCAAATGTATACGCCGCCAATTGGTTAAGACAACAAGGCCTACTGGGCAGCGGTGAATTTATGGTAGTACCAGCGAGATGAGAGCCTCCGAATTCACCACAGAAATGGCCGGTGTCATTAATGTTGGCATAAGCCAAGCCTTGTCACAAAAAGGATACAAATATCTAGGTGGTGGTATTGACAAACAAGCCTACCTGGAGCCAGGCACAGGACAGGTGTTGATTGTGTTTGGTTATCGTAAAGGTCAAAAAGATTTCAGCCCTGATCAACGTATGTTTATTAACTGGATCAACTATTGCAATAAAAATAAAAAAAATCCGCACCTGCCAAGATTTTCAGGATTTGAAAGTTTTAGATTTCAAGGTCAAAATTATATTCAAGCAAGGATGGAACCACTGCAAGAGTTACCTGACGAAATAGGATATCTAGTTGCTCATGTTGATGAAGTTATAAAGAAACGTAAAACAGATTACAAAAAAGAACTTCAAACAATAGCTCAGTATGCTATGCATACGTTCAACGATGAAGGCGGTGGTACGTGGTATGAGTTAAAAGACGCTGTAAAGCATTTAGGTGGTAAGCGAGCAGCAGCGAATTTACTAAACACAGTGTATGATGTCAAACGTTTTGGACGTAAGCAAGGATACTCAATTGATTTACATAAAGGAAATTACATGCGACGAGCCGACGGTACTATCGTTGTAAATGATCCTTTTGTGTTATGGTTAGGAGGGTTGCTAGATTGAGAGCTAAAGAATTTATAATTGAAGCGTTTGATCAACCCTATAACCTACGTTGGGAAAAAGGTGATCACGGCAATGACCACGATGCACTAGTTTTACTTCCTGATGGGGCATATCTTTCTATTATGTTCAATGAGGAAGGGGAAGATGAGTATTCTGTAGAGTTTTGGCGTGGACACAGTCAATCAGTCACTGGCGAAGGTGACGCACAAAGAATATTTGCCACTGTGTTAGCAGCAATAGCTGAATTTATTAAAAAGTATCATCCAAGGTCGTTATCATTTGAAGCAGCCAAAAAAGACGAATCGCAACAGTCAGACAGTCGTGCAAAATTATATGATAGATTAGTACAGCGTTATGCCAGTGCGTTAGGATATCGTGTTGATCGTTGGGAATCAGGACATGGCGTAAGTTATGAACTGACCAGCACGAATCCGGGTGTAGCGGAAGATTCCTTAAATGAATTTGCACCAACTCCCGACTTTGGTGATGGCGGTAAAGAAGATCCTGAGTCTTTCCCACTAACTGAATTTGCTGATATTATAGAGCAATATTTAGGTCGTGGATATACTAGAAAAGACGGCGAACGACCAGAGCAAGTTAGCGTAAAGTTTGAACCAAAAGACAAAACTCGAAACGGTGCAATACTTTATAGTCTAGTAGGTAAGCGAGGTGAATACCCTACTGTTAATATTCATTTGCTTGATTATGAACAAGGATTTGGCAGAGGTCGTAAAGCCGGTGTAGCGATCCCAAAAACTAGAGACAATGCACTTAAACTTGCAGAGTTAATTTTCAATGCACAATTAAACGAATTCCTAGACGACCGTGATGGTGATGATGGTGAAGGGATCAGCCAGATTGTTACTATTACTGATAGATTATTAAAGCAAGGTTATCAAGTAGACCTAGCAGTAATTGGTGCAATGGGCAGAGTTTATCGTGCAGACCTCGAGCAAACAGGATTTACTCCTAACGGTGCGTTAGCAATTAAGCGTAAGACAAGACATTTTCTTCGCCCTTTCAAAATTGACGACGATGACAAGTATGATTTTGAATTGGTAGGACCTCGACATTATAAGATTGTTGATACTTTTACTAAAAGTGACACGGAGTTAAAATGAGAGCCCTTGAATTCATCACGGAAATTGATCGTAGAGGATTCCTAGGAGCTTTGGGTGCTGGTGCTATGTCTGCTGCCGGGGTTCCCAGTGCACAAGCCCGCACGCCTGAAGTTAGTCCGCCTGCTCTGAGTGCAAACTTTGATGCTGAAATGCTGTTACATCGCACTGCAAAACAAGCCGGTATCCGTGGAGTTGAGTTGGCACAGTTTCTCGCACAGTGTTTTCACGAATCAGCTGGATTCAAACGCATGCACGAATATGCTAGTGGCAAAGAATACGAAGGACGCAGAGATCTAGGCAATGTTTATAAAGGTGATGGTGTGCGATACAAAGGCCGTGGCTTTATACAAATAACTGGTAGAGATAATTATCGCCGTGCCGGACAAGCCCTAGGACTACCACTGGAAGACCGACCCGAACTGGCCAGTAGACCTGACATAGCAGCAAAAATAGCTGTGTGGTACTGGGCCAGTCGTGTGAGGCCTGCGGTGAGCAATTTCAACGACACTCGTGCGGTAACACAGCGAATCAACCCCAAGTTAAATGGATTGGCAGATAGACACGAAAACTTCAAGGATTACATGAAGGTGTTCTCTGCTACAAGGACAAGATAATGAGAGCATCAGAATTCACGCAAGGCCATCGTCCGCATCTATATCTAGACATGGATGGAGTACAAGCTGATTTTTTCACAGCCTGGGCTAGACTGTTTGGCAAAGAGCAGTATAAAGAAATTGGTGATCGTGCTGCTCGTGAAGCCAGTATCGCTGACCTCAATAGTCGTGGTCCAGAATTTGTGGAAAAGTTTTTTGCCACCTTGCCAGTTTTACCAGGAGCACAACAACTGATCGCTTTTCTACGCGACAACAATATTCAGTACACAATTCTAAGTGCTCCATTACGCGGCAATGAAGACGCCAGCATACGTGGCAAACTCACATGGTTGAATCGTCATCATCCAGGCACCGCAGACTCTGCTATTTTTACTAATGAAAAACAACGCTATGCCACTGCCAATGGCAAAGCAAATGTGTTGGTTGATGATTTTAAAAAATATGTAAATGCCTGGCAGGCCGACGGCGGTATAGCTGTGCTGTACCGTTGGAACAATGCGTCTTCAGCTATAGAACAGTTGAAAAAGATCTACAACATCAACAGCGACACTGTTGATGAAGCCACTGTTGGCACGTTGTATAGTCCAAAAATTCTTGGCACTGCTACTGTTGGTAGTCTAGTAATACCTATTCATAAACATCTTTATGATCAAGCCGCAAGTCGCAACATTGAGATTAGCGCAGTTGAAAAAACACTGCGTCGTTTGTCTAAGGTGTCAAAGAAACTGAAAAAAGTTGAAACAGGCCAAAAAGTCTGGGTGTTTGATCCAAAGACTGATATATCACTTGGCATGTTGATGCTGGACAGTGGTGCGCTCATGCTCAACACTGTGATTCCCGGTGAGCCCCATGCTCACGGAGTAACTTCAGTGGTTAGACTTTATGAATTTGATCCTGGTGAAGACGGATTTGGTCCATTTAAATTATACGTGGGCGATCCATATCGCTCACATCTAATTGGAGAATTTCCCTCCTTGGGCCCGGCTATTCAAGAAGTTGAGATTATAATAGACACAGATCCAGATAGTGCAGACAATCAAATCTTTACAATTAAAGATGGCACTGGCGAAACTGTGTGGGAACGAGATCCAGCAGTGATGTACGACCAATGGCGTAGTGGTCGTAAAATGCAATTCAAAAAGCCCGATGATGGGGTAACAGAAAACTTTGCCGATGGTAAAAAGCCCGGACGCAAGGGATTAGCCAAGCGTGTTGGAGTTAATTGCAAACAGTCAATAAGTAAATTGAGAAGCATAGCCAGCAACAGCTCGGGTGAACGCCAGCGCATGGCACACTGGTGTGCAAACATGAAATCAGGACGAAAAAAATGAAGGCAAAAGAATTTATAAAATCCAAAACCAAAACAGAATCTGAAATGCCCTACCAAGATGCTGTGAAAGCCGGAGCCATGAGCACAGGCAGCATGGCCAAAAACATTGCACAGGATATTCAAGATTACTCTAATAGCCTTACTAAAAATCTTGATGCAATGGATCAAGAGATAAAAACTCAACGAGCTGCTTCCGCTTCCATACCCTCAAATGTTAATGTAACTTCAACCAAACCAGACGGCAGTTGGACCGGTCGTACACAGCCACCAACAACCAAGATTGGACCCATCAGTATCTCACGCGGTGCTGGCAATCCAGCAGCTGGTGGTGCGGTACCACCAGCATCCAATATGAAAAACGCCGCGGCTGTTATGAAAACAGGACAATTGAAATAATGTTACTGACTGATATTTTTGAAAATACCATTCAAAATTATGATCTGTGGCAGGCCACGATCAAGATCAGTCAACCAGGTTATCTTGGCAGAATCAATGTCACAGTGAGCGCACCCAGCGCAGCCGCAGCTCGCGCTCTAATCAAAGCACAGTACAATATCAAAACCCACGATATTGGCGCAGTAAAACGCCTGCCGCCAGGAAAGAAACTGATATAATGCGAGCTCGTGAATTCATTCGCAAACGTGCAAAACGCAAAGGCATACGCGAAGTAGACACAGGTCTTACCTGGCGTACATATCCATGTACCAAAGACTGCTCTGGCCATCAAGCTGGGGATACATGGGCACAAGCACGTGGCATTACAAATCCTGCCATGTGTCCTCCTGGTAATAGTAACAGCTGGTGGGAAGGCTGTAAAAGTGAAGCTGAAAAACGTCCCTATTAAATAACCGGATGAAACAAAACGTGTATCTCTACGCCCCAAATTTTGAAATGGGGCATGGCAATGTCACTTCGGTATGGCTACCCTACACAGTGGGCTGCATTTGGAGTTACGCCATGACTGATCCAAGACTTGCGGAAAATTTCCATTTGGCTGGTCTTGGCATCTTGCGTGATCCAGTGGACCAAGTGGTCAACAGTCTTGAAAATCCTGCTGTTTGTGGATTCAGCAATTACATTTGGAATGAAAATTATAATCTTGCGCTGAGTCAAGCTGTTAAAGATCGATTCCCTAACTGCGTGATTATTTTCGGCGGTCCTAATGTTCCCAATGAAGAAGAACCCCTAAGACAATGGCGCAAGGACAATCCCTGGATTGATGTGTCAATTCGCTATGAAGGTGAAATTGCATTTCGTACAGTGCTAAATGACATACTGGATCAGCGTGTGCGAAGAGACTATGCTGCACATAGAGTAGAAGACCTTGATGTACCCAGTCCCTATCTAATGGGCATGTTTGATCATTTGGTTGCAGATCCTGGTTTCGCCTATGCCATGACTATTGAAACCAATAGAGGCTGTCCTTTTCCCTGCACCTTTTGTGACTGGGGTAGTCTTACCTATGCCAAGATAAAGAAGTTTCCCTTGGAAAAAGTTTTTGCTGAAATAGAGTGGGCTGGTAAAAACAAAATTGAATTCATATCCTTGGCCGATGCTAACTTTGGTGTGTTTCCAGATAGAGATCGAGCCATTGCAGAATGTTTTATTCAAACCAAACAAAAATACGGATACCCTCAACAGATCAGTTGCACATGGTACAAAAACTCCAATGAAGTGATACTAGACATTGCAGAAGAACTCACTCGTCATGGTCTCAATCGTGGGCTAACTCTCAGTGTGCAAAGCATGCATGAACCCACGCTTGAAGCCATCAAACGCAAGAACATGAAACTGAACGATCAAAGTTCATTGTTTCATGCATGCAATCGCAAACACATTCCTTTCTATACTGAACTCATACTAGGCATGCCAGAAGAAACACTGGACAGTTGGCGACAAGGACATCTGGATCTAATAGAAATGGGTCAACATGGATGTGTGTTTGTGGCTCCGATTGAACTGCTGCGCAACGCTGAAATGACCAAACAGGTTGAACAGTATAAAATCAAAAGCACTGTGATATCAGATTATTGGACCTGCGCTCGTAGTGGCATTAATGAACAACAGCATGTGGCCACAGAAACCAGTACCATGACAGCCACAGACATGGTAGATGCCATGGTGTTTTCTTGGCTGATTATCACGTTTCATCATCACGGATGGACAGAGTTATATGCTCGTTATCTGCGCAAGCGCGGATTCACTTACAAACACATCTATGAACACTTTGAACAGTGGTTGAACTCAGACAATTTCTTTAAGCCAAAGCTAGAAGCTTTTAGAAACACAGTGAATGATTTTTATCAACATGGTCGCAGTATTGAATATTATGCTTTATGGGACACAGTGAAAGACATGTATAGGCATCGCGATCTATACCTTGACAAGCTGGCCACATGGTTTAGCAGCATTTGTGAGGATCAAAATCAACAAGAAGTGATTGAGCTACAGCGATACTGGGTAATTGATCCATATGGGCCACCAGTGACCACAGTCACACTGGCCAGCAATTTGATTGATTGGATCATAGATCAAGAACCCGTGATAACACAGGCTCCAGTTTCATGCGAGTTTTCATCAGGACAAACAGAATCTTGGGCGGACATCGAAGAGTTTGTGAGTTTTGTGGTTCTGCGTAGAAAAGAAGGATTTGGCAAGGCCACAATTGCTCTTACACCCTTGGATATGTCAGCCGATTTTGAGCTAAATATAGCATGTCCAATGACATCGTTAAAATTGCCTGTAAGCTGAACTGCCACTGGGAGGGACTGTATCCTGCCTATCGTGCGTGGGTAAACAACGAGCTGTTTACTGAAAGAACCTGGATTTGGACTGACAATCTAATAGAAGAAATTTTCCAAATACAAGCTGTACCGGGCAAGTACCAAATTAAATTTGAACTGGTACAACCTTGTTTGGCTTCATTGGATGTGATATCTATTCAGGCTTTATATGGACCAGTTAGAGTCAAAAGCAACGGAATAATCTTGATAGGCTAATCATGAGAGCTTGGGAATTTATCAAAGAAGACATGTCTACCAGCAGTGCCAACATTGCAACTGTGAGCACAGGACTTGGGCACATGCCCATGGTATCAAGAATGAGCAGGCCGCCTGCGTCTTATAAATATGCAAATAGGCCAAAACCTAAACAAATTAAACGGAATAAAAATGCTAGCTGAATCTTTAAAGAAAGTTCTTGCCTCAAGTTATGCTTTTGTGATCAAAGCACAGTTTTTTCATTGGAATGTAGAAGGGCCTGATTTTGCCCAGTTGCATGAATTCTTTGGAGAAATCTACGAAGAAGTATATGGAAATAGCATAGACCGCACAGCAGAATTCATTAGAGTCCTTGATGACTACGCACCAGGTAGTTTTGAGCGATTTCAAGAACTTTCCCTAATCCAAGGTCAGATCAAGGTGCCAAGAGCTAGACTCATGATTGAAGAATTATATCAAGATTCTGATAAAATGCTTGAGATTCTAAACATGGCGTTTCAAGATGCTGAAGCTGAAAATCAACAGGGTATCATGGATTTCCTTGCTGGTAGAATTGACGCCATGGGCAAACATCGCTGGATGCTGCGCTCATTTTTAAAAGAGGCGCGAGCATGAACGACTTTTATCAAATACTAGCCCGACTTGATACCATTGCAGAAGGCAGTGTGACCTCAGCTGAGTTATCAAAAGATCTAAACAAACAACAGAAGTCTGTGCCTCAATTGCCTGCACTGTTCAAGCCTGCAAAAATATCAGTGCTAGGTGCCAAGACCGATCCTGATCACCCCATGCGAGGATATGCGGTGGGTGCAAGTGAAAGTGCAGATCCAGACATTGAAGAAGGCATCAAGTCAGCACTTGGTGCTGCTACTCTAGCAGCCGCCACAGCTTTAGGCAGCCCTTCATATGCAGCAGAACCTGTGGTCAAGCCCATAACCATTGCCTATGTAACCATTGATGGCGAAACACGCAAATATGATCTAGGTGATCGTTTTACCAATGCCAAAGAGGCAGAACAGTTTATCAGCGATGTGCTGGATAAAAAAGGCCTTAGTGGATACAGTCTAGATATCAAACATGGATATCCCAAAAAAACAGATGCTGTAAAAGAAACAGACAGTGTGCAGCAAATGATTGCAGCTGAAGACGTACTGGGCAAGATCCGTCGAGGACTACATGATTATCTCCGCAGTGTTGAAGACGAACTGGTTGGCCGCGATCGTTCATTAATTAGAAAAGCCAAGCAAGAATTACAAAAACCAGACATAGAAAAATTTTTGCCATTGAAAACCATAAACACCCCAGATGGCAAAGAAATTAGAATACACGGCAACGAAGATGATGGATTTAGAGTCAGTGTAAGTGAAAAAGTTTTGCCAACTGCTTTTGAAAGTTTAGAAGAGGCATCACTGGCTTGTGAAATGTATTGTTCACGACGTCGTGGTCAACAAGAACAAGCCAATCCAGACTACATGGATGAAGAATCCGGAATCAACAAGTTTATATGACCACCTTAGGACCGTAAGCTGTGGTCGCGGGCGGCTGCTGCCTGTGAACTAGAACCGCTACCTCTAGGTTCCAAAGTGAGCTTTTATAATAACAATAATAATGATTTATACAAGCTGGCTTGATAATGAATACTGGTATCATGTGGTCAACGATCATGGAGACTGTTTGATACACACTCGCAGTAGACAAATAGCCTACTTTGTAAATCATGTCAGTCGAGGCATACCTCGAGGACAGTTCCTAGCCATAGGTGGCGATAGACGTGATAAAAAGCGACCACTGCTACGTCATAAACGTTGACGTGTCCAACAACATCTGTAACCTCTAATAGGCTGTGTGACATCAACGTCATTTAAAAATCCTCTGTATGGTCTTGTGCGAGGTTTTGATCCCATGACACTATTGATCTTATCCGTGATAGATTCAAAGTGATCCAACCTAATATCAACAAACAGTCGTCCTCCCAACACAAGTGAATTAAAAATTCTTTCAGCATAGCTGTCAAACGGCACATGCCAGCACCAGCACCATGAACTGATAATCAAATCTAGGTCAGTGGGCCATTCAACTTCGGGAGTTTGAGTTTGAAATCTTGTGCGATCTAACCCTGTGTTTTTAATGCTTTTTTCTACCATGTGCCAGGAGTTGTAGAAGGGATGATTGTAACCGTGTTTTTCTATGCTGTCGGCGCGATGTGTATTAACATCACGATCAACCAACCAAAACTGTGCTTTTGGTTTGACCTGTGCCAGCACCATGTCTATAATAGCAGCACCGCAACCAAGATCTAGGATATTTGCCTGCTCTGGTATATCAAATGTGCCCACTGAATTCAGTGTGCTCCAATGCCATTGCCAATATAGCTTGAAATCATTTTCAAAGGTATTGCATGCTGATTCTGGTTGCATAAAATTACCAGTCTGAATTCGCATCAGCTGTTGGCTAATATCATCTAGGGGGAATTCAAGAGAAAATGTACCTTGCGGTAAATCCAGTGTGATCATTACCAAAATTGTTGACGAAACTGTGTGTTGAAGCTAAAATACTTATCTAGGAGGAATTATGAATCGATCATTCAGCGCAGAACAAAAAGCCAAACTCACTCAACTTATCAACGAAGGCATGCAGGTGATGTTTGAAGTTGAAACACTCAACGGCGGACTCAACGATACCATTAAAGCCATTGCCGAAGAACTCGAACTCAAGCCAGCAGTGCTTAAGAAAGCCATTAAAGTGGCACACAAAGCCGAGTTTGGCAAGGCTCAACAGGATCATGCTTTGCTTGAAGAAATCTTGACTTCAGTGGGCAAGACTTTGTGATAACACCCTTGGTGTTTAGCCAAACAATCAAACGTTTTGAGCACAAGCATTTTCAAGGACAGATTTGTCTAAGTCCATTCGTTAGTATCGAAGTCGATGTCAATGGTCATGTAAGACTATGTGGATGCCAACCATGGATGCCCACCACGATTGGCAATGTTTTTGAACAGTCTATACAGGAATTATTGGCGTCGCCATTGGCACAAGAAATTCGTCACAGTATTATTGATGGAAGCTATGTGTTTTGCGATGAAACCAAGTGTGGCATCATAGCCAACAATGCACTGAATTCACAAGACAATCTTCCCCCAGCAGTTGAATGGCAAACACAAGATGCCAGTCGTTGGCAACTGCCACATGAAATATTCATAGCTGGTGATTTAACCTGTAATCTCAGCTGTCCCAGTTGCCGCACTCATGTGATTGCCAGTAGCGATCAAGACATAGAGCGACAGAACCAACTGGGTGAATTGTTGAGATTGAATTTGTTTTCACATCCAACTACACAGTCAATTCGCTTGCATGTGAGCACCAGTGGCGAAATATTTGCCAGTGCTCGGTTGTTGGCCTTTGTGAGTTCAATATCAACCGCAGCATTTCCCAATCTAAGATTACACATTCAAACCAATGGTCTATTGATGCCTGCTCGTTGGAGTCGTTTGGGCGACATGTGCTCGCAGGTGGATAAAATCACAATCACAGTAGATGCAGCCAAAGCCGATACCTATGAAAAGCTGCGTCGCGGTGGCAGTTGGTCCGCCATGATACAAAGTCTGGCTTGGGCGAGAGACCACTGTGACCAAAACCAAATTCTTCTGCATCTACGCATGGTAGTACAAAATGACAACTGGTCACAGATGCAAGAATTCTATGATATGGCCATGCTATATAATGCTGATCAAGTGGAGTACAGTCGCATCAGTAACTGGGGCACGTTTACTGCACAACAGTTTGGTTCAGTGGATGTGTTTGATAAAAACCATGTTGACCATGCACAGGCATCAGCGTCTCTTGTGAATATTAGACAATTGCCAAAAGTGTTTGTATCTGGCGGTTTATGAGTGCATGTGATTTGACAGCAACAATCTTTTTCGTTATAATTGACCAATGAGCTACATTGACGCACTATTTGATCGTGATCACGATCGCATTCATGTTGTAGAGCGACGCAATGGAGAACGTCGATATCAAGAGTATCCAGCCAACTATGTTTTTTACTATGATGATCCTCGTGGTAAGTTTCAGAGCATATATGGCACTCCGGTTTCTAGGTTCTCTACACGGAGCAACAAGGAGTTTCGCAAGGAACTGCGTATTCAAAGCGGAAAACAATGTTATGAATCGGACATCAATCCGGTATTTCGTTGTCTAGAAGACAACTACAAAGGCCAAGACGCTCCAAAAATACATGCAGCGTTTTTTGACATCGAGGTGGACTTTGACCCAGAGCGTGGTTATAGTCGACCTGATGATCCATTCAACGCCATCACTTCAATCACTGTGTATCTAAGTTGGCTTGACCAACTGGTTACCATGGCCGTGCCTCCCCGAAGTATCAGCATGAGCACTGCTCAAGAACTAGTTGCTGATTTTCCAAACACTTTTCTATTTGCCACTGAAGCAGAAATGCTGGGCATGTTTTTGGATCTAATTGATGATGCAGATGTGCTAAGTGGCTGGAATTCAGAAGGCTATGATATCCCATACACTGTGCAGCGAATCACTCGAGTATTGAGCAAAGACGACACTAGGAAGTTTTGTCTTTGGGGGCAGTTGCCTAAACAAAGAACCTTTGAACGTTTTGGTGCAGAAGCTATAACTTTTGATCTAGTGGGCCGAGTGCACATGGATTACATGCAACTTTATAGGAAATACACTTATGAAGAAAGACACAGCTACAGTCTTGATGCCATACTTGAATATGAAGAACTCGAAGGCAAAACCAAATACGAAGGTACTTTGGACCAACTCTACAATCAAGACTTCAAAACATTCATCGAGTATAACCGACAAGATGTTAATGGACTGGCCTTGCTCGACAAAAAGCTCAAGTTCTTGGATCTAGCCAATACACTGGCACATGAAAACACAGTGTTGTTACCTACCACAATGGGTGCTGTGGCTGTGACTGAACAGGCAATCATCAATGAAGCCCACGAACGTGGCATGGTAGTTCCAAACCGACAGGAGAGACACAGTGATGACGACACACAAGCGGCAGGTGCCTATGTTGCTACGCCCAAAAAGGGACTTCACGAATGGATCGGTTCAATTGACATCAACAGTCTCTATCCGTCAGCAATCCGCGCTCTTAACATGGCGCCCGAAACCATTATTGGTCAGCTCAGACCCCACATGACCAATCGTTACATTCAAGAGCGCCAGGCTGCCAACATGAGCTTTGCAGCCTCCTGGGAAGGCCTGTTTGGCACACTTGAATACACTGCTGTTATGGAACAGCAACGAGGTACTGAAATCATTATTGATTGGCAATCTGGCGAAGAGTCCACACACTCGGCTGCTGAAGTATGGCGCATGATCTTTGATAGCAGACGTCCTTGGATGCTGAGTGCCAATGGCACTATCTTCACTTATGAAAAAGAAGGTGTGGTACCTGGCCTGCTCAAGCGTTGGTATGCTGAACGTAAGGAGATGCAGGCCAAGGCTAGAGAATATGAAGGAACAGATAATGGACAATTTGAATACTGGGACAAAAGGCAGCTCGTCAAGAAGATTAATCTTAATAGTTTGTATGGCGCTATTCTTAACCCCGGTTGTAGGTTTTTTGATAAGCGCATTGGTCAGTCTACTACTCTTACTGGACGAGCGATCGCGAAGCACATGGATGCATACGTCAACGAATGCCTCACAGGACGATACGACCACGTCGGAGAAGCCATAATCTATGGTGACACAGACTCCTGCTATTTCACAGCGTGGCCTGTGTTGAAAAAAGAAATAGAACAAGGTCGCATGGAATGGTCCAGCGATGTGTGTATTCAACTGTACAATGGCATTGCAGATCAAGTGAATGAAAGCTTTCCGGGATTCATGGAACAGGCGTTTCATGTGCCAAGAGAAATGGGCGCGGTGATTCGAGGTGGTCGTGAGCTTGTGGCTACCAAGGGTCTGTTTATTACAAAAAAACGCTATGCGGTATTGTACATAGACAAAGAAAACAAGCGAGTTGATGTTAACGGCAGGCCAGGCAAGGTCAAGGCCATGGGCTTGGATCTCAAGAGATCAGACACTCCCAAGGTAATTCAAGACTTTCTCAGCAACATTCTTAATGATGTGCTGCAAGGAGCTGATAAAGATGACATCATTGAAAAGATTCGCACGTTCAAATTTGAATTTGCCGAGCGGCCAGGTTGGGAAAAAGGTTCTCCCAAACGTGTGAACAATCTTACTAAATTTGTCAAAGCCGAGCAGCGAGAAGGCAGAGCCAACATGCCTGGACATGTGCGAGCAGCCATGAACTGGAATACCATGCGCAAGATGATGAGCGATAACTATTCCATGCAGATCATGGACGGACAAAAGGTGATTGTGTGCAAACTGAAAAACAATCCTTTGGATTGGACATCAATTGCCTATCCCACTGATGAACTGCATTTGCCACAGTGGTTTAAAGAATTGCCTTTTGATGACAATGCCATGGAATCAACTGTGATTGATGGCAAAGTGGACAACCTGCTGGGTGTACTGGATTGGGATTTGCTCAGCTCAACCAACACAACTAACACATTCCAAAGTTTATTTGATTTTTCATGAAACTAAGCGATCTGGTTCATTATAGAAATGTGCTAATGCAAAATCTCAGTCAGGAGTATCGCTGGCCATTGCAAAACTATTTTGATCTACAAATACGCAATCTAAGACAAACAGTGGTCATGCGGCAGGACTATGAACAGCCTTTAGAACAGTCTATGAGCCAGGTAGCACTGGCACTAGGTGAATTTGAACGCTGTGTATCTGACATACTCAAGGCCACTAACCAACGCATTGCTGAAATTGAACCAGAGTATTTTGCAAGAAGTTACACATGGTATCAGAATGAATCAAAATATGAAACTGTGGAGTATATTCTTGGTCGGCAACTGCAAGTGCCAGAAGAAGATTTTGAACCCTTGAAGTCACGTGTGAAAAATCTCACTGATTGGCGCTTTCCCTTGATGTGCATAAGACCTGGCAATGAAGATCATATCCAATGGTTGGTACCAAGTCATCCGCTGTACATTACAGACACCGATCAAAGATTACTCATGCCTGCGCTTGATCGGTTTAATAGCAAGTTTCAAAGGCATCTAAGATCCTATGTGATCAAGGAAGATCATGAACAACTGTTTGACTGGTTGCCCAATGAACAACTGGGAGTGATCTATTCCTATTATTTTTTTAACTTTAGACCGTTTGAAGTTATTAAAAAATATCTTACCGAACTTTTGCACAAGTTGAGACCAGGCGGTTCAATGATCTTTACCTTTAACAACTGTGATCTAGAAGGTGGAGTAAGACTTACTGAAAATGTTTTTTGCTGTTACACACCAGGCTCACTGTTGGAAAGACTGGTTGAAAGTCTAGGCTTCATTCATGTGGAGACCGTGAACACACCAAACGGTTTACACTGGATGCACATTAGAAAACCCGGCACCTTGACTACTTTACGGGCAGGACAGAATCTTGCAAAAATACTGCCCAAAGAACTTGAAAAATCTAAATAAAGTAGTTACAATATATCAAAGGAGATTTTATGAGAGACCATTTACTGGATTTAGTTGAACACACCCATGACCTCGGTTGCATTGACCTTGTGAAGATTGACGGCACTGACAAGGAAACCGTGATATTTGGATATGCAGAAAATAAAAACGTTGTGCTTGAAGGCAAGTTTCACAAACCAGTGTCAGAGTTCATTGGTCACTTTGGCATGCCCAATCTAAGCAAGTTAAAAATCTTGCTTAATCTTCCTGAATACAGAGAAAATGCCAAGTTGTCTATTACCAAGAAGGCCAATGGTGACCCCGATGGCGTGAGCTTTGAAAATCTCACTGGTGACTTTTACAATACCTATAGATTCATGAGCGCAGAAATTGTGAGTCAGCAGGTTAAAGACGTAAAGTTCAAGGGTGTGAACTGGGATGTAGAGTTTGAACCCACAGTGGCAAACATTCAAAGACTGCGCATGCAAATGAATGCCAACTCAGAAGAACCACTGTTTGAAGTTAAGGTTGACAAACAGAATCTAAAATTCCTGTTTGGAGATCACAGCACACATGCAGGCAACTTTGTGTTTCATCCTGATGTTACTGGCAATCTAAAACGAGCCTGGGCTTATCCAGCTGCTATATTTCAATCAATCATGAGCCTTAGTGGTGACAAGCGTGTGAAGTTTTCAGATGGTGGCGCTGCGGAAATTGTAGTAGACAGTGGTCTAGCTGTGTACAGTTACATCATGCCTGCACATCAAAAATGATCAAGTCAATTACATCAACTTCGCCACACATTACTGTTCATGGTGGCTATCCCGGCCCCATGTACATGAATAGTAGTCCAAATGCGCAAGGTGTAGGCAACGTTAGATACAACGTTGCGAATCAAAGAATGGAAGTGTACGATGGTGCGTCATGGTTGATGTTGCCTATTAATGATGTTAATATATCATTAAGCGCTGAAATAATTGAAACGTTGGAGTGGGCTAGATCCAAACGTGCACAAGAGAAACAGCTGGAAGAATTGGCCCAGGTCAATACAACTGTGAAAGATCTTGTTAACCAATTAAATGAAAAACAAGAACAAGTGCGCATGGTACAAATACTTTTAGAAAAAGAACGTAATGGATCAACTACCAGCTCAGCATGACCTAAGCGCAGCACAAAACGACTACGCTTTGTTTTTACCTGCGGTATCCAGTTTTTACAGCACCTATATTGGACGTCAACGTCATGAAAACTACATTGACGCCACACGCATGCCTGCTGGCATTCCTGACATGGAAATGATGAACTTTCTCAATGATCAGATGGGTCTGTTTCCATACAAATGGTGTTTGTATTCAGCAGGACATGCTGATCTAGATGTAAAGAAATTCAATCCCAAGGAAGACATGATTCGTGGCAGGGGCAAACACACTACAGTTCTAGCAGACTCCGGTGGATTCCAAATTGCCAAAGGAGTGTGGCCTGGACGTTGGGCTGACGCCACAGACAAAGCAGCTGAAAAGAAACGTGCGGCTGTGCTAGAATGGCAGTGTACCATTGCAGACTATGGCATGACCATGGACATACCCACATGGACCTATCTCAATCCCGAGTGGGCAGCCAAAGCAGGTATTGCCAGTTATGAAGATGCTGTGCTGGCCACAAGCTACAACAATGACTACTGGCTGGCCAATCGCTTTGGTGATACCAAGATTCTAAATGTGTTGCAAGGGTCAAATCATGCAGAAGCAGACTACTGGTACGACACATTCAAATCCTATTCGGATCCACACAAGCATAAAAATCATTTTAATGGTTGGGGCATGGGTGGACAGAACATGTGCGATGTGCACTTGATTCTCAAACGATTGGTTACACTCATACATGATGGACTATTAGAAAAAGGTGTACATGATTGGATGCACTTCTTGGGCACCTCCAAACTGGAATGGGCAGTGTTGCTCACAGCTATTCAAAGATCCATACGCCAGTATCACAACAGTAACTTTACTATTTCATTTGACTGTGCCAGTCCATTCCTGGCCACTGCAAATGGACAACTGTATCATACCATTGCCACTGAAAATCGAGACAAGTGGTCATATCGCATGAGCCCCACTGCTGATAACAAAAAGTATGCCACTGACTCGAGGCTGTTCCGTGATGCTGTGATACAAGATGGCATTCATCCACAGTTTGAGGATTCTCCAATCTCTGCTAGATTGAAAATATCAGATGTTTGCTATTACAAACCTGGCGACCTAAATAAAATAGGCAAAGAAGGCAAAACCAGTTGGGACAGTTTCAGTTATGCACTGCTGATGGGACACAATGTGTGGATGCACATTGAAGCAGTACAACGTGCCAATCGTGTGTTTGATTCTGGCACAGCCCCAGACATGCTGGTCCATCCAATGGATCCAGATTTTGATGTGGTCAAGGTAATTGATCGTGTGTTTGCTGCGCAAGATAGGCAAAAGAGTCTACAGATCATTGACGATCATGCTAGAGTCTGGGAACGGGTGATTGGCACAAGAGGATTCACAGGCAAACGTGCTGTAAATGCCAGCTCGATGTTTAGTGCTCTTTTTGAAGTTGCTGAAGAAACTGAAATCCAAGATGAGCTTGATCAGTCTCGGTTGGATGCACTAGAAGCCGAGTAAGTTGTTATTGACATCATAACCAACAGGTAGTACACTAGCAAGTGATCATTTCTATAGGAAGGTGTATGTATCAAACTCAAATCAAACAGTTAGAGCAGGAACACACAGATCTTGATAAAAAAATTGATACAGCGGAGAAAACCGGCATATACGAAGACATGCGATTGCAGGAAATGAAAAAACGTAGATTGTTGGTGCGTGATCAATTGCGAGATCTACGTCGTAAACAATTTGAACATGATCATGAACGAGTGAATTTTGACGATTATGAATAGACTTGGACACACTAATGCCAACTTTTTCATTGGCAACGAAGTAGAACACACTGCCATGCATGGCATGCGTACTCTGTTTGTGATTGGTTATCAAAGCACAGAAGCGGTGCAAGCAGCACTGGATGAAGAAAATGCCTATGTGGACTCAAGCAAGCACATCAAGCACATATTTTTTGGAGCAAATGACAGCTATCATCCCTTGACCACAGCTGATATTACTGGATGGGAAAATCTCATACTAACTTTTTTGGATCGTGGGTACTGGTGTAGTCTTGATATCCCATTTAAATTTGTAGAACAATTCAACGATGGCGGACTGTGTGAACGCACACGTTTCGTTCCCATAATCAAAGTGCCCATTCCATATGTGAAACTGTGGAACTACAATACCCATGTCAAGATAGACGATCGTGATTTTGCAGACACCAATCCCGGTGTTTGGGTGCACAGTCTGCACAGTCTCATGGACAGGTCCTGTTTTACCGATTGGGGCAAATATCAAGATGATCAATTAATCTAGGAGCACAACATGAAATGGTTTGATAAATGGTTTGTTCGAAAATGCAAATGGGCTTGGGAGAACAAACACCTAGCGTATGAGAGTGAGTATGCCACAAGTGACCTAATCAGTAAGTCAAGTGGAGTTGCAATATCAGATGACCCGCATAGTCTCAATGATGGACTGAGAATCAACATTAAAAAAGTCATTGGTGGATCACTTGTGACATTTAGAACCTATGATAGAAAACGAGATGAAAATACAGACCGCACTTACATAATCACTGGTGATCAAGACTTTAACACAGAACTTGGTAAGATTATCACAATGGAAAGCATGCGGCAGATCTAAATGACAGTAGCCACACACTTTTATCGCGTGACCAGCCTTGATCATAGATCCGTGCGGGTGCAGCATCATCTACGTAGACCCAGCCGTGACCAAACAGTCGTTATTGATAGATGGTATACCTGGGGTCAAGGATTCATTGCCGGTGACATTGATTTATCAACAGTGGCTCGATTTGTTGAATGTGATGTGAGCCTAGGTTATCTAGTTGAATCAAACTCAGCTAATCATTTTACGTGGAATGGTGATCATTGGAATGAAAAGTCGCAGCATCGTATTCAAAAAGATTTACTCAAGGGTGGTGTTGATCGTATAATAGAAATGCAAGCCAGTTGGCAGCATATTGAAACCAAACTGTGGATCAATGCGCCTTTTCAAATTGATCAAGTGGATGCTGCTAATTTAACAATTGTAACAAAATCAAATGTGTCATATAAAGGACAAATCAAAACATGACTATCAGTAACGAAATTGATGTGGCCACACAAGCACAATCTCATGCTCAACAGGAAACAATGCAGCGTATCATGAATCGAGCACTGCGCATGATCTGGGTCACTTTTCAAAAAGAAGGCATCCATAAATATCCAGCAGCAGCGGAGGATCCCAATCTTGCGGATGTTAGTTTTCTTGCTAATGAGCACCGTCATATTTTCCATTTCCGGGTGTGGATCGATGTGTTCCACAATGACCGGGACATCGAATTCATCCAGTTCAAACGCTGGCTTGAAGGGCTGTATAATAATTCGTTACTCGTTCTAGACTACAAAAGCTGCGAGATGATCGCAGACGATCTATATAAACACATTGCCGGTCGCTATCCTGATCGGACAGTAATCATTGAAGTAAGTGAAGACGGTGAGAATGGTTGTAGTATCACCTACAATACCACTCTGCCTTCAATGTCAACAAAAATCTAAGGAGACCTTTATGTCAAAATTATCAAAACTAGCAAAAGTAAATGAATCCATGACCATCAATCGCTATGACAACGGTTGGATGGTTGAAATTGGTGGCCGCAATGAAGACAATGATTGGGCCAACTGCAAGTTAATTTGCAACAGTGAAGAAGAAGTGCTTGATCTTGTACGTGAATATAATGCAATGCCATTGGACAACTAAGGAGAAATAAATGGGCAAGCCTGTAATCAAACCCAACCCTCGTGTGAACGCAGTTTTTGACGATCTTGAGAAGTATCTTGACTTCTGTCGCGAGTATGGGTATCGTTACAACGAAGAAGAGCTCTATAACTGGAAGAGCTATGCTTATCAACAGTATATGAAGTTCTCACAAGGCAAGTCTGCCAAGGACATGTGGCTGCAAGACATGCGCAGACCCGCAAGAGGATAATATGACTGCATACAGAGAAAAAGATTCATCTGACTATGATCTAGAACGTTTGACCGATTTAATGGATCAAGCGTTGACCAGTAATGATCCTCGAGTGAGAAATGCCTTGCGGCAACTCATGATGATGGTTATTCTCACCAGTGGAGATCATGAGGATCAAGATAGAATTTACAAACGGCATGGTCCAATGCGTAGAATGCAAGAAGACATTCGTGATTTGCACAACACAGTGCAGTCACTGAGACAGGAGATTCAAAATCTACAAAAACAAAGGGCCTGGAGCGGTGATTATAGAGCAGGAGATTTTACCACAATGAAAGCACAGTCTGGTCCTGATCTAAATCAAGCACAAAGCGCAGAGGAATATTACAAGTCTATTGCGTCTTCCATGCACTTGCAAGAGGTCAAGTCCAAAGGAATCCTTACCAAATGAGAAAACTTTTTTACATGGGATTGGAAAGTTATGAATCCCGTTATACCATGCAGCTCACTGAATGGAATCGGAGAGTGTTTGATCGTCGCAAACTTGATGTGGTATATGTGCCTGGTACCACTATTGATGACAGCAATGCCATCAGCGTTGGTCAAGTGCTAGATGCCCATGGTCGTTCATACTTCGGTATGAGTCAAATGATGAATCTTGTACAGATGCACAAGAATGGAGAGATACAACATGACGACGTTATCTACTTTGAAGACATGTTTCAACCCGGTATCGAGAGCCTACCTTACATATTTGATCAAGTGCCTCGTGCTCAGCGTCCCCGTGTTTTTGTTAGGTGTCTTGCTCAGTCCATTGATCCTGATGACTTTGTTCATGTATGGGGCATGGCGAAGTGGATGGGATATTACGAAAGCATGGTCAATGAGTTTGTTACCGGAGTTCTCGCCTCAAACGAGGAAATGGTTGCTCATATGCGTATTGCTGGATGGCGTGCTCCTATCTATAATATTTCTGGCCTAGCATTTGGTAAAGAGGAAGTGTTAGAACGCATCGGCGGCGCAGAAAAAATTCAACCGTTTGATCAACGAGATCGTCGTGTGGTGTTTGCAGCTAGATTTGATCAAGAGAAGCAGCCAGACTTCTTTATGGATCTAATTGAAATGTATCATGAACAGGGACGACACAAAGACATTGAATTCGCAGTACTGCAAGGTGGTCCGCTGCGTTCAAACAATTCCAAGTATATAGAACGTGCTCTTGAACTACAAGCCGGACACAAACTAACCATTTTTGAAAATCTCAAGAAGAATGACTATTATAACATTCTTAACAGTTCTAGGGTTTTGTTCAATTGCGCATTGCAAGACTGGGTATCAAACACTGTGTCTGAAGCTGACACACTTGGATGTAATGTGCTTTACCCTGCTTATAGAAGCTTCCCAGAAACCTTTGCTAACGACCCAAACCGTCTTTATGTACCTTGGAGCATTGATGACGCATTCCACAAGCTGGAGAATCTATTAGACAAGCCACATCATAACATGGGCTTGATATCCAATTGGACTGATGGCACAGTGGATCGTATTGTGGACATTATTCTTGGACACGGCGAGCAATGGAATCGTTCAGGCAATCGTTATCGTGATCATCTGCCCGGCGACAAGTATCATGTAAGAAAAATTGAAGAATGATCCTTGCTAAATATATGTTTCAATATAACAATCCCCAATGAAAATATTCATCACCGGCACTAGCGGCTTCATAGGCCAACATCTCGTGCCATTACTACAAGCAAAACACGAAGTCGTAGAACTCAAGAGTGATCTGCGTGATCATTCAGATGTCACTAGAGAATTGGAACAGGCTGATCCAGATGTGATAGTGCATCTTGCGGCCAGAACCGAAGTGGAAAAAAGTTTTTATGAACAGGTCACATTCAGTGAGATCAATTATGTAGGCAGTGTTAATCTAATTGATGCTGCATCACGCTTACGAAATTTGAAAAACTTTGTGTTTGCCAGTACCATGGAGGTATATGGCTGGCAACCTATCAGTGACGAAGTTGAACAGTTTGGCCAACCAAAACAGGCCATTGCGTTTGATGAACATACCGCACCCAATCCCAACGCTCCGTATGCTGTGGCCAAATTGGCAGTGGAAAAATATCTTGAGTACAGTCATAGAGCTCTAGATCTTCCATTTACCGCTATTAGACAAACAAACTCATATGGTAGAAGTGATAATGATTTCTTTGTAACAGAACAGATTATCACTCAGATGCTAAAGAATCCTGAACGTATCAAACTGGGCTATGCAGAGCCTTATAGAAATTTCATCTACATACAAGATCTGCTGCAAGCCTGGTTGACAGTGATTGAAACTCCTGAACAGTGTAATCAAGGTAAAATCTATACCATTGGACCTGACAGTCCGATCAAAATCAAAGATTACGCAAACAAGATTGCCAACATGATTGGATGGCAAGGAGAAATACAATGGAATACCAAGCCCATGAGGCCTGGTGAAATTTATTGGCTCAATTCTGGTACTGCGGCTATCAGTCGCGATCTTGGCTGGACACCAGTGGTTGATCTAGAAACTGGATTGGACAGGACCATAGCCTTATGGCAAAAGAAAATTATCACTTAGTAACCGGACATGTTGATTTAAAGAGTTTTGGAAACTGGTATCTTGATTGTGATTTTGAAGTGCACCCTAATCCATGGTCTGGATTTGAGTTGCTTTATGAAGTAGACAAACAAAGATATTCAACAATAACTGAAATAGCCATTGCAAGAAATATTCCAACCGATCTTGTAGACTTTTTAGAAGATCGTTTCAACTATCTTGAACAAAAGGTGTATGCAGCACACAGAATAAGTCCAGGAAAAATTTTACCTTGGCACATTGATGGATACAAAAAATACTGTGAAAATAGAAACATCACCGATTTAAATCAAATCACAAGAACTATTATATTTGTAGAGGATTGGCAACCAGGGCATGGACTTCAAGTTGGCTTTGAAACAGTGCCTACTTGGACGCAAGGAGATTGGATTTCATGGCAAGGTGGTACACCACACTTAGTATTAAATCTTGGTCAGGTCAATCGCTATACGCTGCAAATCACTGGTATAAGAAATGACCATAGCTCTTGACTTATGATCTAAATATCCTGTAAACTAACGTAGTCATCCTCGACTCTAACTCGGAGAAAAAATTGTCAGATAACTTTACTAAAGATCCATTATTGAACGTAGATCAAAGCACAGAATTTGTTCCTGAAACATTTGAAGACAAATATGTACCACTACGCACACCCATTTATGTTCGTAAAGAACATGCAACCTCAGATGAAAATTGCATAGCACATGCCATACGTGCTCGTATGCGAGCAGATAACAAACGCTTTTGGGCAGGCGACAACATCAGTGATTATGTAAAATCAGAAGATCTTCCAAAACTTATCAATGAGGCCACTGAGGCGTTTGAACATGTGTTAGATGTACTCTTGATTGATCGTGATAATGATCCTAACAGTCAAGGCACAGCAAGACGCCTGGCAAAGATGTATTATAACGAAATCATGGCAGGACGATACGAGCCTAAGCCAGACGCTACTTCTTTCCCTAACCATACCGATGATGGCTATGATGGTATGTTGGTTGTGCGTAGTGAACTTCGCAGCATGTGCAGTCATCATCATCAACCAGTAAACGGTGTTGCCTATATTGGTATTCTTGCAGCAGATCGCTTGATTGGCTTGAGCAAGTACACTCGTATTGCACAGTGGTGTGCTCGTCGCGGCACTCTACAAGAAGAACTTGCCATGGATATTGCAAAAGAAATCATGGCGGCCACAGGCAGCGTTCATGTAGGTGTTTACATACAGGCCACACATGGTTGCTGTGAAAACCGCGGCATCATGGCACACAGTTCATTGACTCAGACCACGGTGCTGAAAGGCAATTTTAAACTTGATCCTGCGGTTAAGAAAGAGTTCATGGACAATATTAAACTACAACAGGAGTTTGCCCCACGATGAAAGACGACATTCAAATTCATGAGTATCACGAACATAAATTTCCAGACCCAGTAAAACACAAATACATTAGTTTTATCAAAAGCGGTCTAAGGATTTTTGCAGGTGTGTTACTGGCATATGGCCTGTTGGTGCATGCTGGCGGCCTTTTGATACTGGCAGAATTTCTAGGCATTGCTGAGGAGATGGTATGAGTGTGTTTTTAGATCAAGCAGCATTCATGTTGGCCTGCGATCAAACCGTGGGCAAATTAAACGGTGAACAGTTCAAGATGTACTGCAACTTGATTGAAGAAGAACACAAGGAACTTATAGACGCTGTGGCCAATGATGACAAAATTGAATGCCTGGATGCTCTAATAGATATCCTGGTGGTCACCATTGGCGCTATTCACAGTCTTGGTGTAGATGCTAACGGAGCATGGTATGAAGTGTTACATTCAAACATGGCAAAAATAGATCAAGCAACAGGCAAGGTTCGTAAACGTGAAGATGGTAAGGTGCTCAAGCCTGAAGGTTGGACTCCTCCTGATTTATCCAAATATGTTCGTTGAGGTAGTGAATGCAAGATGAAATTCCAAATGATGACAATCTAAAACAGCAAGCAGCGGCACTGATTGACCGAGTGCGAGCTTTGAAGACATTTACCATAACCAGACAACTTGATGCGCCATTGGAATTCCGTGGTGCAGTGCCATTTGATATAAAAGCCAATCAAGAACAAGCTTGGTTTAAGGTCACTGCATTGACCGAGCAAGAAGCTGAACGCATGGTTGATCGTTGGCTCATGGGCGAAGACCTTTAACCAAGCCAAGTAAATAGTCTACCATGATTAAAACCATCCTAGTGTTGGCATTGGCCTTATTCTCTACCAATGCATCAACCGCGAATAAAAAAATCACTCCAAAACCCACAGCAGTCTGGGTTTATAATCTTACCAAACAACAAGTTACGATTGCCAAGTATCATAATGATACCATGCCTATTGCCAGTATCACCAAACTCATGACTGCCATGGTGTCACTGGATTATGATCGTGACCTTGATCGAAAGATCAAGATGTTACCTGGTGGCAAATTGCCAGCAGGAGAACATGCCCGTAAGGATATCATGACAGCCATGTTGGTTCGCAGCGACAACGTGGCTGCTGAAAGCATCGCAAGAGATTATCCTGGTGGCCGTAAAGAGTTCATCCGAGCAATGAATCAAAAGGCGCAGGCTATAGAAATGGTTAACACCAGGTTTTTAGATCCCACAGGGCTAAGTTCCAGTAATGAGAGCACTGCAGGGTCAGTTGGCAACATGGTACAGATCTCATCACTGTATCCTTTCATTGTTGAAACCAGTGTGCGCAAACATGTGTTATTTGAAGTTAATCGCAAAAGAAAAATCAGAACCATCAGTATTGACAATACCAACAAACCTTTGTTGTTAGAATTTGACCAAATTAGGGTAAGCAAGACCGGTTTTACCAACTCAGCTGGTTGGTGTGTGGGCATGTTTGTGGAAAGCCAGGGTCAAGAATACGTGGTTGTGATTTTGCACAGCGCAAGCAAACAGGAAAGATATAAACTGGCAAAACACACCATTTACAATGATTTGGTAGATCATGAAGTGGACCGGGTGGTTGATCACGACCAAAATGAGACAGCTCCGGTTTATGAATCCGAAACCATTGACAAAATAATCAACAAATGGTACAATCGCTTTTGGACTACAATCACAGGCGGCTAACGCCAAAAAGGAACGCACATGGCTAACTGGACAGTATCAACATATTATAAAAAATCATGTGAAGAACATGAGAAATATTATAAAGATGGTATGATTATCACACGCAAGACCGGATTCAGATGGTCAAGTTTTATTGTAGAAACGTCAGATAGCAATCCTCCAGAATTTGAGTTTACCTATGTACCCGGCGGTGACGGCTCTAAAGACAGTATTAACATGTATGACTGCTGCGTAAACAATATTGTTAATTCAGAACTTGACGGCATGCACGACGGTTGTTGGGAAGATCTAGAATATCCTGAAGACATGCCAGAAGATGAACAAGAACGCCTGGAAGCACTGATTGAAGAAGAAGGAGACATCTACGATGTGCTGGAAAATCAAGAAGGTTGGAGTCAGAATGATTGTGAAGCATGGGTATGGGGACCTATCCTTATTGAAGATGAAGCAGGCAATCGTGTACGCATAATTTGTGCCGATAATGAAGGCAATGTAGTTGACTATAAAGAAGATGACGAAGATGAAGAAGTTACCTTTGAAGAACTTGCTAAAATTAATCCAGAAACAGAAGAAGATGTAATTAATTCCATGCCTGTTTGGCCATTCCCAACCGGTAAAGACGACAAGGAAATCTAATGAAAACTCTAGAAGAAGCATGGGAAATTATTGAAGCACTTAATGGTGATGCTCACGATCAAGCATGGGACACATGGACTTTGGCTGACGAGTTAGCCGATTCTGACGATGAAGAGAACTGGGAACGTGCCGAAGACACACGTGAACAGGCCAGTCTTGAACAGGCAGAATACTTCCGTGACGCTTGGGATTATCTGCCCGAAGACAAGCAAACCTTGGTAAAACATTGGTTGGACAACGACAAAGATTTTCGTGAACAGTTTGCAACCTACTATGGTCAAGAAGAGTTCAACAGTGAGTTTGGCGGCGAAACACACGGCTAATAAATATCACTCTAGACAGCGGCCTTTGGGTCTTTCATCCCGCTATACAAATTCTGCAAGCCTATATTGCACTTTAGATATAGGAGATAACTGTGCTTTACCTTAACGAAACATACCCAACAAGAGTTTACAAATACACCAGCACCAAAGAGTATCACGATGCTTTTCCCTGTGCCTATCGACAATGGCGTGCGGACAGCCATTGTAACCTAATTCATGGTTACAGTTTCAGTATGAAGTTTTACTTTGGCACAGATCAATTAGATGTGCGTAACTGGGCAGCTGACTATGGTGGTCTAAAAGAACTAAAGAAGATACTAGAAGATCAATTTGATCACACTTTACTAGTTGCACAAGACGATCCAGAGCTGGAAACGTTCAAACTGTTACAAGAAAAGCGGTTAGCAAAACTTACCATATTGCCAAGACTGGGCTGCGAAGGACTGGCCGATATGCTTTACAAATATGTGAATGGCGTGTATATTCCTGACATGTGGGGTCCAGGCGAAGCTGATCGCTTGTGGTGCTATAGAGTAGAAGTTCGTGAAACACAAGCAAACATGGCTTTTAGAGAAGGTCATCGTGAATGGAATGAGGATCTGTTCACATGATTGAATGTTTGATTTTGGGCGACAGCATTGCCAAGGGTCTTGGTCAAATAAGACCCGAGTGTGTGTCTTATGCACAGAATGGTATCAACAGTCGTGACTACAACAACATTTATACAAAACATATCAAACCTGCTAACACTGTGATAATCAGTTTAGGCAGTAATGATTACAAAAATCTAAACACCGAAGTGGAGTTGGTTGCATTACGATCTTTTGTAGAATCATATGATGTGATTTGGATCGTGCCTGCTAACAAACCAGAAAAAGCAGACATTGTAAAAAGAATTGCTCGAGCACATGATGATACTTTTATCTTGATTCCAGAAGTGGGTCCAGATCGAGTACATCCTACATCACGTGGATATAAACAGCTGAAACAACTCACAAAATAATCATGACATCTAACATGAATGAAACTCTGGTAATCTTGCAAGAAGAATGCGCTGAGGTAAGCCAAGTTGTTTCTAAGATACACCGATTTGGAATAGATAATCACAACCCAATCACTGGCGAATCAAGCCTTGAAACACTCCATAAAGAACTAGGCGACCTCCAGTGCATGATTGATCTATGCATAGAGCAAGGCATAATCAAACCACTGCGCCTCCAACACTACGTAAAAGCCAAAAGACAAAAACTCAAGATATGGTCCAGTATTGAGGTCAAGGATGAATGAACGTATACAAGCTCTAGCTAAGATAGCCAAAACCAAAGTTCCCCCGGGGTTATTGGTTGAGCGCTGGATTGAGTGTTATAATCAAGAGTTTGCAAAATTAATAGTGCACGAGTGCGTTAGTGTGATGTATGACAACGCCATTGAAAGAAAAGTACCACCTGACATTGAAAAAACTCCTACGCAGTATGCAATAGCCATACTTGAACATTTTGGAGTGGAATCTATAGACTCTACACTTAGACAGAGGTCAACCTACTTTGGAAATGATCCATGAAACCCCTGGTGTACACCAAACACGACTGGTACCCAATTTGGCAAAAGATCAAACAGGCCAATCCGCCCAGTGTGTACTTGATCAGATCTAGGTGTCGTGAAGTGCTTGGTTTTACCGTGCGAGAATATCATCATTACGATGTTGAAAAGCAACGTTATCACGACATGATACACTTAGACTTCTATTCAGAATCAGCTCGCACCATGTTCCTATTACGTTACTCTAAATAGAAAGATACCATGACAAAATCTGACTTTCCTGAGTTTGATAAAAGCTATAAGTCTATATTGGTAAAAGACCCTACTGATCTTTTTGAACATTTTGCTGCACAGGCAAACTTTAACATCTATCACTCAGACATCTGGCGAGGTACTGCTCGTAGATTCGCCGAGTACATTGTTGAAGAATGTGCGGCCTGTTGTGGATCACAAGCGGACAAGAAAAACATACGGAAGCGTTTTGGACTGTCAGTAGAAAGCAATGTTAAATATCCAGCCGAAGATCCCAGCGGCAGTATTGAATCGCAATATCGCAGGAGCTATAACATACCAGATGAAACCTAGCCATTTTTATTTTGACGCAAACATTCTAGCCAAAGAACAACTGCTGTTTCAGCAGGCTAGATATGTGGGACATGAACTCCTGGTTCCCAATCCAGGAAATTATTCGGTGATTCCACAAGACGATCATGGTCGTATGTTGATCCATAATTCCATGGGTGTGCAACTCATGAGCAATGTGTGTAGGCATAGACAAGCTACCATACTGTCAGGATCTGGGCATCATGCCCAGATTGTGTGTCCATTACACGGATGGAGCTACGATAATCATGGACAATTAATTGGTGCTCCACATTTTGATCCTTGTCCAGAAAGACATCTACAGACTTTTTCCACACACTCCTGGCAAGGCATGATATTTGAAAAGTCACATGCAGAAGTTTGCATGGCTTTAGATCAAATGCCACTGTCTAAATATTTCTCATTCAACAATTATGCTTTTCACTCAAGACAAATTCATGAATGTAACTACAACTGGAAAACCTTTGTTGAGGTCTATCTAGAAGATTATCACGTGGATCCATTCCATCAAGGCCTAGGCAACTTTGTGGACTGTAAAAAATTAAACTGGCAGTTTGACGATCTTTTCAGTGTACAGAGCGTGGGTATCAAACAACGACTTCAACTGCCTGGCACACCAGTTTACAAAAACTGGCACAAAGCAGTGCTAGATAGACATCATAATAGTTTGCCGGACTATGGCGCTATTTGGTTGTTGATCTATCCAAATATCATGGTAGAGTGGTATCCTGAAGTGTTGGTGATCAGCACAGTGTGGCCAGAATCACCACAGAAGACCATGAACATAGTGGATTTTTACTACCCCGAAGAAATCTGCCATTTTGAAGCAGAGTTTGTTCAAGCACATCAAGCTGCCTACATGGAAACCTGTTATGAAGATGATGAAATTGCCGAACACATGGATCGTGGTAGAAAACATCTATACAATCGTGGATACATTGATTCAGGGCCCATACAGAATCCCATGGAGATAGGGCTAAAACATTTTCATGATTATTACGACCGCTGGATTTTTACAGACCAATATAGACCAAAACCGTCGACCCGCATCGAAGATCCGGGCAGCGAAGGTGGAACCTTGGATTGATGCAATTATGCCCATAGCCAGAATAACAAATACTCTGTTACAAGAAGTAGGCCAGTGGAGTCTACGTGAACAGGCAGTGAATAAATCTATTGCGGATCACAATAGAAACACTAACTATCAAGAACAAGAACGCTTGCATGCTTTGCAAGAAGCACACAGGCTCATGCGCAATTACAACTATCAAAAAGATACCGAATGGATAAGAAACTATGAATTTTACGAATCAATAAAAGAACAACGCTTGCTGTCAAGACACACAGTAAGAGGTGTTTTTATTGATCGTTATGTTTAATCAAGGAAATAGAATGGATAATGCACAAGATAAAAAGTTTGACATTGCAGTGATTTTACCCACTAGAGGTCGTACCACTGCTCTGTTGCGCAGTATCATGAGTCTAGTCACTAGAACTCGTAATCTAGATCGAATTCAATTTTTCATTGGTCTAGATGAAGATGATCCTGTTGGCATAGACTATTGGCAAAAAGAAGTAGAACCTCTTTTGGTTAAACGCAATGCCAACTTCACTGCCATGCTTTTTGAGCCTTTGGGTTATATTCGCCTAAATGAATATGTAACAGAGATGGCCAAACACAGCAACAGTAGATGGATCATGTTTTGGAATGACGATGCTATTATGGAAAGCCAAAACTGGGACGAAGAAATCATGAAGTATGAAGGACAGTTTAAAATCTTGGCAGTGCATACACATCGTGAGCATCCCTACAGTATCTTCCCAATCGTGCCACATGATTGGATTGACCTCTTTGGCTACATGAGTCCTCACCAATTGAGCGATGCATGGATCAGTCAGGTGGCTTACATGTTGGACATTTTTGAACGCATACCTGTTTGGGTCACACACGACAGATATGATTTAACCGGTAACAACAATGATGCTACCTATAACAACAGGCCACAGCTGGAAAATCAACCAAACAATCCAGACGATTTTCACAGTGAAAAATGGCATGCTCGTCGAGTGAATGATGCAGAAAGACTATCCAAACTGCTGGAATCGCGCGGCATTGACCAAACTTGGTGGACACGCTGTAAATCAGGGGAACAGGATCCCTGGGTGAAGCTGTCAGCAAACGATATCAACAAACAAATGACTCAAACTGCGAAAATTTATGACAAATCAAAATGACCCGATACTAGAAAAAATCCAACAGTACTGGAACAATCAACCCTGTAATGTGTTGCACAGCAAAGAACCTGTGGGTACTGAACGGTATTTTGAAGAAGTATCAGCCAAACGTTATCGCGCTGAACCGCACATACTAGACTTTGCTGGATTTCATCTCTGGCGTGGCAAACGTGTTTTGGAAATTGGTTGTGGTATTGGCACAGACGCAGAACAATTTGCTAGACATGGCGCCGAATATGTGGGCATTGACATCAGCAGTGACAGTCTTGGCATCTGCATGCAGAGATTTAAAACTTTTGATCTAGCAGGTAAATTCTACAAAATTAACCTACTAACAGATGATTATTCCGCGCTAGGCAAGTTTGATCTTGTTTACAGCTATGGTGTGTTGCATCATAGTCCAAACATTGCACATCATGTGAAAGAAATCAGCAACTTGTTAAATCCAGATGGCGAATTGAGGTTCATGGTTTATGCCAAAAACTCTTGGAAGTATGCCATGATTCAAAAAGGTCTTGACCAGTTTGAAGCTCAAGCAGGCTGTCCATATGCAGATGCGTTCACTCGTGAAGAAGTGGAGCTGTTATTAAAAGACAACTTTGTGATCGAACGTATTAGACAAGATCATTGTTTCATGTATAATGTACCTGCATACAAACAAGGTGTATTTGAATTAGAACCTTGGTTTGCAGCCATGAGTGATACCATGCGTGAAGCAGTGCGTGAGTATCTTGGTTGGCATCTACTGGTAAAGGCCACACTAAAATGAAAAAGATCTATATAGATGATCAGCAGCTAAAGGGCATGGTGTTAGACATTGCTAGACAGTTACATCATGACAACTGGCGACCTGACTACATCGTGGGACTGGTCCGAGGTGGGCTAGTTCCTGCAAACATGTTGAGTCAGTATCTAAATATACCCATGAACGCTCTGCATATCAGTCTAAGAGATGGCAACGAAAGCGAAAGCAATCTATGGATGGCAGAAGATGCATTTGGATATGTTCCTCAAGAACAACAAGAGACCATAAACAGTCGTTGGGATCCTGCATTCAAAAAGAACATATTGATAGTAGATGACATCAATGACACCGGTGCCACAATGAATTGGCTACAAACAGATTGGCAGAGCAGTTGTTTGCCTAATGAAACCTATGTTTGGGACAAGGTCTGGAACAACAATGTAAGATTTGCTGTGCTAGTTGACAACAGCAGCAGTGAAGCACAAATGACCATGGATTATTCAGCCATGGACATAAACAAAGCAGAGCAGGACACCTGGATGGTATTCCCTTGGGAACAGTGGTGGCGGGCATAATAAATTTGACAAACAGGCAAGATTCACATAAAATCATGTTATGGAAAAAATAACCTACACAGAAATATTCTACAGTTTACAAGGTGAAGGTCGCTGGGCAGGTGTACCCAGCGTTTTCTTTCGCACCTATGGATGTAACTTCCGTTGCAGAAAGTTTGGAAGACCTAGAGATGAAGTGATTGATGGCCACAACCCCGAAGTGGTGGAAATCATTCGCAACATTGATCAATATCAAAAGTTTGAAGACTTGCCTTTGGTGACTTCAGGTTGTGATACCTATGCCAGTATCTACCCTGAATTTAAAAAATTCAACGAACAGGATGATGTGGAAACCATTGTGCACAAGATGCACGAGTTAATTCCAAATCGCAGTTGGGCCACGGGCACTCGTCCCAGCGATGATGTGCATCTAGTGATCACAGGCGGCGAGCCGCTGTTAGGCTATCAGCGTTTGTATCCAGAAATGATTGAATCCTGCCGCAAACGTGGTTTACAGAATGTCACATTTGAAACCAATGGCAGTCAGGAACTTTATCCTGAAGTACAAGATTATCTTTTTGAAGAGTTCACTAGACATGGTAGAGATTATGATCGACTGACATTTAGTGTGAGTCCCAAGCTGCCCTGCTCAGGTGAAGCATGGGAATCAGCTATTCGTCCTGAGATTGTGAAAAGCTATGAAATGATTGGCTATGCCTATTTGAAGTTTGTGGTAGCCACTCAAGAAGACGTGGAAGATGCAGAACGTGCAGTTTTTGAGTATCGCATGGCTGGGTTTGGTGGACCAGTGTATCTCATGCCCGTGGGCGGAGTTCCACAAGTGTACAATCTAAACACACAGCAAGTGGCCACAATGGCCATGGAGCGAGGCTGGAGATATAGTCCAAGATTACAAGTGGACATTTGGCGCAACGCATGGGGAACCTAACATGGTATTAGAAACAAGAAAAAGAACTGTAGCACGTATGATAACCTATAGAATCACAGCATGGTTATTCACAATATTTTGGACGTGGCTGTTTACTGATGACGTGGCATCCGCTACTACCTTTGCCACAGCCTTGCACATCCTGCTCAGTATTGATTATTACATTCACGAACGCATCTGGTTAAAAATAAAATGGGGTAGAGTAGATGGGGATACTTGATCGTTTTTTTAAAAAGCCGCCTGTTGCAAACACAGTGCCGCGCACACAAGAAATCAAACCAGCAGGATCAAAAAAGAAATCCGCCAAAGATATAGCAAATGAACGGGGCGAGCCTTACATTGGTATTTTGAGTTTTGATATTCATCCAGAAGACATCAATGCAGGCAGTTTTGAACTTGACTGGAATGATAAATTTATCGCCAATTTGGTTCGAGCCGGATATCAAATGAAACCAAACGAACCAGAAGATGTGATTGTGGATCGTTGGTTTCAAAACATTTGTAGGAACGTGGTCATGGAAACCTATGAACAAGAACAGGCCATGAATCCCAGTCGTTATGTAGAAAGTCGTAACCTAGGCAATGGACGTAGAGAGGTTTCATGATCTCTAGAGAAAGATGCAACTGGCTATTGCTTGCCTCTTTTGGCAATAAAGAATTAGTTGACCAATGGTGGCACAGTCCAAATGCAGCATTCAATCACAATAAACCGGATCATGTTTGGACACAAGATCCACAGTCGGTCATAGACTATGTGCTACGTGCTACCAACCCCGGAGGAGACTACTATTGATTTTCAATCATATTAAAACGCTTAAAGAGCAAGGCAAACGCATAGGCATCACGTTTAGCACATTTGATCTCTTGCATGCTGGTCATGTGGCCATGCTGGCCGAAGCTAAAAATCACTGCGACTATCTCATAGCCGGACTGCAAACAGACCCCACAATTGATCGTCCTGACACCAAGAACCGACCAGTACAAAGCATTGTGGAAAGGCAAATACAACTTGCAGCCTGTCGATATGTTGATGAAGTGGTTGTGTATCAAACCGAGCAAGATCTTGTGGATCTATTGTTAATACTTCCGTTGGATGTTAGGATACTGGGCGTTGAATATGCAACTCAATCATTCACCGGGGATCATGAATGTGCTACACGTTCAATTGAAATTGTGTATAATGCACGTGATCATAGTTTTAGTTCTAGCAGTTTACGAAAACGAGTGATACACGCCGAAACCGAAAGACTCATATCACAATGACCAGATTCTCACCACAATTTACATTTACCAACAATGATGTTGACATTGAAAAACACATCAGATGGTGTAGAATCAATCTTGGCGAACGTGGTAGAGACTGGGATTTTGCCGGCAATTCAAAAAGAATTCAAATGTGGGTGAATGAACACAGTTCCAAGTTTAGCTTTTTTCAATTGAAATATGGTAATCTACGTCAACGGTGATAGCCATGCTGCCGCGGCTGAAGCAGCAGTTCCTCATGGTTGGGCCGAAGACGATCCTTTCTACTATGGTTTAGGTAAACGAGCTCACCCAGAGAACGAACGTGTGAGTTTTGGGTGCGAGATAGCCAATCGCATGAATGCCATACTTGATCTAGACGCACAGTCAGGCGCCAGCAATGCCAGAATCCTAAGAACCACACGCGATTACATTGCCAGAACCAACCCAGATAAAGACACTCTTGTGATCGTTCAATGGAGCACATGGGAGCGAGAAGAATGGCTTATAGATCAAGAATACTATCAAGTGGGAGCATCAGGCACGGATTCTGTTCCCGAATCACATGCGGCTCAATACAAACAGTTTGTTACTGAAATTGATTGGACAGCAAAACGAGCACACTGGCATGATGAAATTTGGCAATTTCATAACGAGCTCATGGACCAAAAGATACGCCATGTGTTTTTCAATGGCAACAATCACTTTTTTGGGTTGCCAGATCAACGAACATGGAACCATGCTTACATGAATCCATATGATTCACATGGCACCTATGATTCAGTGCTGCGTGAAAATGGTTACAAAACTGTTAACAATCACAGTTGGCATTTTGGTGCCGAAGCCCATTGCTTTTGGGCGAACTTTGTGCTACAATACATTCACTCTCACAACATCTAGGTGAATCATGCACTATCTTTTGATTGATACCGCGAATATGTTTTTCCGGGCTAGACACGTAGCCCACCGTGCAAGTTCAGCTGATGAAAAAGTGGGCTATGCCCTACACATCACTCTTAGCGCGATCAACAAGGTTGCTCGTAAATTCTCAGCTGACCATGTGATTTTCGCACTGGAAGGACGTTCATGGCGCAAGGACTTTTACAAACCCTACAAAGCCAATCGTGCTGCGTCCAGAGCTGCTTTGACTGAAGCAGAACAAGAAGAAGATCGCTTGTTCTGGGACACATATGATCAGTTTACTAAATACTTGGAGCAGGGCACAAACTGCTCGGTAATACGTCATCCAGAAGCCGAAGCTGATGATATCATTGCTAGATGGATACATTTACATCCTGGCGATCATCATACTATTGTGAGCAGTGACACTGATTTTGTACAGTTGATTGCAACCAATGTAAATCAATTCAACGGTATCCAAGATGAACTTATCACGCTAGAAGGTATTTTTGATGCTCGCGGGCGCGAAGTAGTTGATAAAAAAACCAAAGAACCCAAACTAATCCCTGACCCAGAATGGTTGCTGTTTGAAAAATGCATGCGAGGTGATGCATCTGACAATGTGTTTTCTGCATATCCGGGTGTGCGTACCAAGGGTACTAAAAACAAAGTGGGACTTACTGAAGCGTTTGAAGACAGACACAATCGTGGTTATGCGTGGAACAACCTGATGTTGCAGCGTTGGACTGATCATAATGGTGCTGAACACCGGGTGCTTGATGATTATAATCGAAATCGTCACTTGATTGATCTAAACGCACAACCAGACGATATCAAACACAAAGTGGACACTGCTATTAAAGAACAAGTAGCACACAAGGACATTGGTCAAGTTGGTGTCCGCTTCATGCGTTTTTGTGGCAAATTTGACTTGCAAAAAATCAGTGATCAGGCAGATCAATATGCCAACTGGTTGAACACCGTTTATCAAGGAGTATTGAATGATAGTAGCCAAACCTGTAATACCTGATCGTTTTTGGATTCTCAAACAAGATGATCAAAAAGTAGGAAACATTCAGGCCACTGACGCAGGATTTGCTGTGACCATTGGTGGCCAAGTGGAAAGTTTTAAAAATGTACGCATGATCAAACAACGTGTGGGCATTGACTTTGAACCAGCTCTCAAGACCAATCGAAAACCCTCAAATCAAGTGCATGGGTTTGACACCGGCTGTGCCGCATACAACGGTATCTATGAAGTAAGACGTCAGTTGCCGCTGTTTACCAAGACTCGTAAAAGCAAGAGTTGGTATGCAGCTGGATGGTATCGTGTGCAACAGAACAAACAGTGGCGAGTGATGCGGAACCCCAAGCTGATCACTTTACAAAGATATCCGTATCAAGGACCATTTCATAATCAACAGGAAGCGGAATAAGCATGCATATCAATAGATTTGTGGATAGACTAAAAGCTCATGAACTGCGGGCAGCCAAAGACTTTGTGATGCCTTTGCAGGATGCTCGAGATCTACACGCTGAAATCACCAAGCTGCTCATGCAGTTACAGGACTTGCAGCAAGCTCAAGCACAGGACGCACAGGTAATAGAGCTGGAATTCACAGGCGGCAACTTTAAATAACTACATGGTTTTTGGCATAAATATTTGATAGAAGCAAGGAGAAGCTGTGTCAAGACCAAAGCCAAAAATTCTAGTAGAACTCACTGATAAAGTAACCTATCGCACAGAGCAGGTGTTGGCCAGTGAAGGGATCTGGGCAGTGTTCTTTGATGGCGCTCCTATCAATCTAAAAACTTCCAACATGTTGCAGCAGTTCCCAGGTCCCAAGTACAAAAAAGTCAGCTTTAGCAATCCTGGACATGCGATAAATCTAGCCAAAAAGCTCAACACACAATTCAAAACAAACAAATTCACGGTAGTCCTACTGCAAGCTGGTGATCAGGTCTATCCCAGTGAATCGCAAAGCTGAAATCACAAAAAAGATTCTAGAACTACTGCCAGATAGTCAGCGGTGTAGTTTTGACACAGCCATGCAAACCTGGTGGCGTAATTTAAGAACGCAAGGCGGCTTGGCTTTAACTGACCAAGGTCTGCATGTGTTCCGCGATTTGGCTGAACTAGAATGTCATGAATTTGAAATTCCAAGAAAACAGCAGATTTCTCGTGGTGCACTGTTACGCTTGGATCGAGGACACACATGGCCCTATCACATTGATCGAAAGAATCGTATTACTTTTTTTGGCAGCAAAGAAGCCATGATGATGGCCTTGTTTGGTAATTTTAATAACTATGTAGACCATTTGCCAAAAAGTTATTGAAATCACAACTGAGTTGCAAACTTATTAAGATATTTTGGCAAAATTGCTGTTGAATAATTCAAAATTTACATTGACCTGGTATAAATAAAAGCATACAATAGACGCTATGAAGACTTACACGACATCGCCCTTATCCAAACAACACCCATGTATTGTCATGGGCGGGCTAACATCATGGCTCCAGTTTGGATATACCCGTGCGAATGAGAATAGTGATCGTGGAGGGTCCGAGTAGATCGACAAATGTCTAGCAACATTCTACTAGGACCCTGGAACTAAACACTCCAGGGTTTTTGTTTTTATAAGGTGATATGAAAGAAAAGAAAGATGAAACAAGATTGCATCAGTTTAACGAACATGTACTAACAGCCGAACAGGTGGCCAAGCTGATTGAAGACAAGCTAGAACGTGCAAGGCTGATGCATCAAGGCTATAGACAATCACAAGAGTTTAAGTTATACTCTAGCTAATTGTCGTAGTGTTTAAGGTAACGAGGACCAGCAGTTCACAAAAAACTGCAAACGGGCGGACAGGACACATGAAGACGCGGCGGTAACGCGATCAGTAAGACTCCTGGTTGGGGTGTCGACCCCAACAATATGGTTGACCAATAATTGGCGGCAGTATATACTGCTAATTGTTGGGCCATATTAAAACACATTTGACCCGTTCGAAAGGGTGTCTTGGTAGACAGGCGATGCTCGCTGAAAAAGGTTCAATTCCTAAGTGTGTTTCAATATGGTAAACAATGATCGGTAACCTGTTGCGCGACAGAACTACCGGTGACCCTAAAGCGACTAGCAGAACTTGACCGTGGGCTAGAAGGGTAGTCAACATTGTTGCCATATTGAAGCACATTACTAAGAGTCCAGGTTCAGAGCGTGGCATAGTGTGTTTCAATATGGGCTGTAATGGCAATGGTTGCCGGCTAGGGAGTGATCACCCGAAGTCGCAGAGAGAAAATATGCTAGGTAACTAGTATAGGGTTCGAATCCCCGCGGTCCACCATATTGAAGCACATTGCTTCGCTAATGGACGAACTCTGAGCGTGACAGCGTTTTGTAGTGTGTTTCAATATGGTATCCCGGAGTCCCATCTTCGTTAGTCATGGGGGTAAATTGGCTTCACCACAATGCCAGGGCTCTTACGTTGATAGCCTCAAAGCCCAATATATGGGTGATAGAAAAAACGTAGGTGGAGTCCACGCTCTAGCCACAAGTACAAATGTGCGGACAGGGTAACAACTCAGTGAGGGGCCTTGGGGACAAGGTGGCCTTACAATCTATAAAGGAAAAATACCATGAGTCGTTATATAACTGTATCAAAAGAAGTTGATGTTGACATTGATATGGAAGACTTTGACACAGACGAACTGGTTTTAGAGCTAGAGCGTCGTGGAGCAGGCACCACTGACTACGGCGATGGTCAGGTCATATTAAAAGCCATCTACGAAAAACGTAGATTAGGCAAAGATTACCAAGCAGATCTAGACCAACTTATCTGGATGGGACTAGGTAAAACATTATAAGGAGAGTCCATCATGGACAGTGACAAGAGTGATAAGATAATGGGGCTATAGTCAAGCGGTTAAGACAGCGGACTTTTAATCCGTCAGGCCTGAGTTCGAATCTCAGTGGCCCCACCATATAAAAACACATTTTGAACGGTTAAGGTCCGTCCCAAAGAGGTTATCTAGGATAGTGTGTTTTTATATGGTTGACCAATAAAATTCTTTTTGTTACACTAGAAATATTGCAAAACAATGGCGGGAGGGAGAAACGGTTTACTCGTTGGTCTCATAAGCCAAAGACATCAGGTTCGATTCCTGTTTCCCGCAACCAGTTCCGGTTACTACTCTCCTAAAAGTAGCGTTTGACTAGCGATAGAGGTCCGGTGGCAGAAAACCGTTAGCGGGGTAACCCAGAATCTGATAGGCAGTATCCCTCTGCACACAGACAGAGAATAAAAGGGATGGACAGGGTAACAACTCAGTTTCAGGGCTTGAGTGGAAAACAAGTGGCTGATTCAAAATTTAGAATAAAACGATCAAATGCGGATCGTCCCTCAAGGGTTCAGCAAGGGTTTGATGCGACCATGACTTCGGCATCATGTAACAGTCAGTTCCTTGTTAGCATTAATTTTATGCACCGTTCGTCTATCCGGTTAGGACAACGCCCTTTCAAGGCGTAAAGACGGGTTCGAATCCCGTACGGTGTACCAAACGTTCCAGCGTCACTGGATACTCTGACCCGGAGGATGAGAAGTGCCTTGACAAGCACGGGTGGTACACTTCAAACCGAAAGTGCGCTGGCAATGCGAGAACGGTCCCGGTTGTGGAGCGGGTGGAGGGTCGGTGGGTGTTACTACAGACTATAATTACCGCCGCGGGACGCAGAGCACCAGACACAGGTTCCAAAGTGTTCATGGACGCACATCAGCCTGTCACGCTGAAAGAAGGGGATCGTTACCCCTTGGGACCGCCAAAAGTAGTAAATAAGAGCATGAAAGAATTGCTCAAAAATCTGCCTCAAATACTGAGTGCGATGCCAGAAATAGTAAAGTATCTAAAGTATATTCCCATACTCATGGTGCTGGCTGGTATAGGTTTTGGAGTGTATTCTTGGACTCAAAATTACAAAGATCCATATATTTGTGTGAACAATCACGTGTTTGAACAAATCCGCATAGACTCAGATATCTATGTGTTCAAAGGCGGCACCTGTGTGGATTCCAAAGATCTCAAATAACAGCAATCTGGAGGCAACATGAGCTTGTACAACACTGTGTTCGGTATGAACCCAGACACTGATCGTTTATTGGAAATTCTTGGCGCCACTCGTGCGGATTTTGGTCGTTTTAGAAATGTCTACATGGAAGATGGCTACATTGTAGTTTACACCCGCAATGGTGGCGGCAATCGGGAAGATTATTTTCCTGCATGGGTAACAAGTCATCCCTGGTATTCACATGACACAGACGACGACTTTGACTGTACCTATGCCAGCATCTATTTCAAAGTACCAGAAGGTGCAGATCAAACTCTTGTGGCCTTGCATGGATTCGATAAAGGTGCAAATCCAGAGATTCAGTGGGCCAGCTTGCTGGCCGACATGGAAGCAATGAAAAAATAATATTTGGGTGTCTTGTAGCTATGGCGTGTGCTACACCGGACTGTAAATCCGGTCCCTCGTGGTAAACATTCGCGGTTCGAATCCGTGGACACCCACCAAATCAATTCCAGCGTAGCTCAGAGGTAGAAGCAGCGGACTGTTAATCCGTTTGTCGTTGGTTCGATCCCAACCGCTGGAGCCAATCAAAAGGAAAGTATGCAAACAATCTATCTAGACATGGATGGTGTGGTAGCCGACTTTGATGCAGAAGCATCAAAGATTATTGGACGCAGTCATTCGGCCAATGAACGTTGGCCGGATCATGACTGGATCAAGTTACGTGCCTTTCCAAGATTTTATCGTGACTTGCCACTAATGCCTGATGCCAGGCGCTTGGTAGCCACAGTGTTGGATCTTGCAGATCAAACCAACCGAGATGTTAGATTCTTAACTGCTGTGCCACAAGACAATGATTTTCCCTGGGCATTCCAGGACAAGGTCACATGGAAGCAAAGACATTTTGGTGACATACCCATCTGGTTTGGTCCTTACAGTCATGACAAACAGCTTTGGGCTCGGCCTGGTGATATCTTGATTGATGACCGTCGCAGCAACATCGAGCAATGGCAGGCAGCCGGAGGTCATGGTATATTACACCATGGTGATGTTGATCAAAGTCTTGATCAATTGCGTACAATTATTCAAACGGGGGTTTAGCTCATCTGGGAGAGCATCTGCTTTGCAAGCAGAGGGTGATCGGTTCGAGTCCGATAACCTCCACCACTTACAAGGAAATGTTATGATTCATAGTCCATACAATTACACTTCTAAAATTGCCAAGTCTGAACTTGAGCATGGTGCATATTATGCAGGAAGATGTCGCAATGCCAGTGTGGCCAGGTGGGATGCTGACAAACAGAAATTTCTACACTGGCGTACAAAGTTTAATGAAACTTTTTTAGAAGAAATATGTCATCCAGAAGATGACACAATGTTTGATGTCTTTGTAGTAGAGAGCAAAATTGACAGTCCAGTGAAAGAAATTCCACTTGACAAAATTTGATGGTGACTGTAGCATAATGGTAGTGCCCCGGATTGTGATTCCGTACAGTGAGGGTTCGACTCCCTTCAGTCACCCCAACATAACCAAAACTTTAATGGAGGTTTTGTGACAGGCTTAAAAGACATTTTAGGAACAACTATTCAAACAGGTTCCACTGTATTGACCTGTCATAACAATAGAATTATCATAGGGCGTGTGGCACAGACATACGAAGATTCAGGTAATGTCAAAGTTGAACCTTTGCCTTATGATACAGATAGTCGTCGACCACCTCCTAAAATGAAACCTTTTCGTCGGAGTGAATACAATGTGTTTGTAATCACAGATCGAGAAATGCTCGTAGGTACATTGAAAGGCTATTGTCATAACTCAGGTGAGTTTGACGACGAAGAAGATTAACATGCATCGGTACCAGAGAGGCCTAATGGCGGGGTCTGCAAAACCTTCGATTCGCTGGTTCGAATCCAGCCCGATGCTCCAATTAACATAGTTTAAAGTCGGAGTAGTATAATGGCAGTGCGGCGGTCTCCAAAACCGTTAGTGGGGGTTCGATTCCCTCCTCCGGCGCCAATGGCGAGTTAGCTCAGCGGAAGAGCAGTGTGTTGATAACGCATTGGTCAGTGGTTCAATCCCACTACTCGCTACCAAATTCTGGTGATATGGCGTAGATGGATGCGCACCGCCTTCATAAGGCGAGGAGATTGGATCATTACCAATTATCACCACCATGCTGATGTAACTCAGTGGTAGAGTACCGCCTTGGTAAGGCGGAAGCCGTGGGTTCAATCCCCACCATCAGCACCAAAGGAGATTATGATGCCAATGTATGAAACCACAGTAAGAACACCGCAAGGTGAAGTAAAAGATCGAGTGTATGCTCGAGATCTAACCGAAGCACGACAGTTATTCGAACAGCGGCATGGGCCGCGCAATGTACCCTATATTCCAAAAATAATTCCCAGTTAAGGAAGTGTGGCAGAGTCCGGTTGATTGCACCTGTCTTGAAAACAGACGAGTAGAAATGCTCCGTGAGTTCGAATCTCACCGCTTCCGCCAGTTTTTGCCCCCTTAGTTAAATGGTATAACACCGGCTTTGTAACCCGGGATTGGCAGTTCGATTCTGTCAGGGGGCACCAAGTAATTCTTGATCAATAATGATCATCGTAGTAAAATAAAACAAATGGAGAGTTGGCCGAGTGGTTAAGGCAGCAGTTTGCTAAACTGTCGTTCAGAAATGGGCGCATAGGTTCGAATCCTATACTCTCCGCCAAAAAATTCGGTCCGTAGCTCAGCGGAAGAGTTCTGGTCTTCGAAACCAGCTGTCGGGAGTTCGAATCTCTCCGGACCGGCCAACCAAGAGAGGAAACAATGCCTAAGATAAACTTACATGAAGTAAAACAATATATCGACAACTGCGGTCCGGGTACAAAAGTTTATCTTGGCGCAGACAGTGTGCGATTTAGAGAAAAAGGTGTATGGTTTGCAGAATACACCGTGGCAGTGGTAGTGCATGTGAATGGCAACAATGGTTGTAAAATCTTTGGTGAAATCACCAAGGAACGCGATTACGATCAAAAGGCCAGTAAGCCAGCCATGCGATTGATGAATGAAGTGTATCGTGTGAGTGACATGTTTCAACGTCTAGCACCAATCATGGGAGACTTTCCAGTAGAAGTGCACTTGGATATCAACCCCAATGAAGAGCATGGTTCTAGCTGTGTGATCAGTCAAGCTATTGGTTACATTCGTGGCACATGTAATGTGATTCCCTTGGTGAAACCTCGGGCATTTGCTGCAAGTTATGCAGCAGACCGAATAGCCAATGGTGCATTGTAGATATAAGCGGATATAGCACAGTGGTAGTGCGACACGTTGCCAACGTGTAGGTCGTCAGTTCGAACCTGACTATCCGCTCCAGAGTAATGCGGGTGTAGCTCAGTTGGTAGAGCGTCTGCCTTCCAAGCAGAATGTCGACAGTTCGAACCTGTTCACCCGCTCCAAGTAATATGTCTTGTCCCGCTGTTGTTAGGCCACTGAATCATGTTTAACACAAGGTCAAGACTTCTCGATTTAACCGACCGTCGTTCAATGGATAGGACATGGAGCTTCTACCTCCAGAATGTGGGTTCGATTCCTGCCGGTCGGGCCAGAGCAGTTGGGGATTCGCCAAGTTGGTAAGGCAGCGGATTTTGATTCCGCCATGCGGGGGTTCGAGTCCCTCATCCCCTACCAATACAAGGAGAACTATCATGGGGCAATCATAGTTATCGTAATGGTATTTTTATTTCTGTATCACATACATCAAAACAGTTAATCTCGGAGTAGCTTAGTCTGGCTTAAAGCGCCTGCTTTGGGAGCAGGAGATCGTGAGTTCGAATCCCACCTTCGAGACCATTAAATACAAGCATGCTGGTTGATCGACATGCTTTTGTCTATACTGCCACTATACCGTGGCCAACTGCTTCTTTACCTCAGCTGGATTGGATACAAGGTGTAGATCTTGTGCAGTCCTGGCTAGAGCGTCATGTTGGTTCACATCATGCTTCATGGGCATGGAACGATAGTGGTGAATACTATCATCTAGGTGTTGCATTCAAATGGGATAAAGATCGTTGTTTGTTTGTGCTCACTTGGAAATAATTCTGCATCGTTAGCTCAGTGGTAGAGCAGGGCCCTTACAAGGCCAAGGTCGGGAGTTCAACCCTCTCACGATGCACCAAGCCAACTTAGCAAATGTGGTCATTGCGGTGCGCTGAAGACGCATGGAACCTGGTTCGATCCCGGGAGTTGGCACCAAACATTGCGCCGGTGACGGAACTGGTATACGTGTCAGTCTTAGAAACTGGATTTTAGGGGTTCGACTCCCCTCTGGCGCACCAAACATGCGACTATGGTGAAATAGGTAGACACAGGAGACTTAAAATCTCCCGACTTCGGTCGTGCTGGTTCGATTCCGGCTAGTCGCACCAAGATAGAGGAAGTGATGAAGATTATCAAGCTAGACAAAAGATATCAATTGGGTCGTGCAGGATTAATCTATGCATTAACCTGGCGTTGGGAAGTGATAAAATCTGTAGAGCTGCGTCACAAATTATATTGGGAGCATGGCGAAGGTTGGTCTATCTGGAATCAGGATAGAATACAAAATCCTGTATGGGGATGGTACACCATGCCCAAGAAAGATCACAGACATTTTATTGCATTTCGAGAAGAAAAATACTTAACTGCACTGCTGTTGAGCATGAGGAATCTATAATGAAAATCACAGAAGACCAATTTAGATTTGAATGGTTCTCCAGCACCGGTGGTGGTGGTCAACATCGAAACAAACATCAGAATTGTTGCCGTTGTATCCATGAACCCACAGGCATACAGGCCAATGGCACTGCTAGTCGCAGCAGAGAAGACAATCGAAAAAATGCGCTAGCAGTGTGTCGCGCTAGAGTAGAGCGGCACTTTCACAAAGACACCGAACGCTATCGTGCCAGTGACGAACGTGTGCGTACCTATCATGCAGTGGATAACCGAGTGTATGATCATGCTAGTGGCACTGTTGATACCTATACCAATGTAGTGGTTAAAGGCAATGTTGATCACATGATCGAAGCACGAGCTAGATGTTTACGTTAATCTCTCTGTGGCTCAGTCTGGTCTAGAGTGCTGGTCTGGGGGACCAGAGATCGCTGGTTCGAATCCAGCCAGAGAGACCAATGCCCCCTTGGACAAATTGGTAAAGTCGGCTCTCTCAAAAGGAGCAGTTTTCTCCGTTCGAATCGGAGAGGGGGTACCAATAAAAAAGCCCGCACGGTGCGGGCTTTCTTTTTTACATTTTCAATATTAACGATTTGCGATGTACATTGTGATTTCAAAACCAAAACGCATATCTTGAGCTGCTGGTGTAGTCCATGCCATGTTAGTTCTCCTTGATTAAAATTAACATACTGCACTAGTATGTATCAAGATTATAACAACAGATAACCAAGATCATATGCAGATTTTTTTTAATCACTGCTCGTGAATTTCATTATTTTAAGGAAGCGTCATGCCCTGGATTCAAAACATATCATTAAAGGAAATTCAACAAGGTTGGCACTACGATGCTGGCATAAACAGCATGTTGATTCAAATCGTGGATCCTGGAGTGGAATTCCCAACGCCCAAGTATCAGTTTCGTGAAACACATCAGTTTTGTTTTCTTGACATCGAAGCCAATGATTACAGCATCAACGAGGAGTGGCGATGCAGCGAGCTTCAGGCCAATCAGTTGGTAAAACTTTTGAAGCATGCCTTGGATCAAAGCATGAACGTGATTGTGCACTGTCATGCTGGAGTTTGTCGCAGTGGAGCTGTTTGCGAAGTTGGCGTGATCATGGGCTTTCAAGATACTGAAGGATATAGAGCGCCCAATCTCTTGGTCAAGAACCGCATGCTGCAAGCTCTGACGCTTGACAACTGATTGTTGCAGATTTGCTAATTGCAATTCTAGCAACTTTTTTGGTTGACCAATTATTCTCAATTCTATATAATACAAGTATAGTGAATAACAAGGAGTCGACAATGTCTAAACTGCTGATTACAACCCAAGTCTACGAAAACTACGCATGGCGCGAAGACGGCACTATCGGCAAGGGCGATGACGCCTACTGGAAGGCCAAAGGTGGCAACGACTACGTGGTCAAGAACATTTCATGGAAGACCGAGGCTGACTTCCAGAATGCTCTTAAGATACTAGCAGAAGTCAAACCCAAGATCGAGTGCGACAACGATTACTTCCGTGAGACTGCTATTGGTTGGGAAGTAGTAGCAGATGATTACCTAACTGAGTTTGAACGTAGTCAATTGGAGTACGAAGGTAAGATTACTTACCCAGCTACTGAATTGTCAGTAGCATAATATTACAAGGAGAACCAGATGCCAGCAGTGTTTTTAGTCAGTGACACGCATTTTGGTCACGCTGGCGTTTGCCGCTTCATGCGCAACGATGGTGTGACAAAACTGCGACCTTGGGACGACCCCGAGGAGATGGACGAGTTTATGGTCAAGGCTTGGAACGAACGTGTTCGGCCTAACGACAAAGTCTATCACCTAGGTGATGTTGTTATCAACCGCAGAGCTCTGTCCACACTTTCTCGTTTAAACGGCGACAAGGTGCTGATACGTGGTAACCACGATATCTTTCGTGACACAGAATATAGAGAGCACTTCCGTGAACTACGTGCATACCATGTTATGAACGGAATGATACTAAGTCATATTCCCATACACGAAGAAAGTCTGGGTCGCTTTGGTACCAACATACACGGTCATCTTCATGCTAACAGAGTTATGAAAGATGGTGCAGTTGACGTTAGATATCATTGCGTCTGCGTAGAACAAACAGACTTTGCCCCTATCCTGTTTGAAGATGTGATCAAACGTATAGAAGCAGAAGGTGGGTCAGTGGGTTTTCAAAATGGAAATCATGGTGTAAGTTGAACCGGGCTGTGTCCTTAGTGACACAGCCTTTTTTCTTGGGTACCTATAAATATAATTTTGGAACCCATCATGAAAATCCTAGGCGCGGCGGTACTGTTTGCGGCTCTATCTGTGCAGGCACAAGAAATTTTCACTGTGACAACTTTGACCAATTGTTCAAATTGGGACTCTATAAATGCCATGTTATCCAGTTATCATGAGCAACCCATGTTGCAGATGACTGCTTTGCGTAGGATAGACAATCAAGAAGTCATGGTGCAGTCAATTTTGTTTGCTAATAAAAATACCGGATCCTACAGTTTAATTGAAAAGTGGAACGACGAGCAGTTCTGTCTAGTGCAGGTGGGACAAGATCTTAAACCACATTCTGCTGGCCGATAGCAAATTTCTATCTGCGCATGTGGTACAGTAAATAGTCCACATGCAAAATATGTTTGATTTGAAAATCTACGAATACGCAGCTCGCAAAGCCTATTTGTTAGAACGCAATAATGTGGGCAAAGATCCTGTGTATGACCAACGTAATATTCTAAGTTGGCAGCGCAGTTATGCAAACATACGTGACCAATCTTGGCCCGATTGCAACCAACCCAAAGACTTTGATCTGCTGCCAGATTTTATCAAACAAGAATGCATGACCATGCATAACTTCAGCGCGGATCATTGGTTGGATCTAGATATTCCGTTTGATCAATTTGAAAGTGATAGTACTTGGCAGCTGGACGATTTTGACCGTACGAGATTACAATTAGCAATTCTAGATAATCTTGATGCAATACAGAACAAGTCAGTGATTGATTTTGCCACACACATAGGATTGTTTGGTGCGCTGTGCTTGCACCACGGAGCATCGTGGGTGACCTTGACAGATGTTAAAGAATCTGGATTGGGTATAGCGCAGGAAATGTGTTCTCTAATTGATCCGGATAAAAAGCGTTTTCAAACTATAAAAAGTGATATCAATGACCTATCACACACTCAACAATTATGTACGGACATTGACACTGTGATACTGCCAGCAATCATGAACATTGTTACTGATCATTATGGTATCATGAGAGCAGTCACGCACCATCGTCCAACTGCTGTAATCATACAAAACTGGTGCCCGCAAAACATTGTGCATAGTTTGGATCCTCTGGTTTATTGGTGGCAGGAAAACACACAGGTGTCTTGGAAAGCCTATCATGCTACAGACACACTAATCAGAGTGGGCTGCCCGAATCAGGCTTGGTTTGATGCTGTGATGCAGGACTTTGATTACTCACTACGCAAACATCACTTGACTCGTTTACAGTCTCCTTTCGCTGCCACAACCGAAGGCAATGTTTTTGATTTTTACACATTAGTTTACCATTTAAACCATGACCAGTGACAAGCGACACATTGTAATAGTCAGCTTGCCATATCAGACTCCGGGTTGGCCAGCCACTGCTCCTGCACTGCTCAGTTCCTGTCTTAATCAAGCAGGCATTGCTGCTGTGCCAGTAGACCTTGCGGCAGAATTCACTGCGGAATTTATTGATAAACCATACTGGCCTGAACTGCTGTTTTATATCAGTCAAGGTCCCAGCAATGAACGCAAGCTGCCAAGAAGAGTACTCATAGACATTTTAAAATGGAACCGTAAACAACTGCTGGCCATCCGAGATCGGTTTGATCCAGAAGTGATTGGTCTAAGTGTGTTCAGTGTCATGAGTGAAACCTATCTCACACTCATGTGTTATAGCATTAGACGTTGGTTGCCTGGTGTGAAGATTCTAGCAGGTGGCCGTGGTCTAGAAATCTTGACTCAAGGTGAGTACACCGGTGATACACACGCCACAGGTTCAAGAGCTCGTTGGTTGGTAGAACGCGGCATGATTGACTGTGCGGTTACAGGCGATGCTGAAAGCTTTATCATTGATGTGATTAAACAGGACATGTATGGACTGGTTGATTCACCTCCGCAGACTTCCGCGGATCTCAATGCAGTGCCTATTCCAGACTGGCACAATTATGATTTTGATCTTTACCAAAGATTCAATCCTGGTGACAGGTATCTCTTGATCACTGACAGCAAAGGTTGTGTACGTCGCTGTACATTTTGCGATGTGGAACATCTATGGCCCAAGTACATATTCAAAGACGGAGAACTGCTGGCCAAAGAGATGATTGCAAGCCATGAACGCACAGGCATTGACTTTTTTAGATTCAGCGGTAACTTGATAAACGGTAGTATACCAAACTATCGTAAAATGAATCAATATCTGGCTGATCATTTGCCAAGAACCTTGCGTTACAGTGGCTACGCTATCTTTCGCGGACGAGAAAATCAACCGCCTAGAGATTTTGCTCTTGCGGCTGAAGCTGGATGTCAGGAATGGATAATTGGAGTTGAGAGCGGAAGCGAGCGTGTGCGCTATGACATGCGTAAAAAATTCAGCAACGCTGACATTGATTATACTGCACATCAGTTACATGACAATGGTATAAAGCAAATTTGGTTGTTCATGGCCGGCTATCCCATGGAGACTGAACAAGATTTTGAACAAACACTGGATCTACTGCGCCGATATCGGCATTGGGCACATGATGGACTGTTGAGTGTGAGCATATCCAGTCCGTTCACTCTAGGCGATCAAGTGCCACTGACCAATGACGATCGACTGCGTGATCATTATCAATTTGAGCGAGAGCATGTGGTCAAGGGATGGAGTCATATCTTTTGGAACACTCCAACCAATCCAGACAACAACTATCAAACTCGATTCAATAGATATAAAAGATTTCTAGAGCTACAGCACGAATTGGGCTTTGGTGATAGAGATGGCCAAGAGGCCGAGCGCATGTTGCGTGAACAACAAGAGGTTTATGATCAATATGTCCAAGCCAAAAAACTTGCAAAAACTTTCGTTTTACGTAAAATATAAGGGCACCCCCGAGAACGTCAAATGGTTGATTCTCGGAGACTATGTCTATCGAGAAAAAGTCAACATAGACACAGAACGTTTTGATTTTGAACATGACCCCAGATCAATCTCACAGATTGGAATAGAAATTCTTGAAAGATCAGATCATGAAAGTGCTGTGATAGTGGAACGTGTGGAATTGGATAACGAGCCTTTGGCGGATTTAGATCATTATTCTGTGTATCGTTTGAAGTCCGGTGGCGTAAAACGCACTTATGGATACCTAGACGAACCAGGTGTTTGTGTGTTCAAGATTAGATACAATCCGGTGGTGCACAACTTTGTGTTGTACAGCCTGCCCGAGATTAAATATTGAATGGAATTGGTATCTATTTTCAAAGGCCCAATAGCACTCTTGATCACAGCAGTGGGTGGTTATTTTACATGTAAAATAATCGCCTGGATTGTGTTGCGTAACGACAGATAATATCATACTTTTCTCTTAAATAAATTATTCACAAAAGGCATAACCAGATGAACATGGATCAAACTGCTGTTTTTTTAGCTTCTTCAATACTGCTGGCTATCAGCAGTATAGTGCTTGTTGGCGCTGTTCTTATAATCAATAACCTGATTTCAAAATATTGGAAATCCTGGGGCTGGCGTATCAACCCCTATGATGAAACCAGCATGCGTTACTATGCCAAAGAAGAACTGGAAAAAAACAACACCAACTCCAATAACAATAAAGGTGCCAAGTGAGTCATGATTGTTTACATACACGGAGCCAGTGCCACAGCTGAAAGCTTCAGCTTCATAAGGCAATTTGTCAGGGATGAATTTGAGGAACCTGACATCATGCTTGAGTACCGCAGTGACAACGGCTTTGACAACAATCTAGCCCTAATGAAGGGCCGTCTTGATGATGCAGAACGTTTGTTCTTTATCAGCCACAGCCTGGGTGGCATCTACAGTTTATATCTAGCAGACTACTATAAAGAAACCACACGAGGCGGCGTAAGTCTAAGCACACCTTATGGTGGCAGCGAACAAGCAGATTTTGCTAAATATTTTTTACCGTTTAATAGGTTAATGAAAGATATTGGTACCATGAGCATGCCCATGGTAGACGCTAGACAAATTGCTTCGCCAAAAAACTGGACGCAAATAGTAACCACAGCGGGTGAAAGTCCCTGGATCAAAGAACCAAATGATGGCGTGGTCACTATCAAAAGCATGCGTCAAAGATCAGATATAGAATTACTTGAGCTGCCTTTTAATCATTATGAAGTGGTGTTGAGTAGTCAAGTGGTGGACACAATACTAGCAAGAATACACGCAGCATTTTAGGAAACTTATGTGGGATCATACGTCTGGGTTCTTGTTGTTTTAGTAGCAGCAGATGGCGAATGGCGTGATTGGAAATCTTTTGCTCGCAGAGAAGAATGTGAAGAAATACTGCCAGTATTGATTCATCACAGAGAAGATAAAATTCAAGCTCGTTGTGAACAAAGATTGGTAGAAAAATAACAATGGGCACAGAACAATTGTATTTTATCATTGGAGTTCTTTTAGGATCCATATTTACGGGATGCTTGCTTGGTGTGTTATTTGCACTATGGTATGAAACTTACCATCATAAAATAGATGAAGATTAATACTAGGTTGAGTAATTTGACATGCTGCAAAAATAAATGTAAAATTCAAGTATTGTTGTAATTCCTTCAAAGCGAAGGCATTCTGGACGCGGGTTCGACTCCCGCCTGGTCCACCAAAAGCATACTATAGTGACGCTGGGGAAGAGTAAGAGTCAGCGGTTAATAAATCTTCCAAGTATGCTTTTGATGGGCCAGTCAAGGTTTCGACAGGGTGAGATAGTAGAGAAGGCAACACGAAAGGCGATGGACGTAATCCAAGCAAAATAGTAACTGCAAACGCAGCTAACGACGAGGTTTTCGCTCTAGCAGCCTAACCTCCGAGGCAACTATGCCTTGTCACCCAAAATAGTAAGCCCGCTTCGGCGGGCTTTTTCATGAAAATATTTTCAAAATTGTAATAGGATTGTAATGTTACTGTGTTTAAATAAAAATAAAATGAAAACCTATCGCACAATTTTTATATCCGACGTTCACCTAGGTACCAAGGACTGCAAGGCTGAACAACTCAACAATTTTCTCAAACACAACTCCTGCCAAACATTGTATCTCGTGGGCGACATCATCGATGCTTGGAAAATCAAGCAGAACAAATGGCGTTGGAAACAGAGTCATACCAATGTGGTGCGCCGTGTACTAGGACATGCCAAACGAGACACTCGAGTGATTTACGTTCTAGGCAACCATGATGAATTTCTAAGACCATTTTTAAATTACAATCTAAACTTTGGCATGATAGAAATGACCAACCAATGCGAACACATTGGAGCAGATGGCAAACATTATCTGGTTACCCACGGTGACTTGTTTGATGGTATTACAAGACTGGCGCCTTGGCTTAGTATATTAGGAGATAAAGCATACGATTTCATTCTTGGCCTTAACAGCAGATTTAATTGGTTGCGCCATAGGCTTGGTTTTGGCTATTGGAGCCTTTCTTTTTTCCTCAAGCATAGAGTCAAAAGAGCAATAGACTTTATATTCCAGTTTGAACGAAATCTAGCCGCATATTGTAAGAAGCGTGGCTTTGACGGCGTGATATGCGGACACATACATCATGCTGAAATCAAAGAAATAGACGGTGTTACATATATGAACGATGGTGACTGGGTTGAAAGTTGCACAGCCTTGGTTGAACATCACAATGGGACGTGGGAAATCATAAGCTGGACTCAGGAGAGCGACAGTGTGGTTGATGATATTGATAGCAGTGCACCTAAACGATCCAAAAGACATTCCGGCTAGGGTGCAAATGGAGTTTGAAACTCAGCAGGCATGCGAACGTGCAAAAAGCAGTCTCGCATATTGGGTAAAATTTGAATCCTTTAAGGTGGTAGCAGAATGCAAAAAACAATTTTAATAGTCACAGACAATTTACCGGAGCAGATCAATGGTGTGGTTACGACCTATAAGAATATTGAGACGCTTGCGGTTCGGGACAACTATCGTGTTGTATATCTTGATCCCGGGCGGTTCAGCTATGTTAGTTGCCCTGGCTACAACGAAGTCAAGATTGCCTTTCCCAGGAAAGTGGGCGAGATACTTGAGGAGATCAATCCGGATCATATCCATATCGCCACCGAAGGTCCTTTGGGTCTGCGTGTTAGACAATATCTTGACAAACACAATTATAGGTACAACACTGCTTATCATACTAAGTTTCCAGAAGGACTTAGAAAACTGTTTGGTATCCCTGAAGCAGTTACTTGGCCTTTAGTGCGATGGTTTCACAAACACTCGGGTAAGGTTTTAACTACCACAGACACCATGGTTAAAGAATTGAAGGAACATGGTTTTGATGGCGAAATTATTTCATGGACACGCGGTGTAGATCGTGAGATTTTTCATCCAGGGCATAGAAATAGCTCACACGAACCTTATCTGTTGTGTGTAAGTCGTGTGAGCAAGGAAAAAAATCTTGAAAGATTTTTTGAGCTTGATTATAGAGGCTACAAAAAAATCATGGTAGGTGATGGCCCCATGCTGGAGACCTATCGTAAACAGTATCCCGAAGTGCATTTTACAGGATACAAAACTGGTATTGACTTGGCCAAATATTATGCCAATGCCGATGTGTTTGTGTTTCCTAGTCAATGGGAAACCTTTGGCATTGTCATGATAGAAGCCATGGCCTGTGGAACACCAGTGGCAGCGTTTCCTTGTCAAGGACCAGAAGATGTGATTGATGAGGGCATCACTGGCTGTATGAACACTGACCTAAAACAAGCAGTAAAAGATGCTTTCATGTTGGATAGGCATCAGGTATGGCAAGGTAGTCACAGATGGAGCTGGGAATCTGCTTGGGAAATTTTCCGCAATAATTTGGTGAAATTACATTAAATTTGTAACACTGCTGTAATACTTCTGTGTTTAAATATATTGTGCATTGCACATAAATTGGAGATTACAGTATGAAAAAATTACTCGCACTATTGGCAACTTCTTTGGCTATTTCAGCATCAGCTGCTGATTTAACTGGAGCAGGTGCAACTTTCCCCTATCCTATCTATTCAAAATGGGCTGAATCATATAAAGCAGCCACAGGCATTGGCCTGAATTATCAATCAATTGGATCAGGTGGTGGTATTCGTCAAATCAAGGCCAAGACCGTGGACTTTGGCGCATCAGACATGCCATTGAAAATTGAAGAACTAGACAAAGAAGGCTTGATGCAGTTCCCAGCTATCATTGGAGGCGTTGTGCCTGTAGTGAATCTTGAAGGAATCGAGGCAGGGCAACTTAAACTAACCAGTGACGTGATTGCCAACATTCACCTTGGTAAAATTACAAAATGGAATGATCGTGCAATAGCAGATCTAAATCCTGGTGTGAGTCTTCCTGCTTTGAATATCACTGTGGTACATCGTGCAGATGGTTCAGGTACTACATTCATTTGGACCAACTATTTGAGCAAGGCCAATGCTGATTTTCAAAAAGCAGTTGGCGAAGGCACAGCAGTTAAATGGCCAACTGGTGTAGGCGGTAAAGGCAACGAAGGTGTTGCTGCACAGGTGCAGCGTATCAAAGGTGCGTTTGGTTACATTGAATATGCCTACGCTAAGAAAAACAAAATTGCCCATGCACAATTGAAAAATCGTGATGGTAACTTTGTACAACCAGATGACAGTACATTTAAAGCCGCAGCAGCAGGTGCTGATTGGGCAAATGCTCCTGGCTTTTATCAATTGCTAACTTGGCAAACAGGTAAAGATGCTTGGCCAGCCACAGGTGCAAGTTTCATCATCATGCACCGTCAGCAAGCGGATGCTGTAACAGGTCGTGCTATTCTTAAATTCTTTGATTGGTCATTTAAAAATGGCAGCAAGATGAGTGAAGAACTTGAGTATGTACATTTGCCAAATAGTGTAGTAAAATTGGTACAGGACAACTGGAAGGCTCAGTTAAAAGGTGCCGACGGTCAGCCTATTTGGAAATAAGGACAAACAATGAAAAATCTTAAAAAACTAAGTGTTGCTATCGCTTTGAGTTTTTGTTTTGGCGCAGCACACGCAGATGAGTATGTTGATACTCTGAATATCTTGCGAGAAAAAGGCATTCTGTCACAGAAGGAATATGATTCTAAACTAGAAACCTATCGTGACAAGCAAGAAAATAAACAGTTCAACCAGTCAAGAATTGACAAAGACATTCGCGACAACAACAACTATCGTGTGAGCAAGGCCAACGATGGTTCAGTTCTAGAGAATGGACTTGGCATCAAGAGCAAGGATGGAAACACCACTGCTCAGTTCACTGGTCGTATCCACATGGACTATAGAAACTACAGCCCAGACTACGCTACAGGTCAAACCACTGACTCTTACGCAAACACCATGGAAATGCGTCGTGGACGTTTTGGTATTCGTGGACAAATTGCCAAGGACTTCAAATATCAGCTGCTGGCAAACTTTGGCAATGATGTAGGCGCTGGTTCAACCTCCACAACCATTGATGAGTTCTGGGTCAACTATGATGCCAATCCAGCTGCACAATTGCAGTTTGGTACATTCAAGATGCCATTCAGTCTTGAGCAATTAACCAGCTCTAATAATATAGACTTCATGGAACGCAGTCTAGTGGGCAACACTGATGGTGAGTTTATTCCTGCTAAAGAAACTGGTGTGATGATTCATGGTGTGCCTGCTGTGGGCTTTACCTATGCACTTGCAGCCAGCCGTGGTCGTGCCAACAAGGATGCCACAGTTGACGGTGTTGATTTAATTGGTCGTTTAACTACCAACGTTGCAGAAATCATTCAGAACAAAGACATGGTCGTGCATCTAGGCGGTGCTTACAGTCAAGGCAGCATCAAAGGTGGCGTAACTCCAGCAAGTGGCCGCACTGAAGCAAGATTGCACAGTGGCTGGTTCACTGGCAGTGCATTAAGTGGTGAGACCGAACGCACACGCCAAGGACTAGAGGCTGCATTTGCCTATCGTGCTCTCAAGGTACAAGGTGAAATGTTCAACTTCAAATATGATCCCACCACTGGTGTTGATCGTGAAATCCAAGGTAACTATGTGCAAGCAGTGTACAACCTGACTGGTGAAAATCACAACTATCGTAATGGTGTGTTCAACTGGATCAAACCAAACACCGCAGTCACAGCAGGTGGCACAGGTGCTTGGCAAGTGGGTGTACGTGCCAGCGAGTTTGACGCCAGTGATATCACAGTAGCAGCAGGCAAAGCCAATCGTGCAACTGCAATGACCTATGGTGTGACCTGGTTCTGGAACGATAATGTGCGTTTCTTGTTGAACTATGTTGACACCAAATTTGACAGTGCAGTTGGCTCGTCAGGTGGTCGTGTGAACGGCGATCGAGCAGTGATGCTAAGAGGTCAATTGAGTTTCTAATCGAGCACAAGCATAGAGTGCTGCGGGAACTCGTAACCCGCAAAAGCCCGCAAGGGCTTTTTTTATCCAAAAAACTTGCTTTGCACATGATTAAAATGTTATAAATAACCTTTGCACAGTGCTCAGGTGAGACTGTGCATACTTTCTTGCTTATTTTTAAAGGAGAAGGCAACGATGAAAATCAAACCTCTGCATGATCGCGTGATAGTAAGAGTGCAAGACTCTGAAACACGTACAACAAGTGGCATTGTTATTCCCGACAACGCTAAAGAAAAACCAACCACAGGAGAAGTTCTTGCTGTTGGACCTGGTCACTATGACAACGGCTCTTTTGTAGCTACCACAGTTACCGAAGGTGCACGTATTTTGTTTGGACAGTTTGCCGGACAAAAAGTCAAGGTAGAAAACGAAGAATACACTATTCTTCGCGAAGAAGATATTCTAGCAGTATTAGCCTAAGGAGAAAAACAATGACAGCAAAATCCATTCGCTTTGGCGAAGACAGCCGTTCTAAATTGGTAAATGGCGTTAACATTTTAGCCGATGCAGTAAAAGTTACCCTGGGACCAAAAGGTCGCAATGTGGTGATCCAAAAAAGTTTTGGTGCTCCACACGTGACCAAAGATGGCGTGACAGTGGCCAAAGAAGTTGAACTAAAAGACCCCGTGGAAAACATGGGTGCTCAAATGGTCAAAGAAGTAGCAAGTAAAACAGCAGACAAAGCCGGTGATGGTACTACCACTGCCACAGTGTTAGCTCAAGCCATTGTGCGTGAAGGTGTCAAGCATGTGGCAGCAGGCATGAATCCCATGGATCTCAAGCGCGGTATCGAACAAGCTGGTTCTGCAATCATTGCTGAACTTGAAAAAATTTCCAAGCCCTGTGCTACCAACAAAGAAATTGCTCAAGTAGCAGCTCTGAGTGCCAACTCAGATACCAGCATTGGTAATATCATTGCCGAAGCCATGACAAAGGTGGGCAAAGATGGTGTGATCACTGTTGAAGATGGCAAGAGCCTGGAAAACGAACTTGAAGTAGTTGAAGGCATGCAATTTGATCGTGGTTATCTAAGTCCTTTCTTTATCACCAATCAAGAAAAACAGCGTGTGGTGTTGGATAATCCTTACATCTTGCTGTTTGACAAAAAAGTATCAAACATTCGTGATCTATTACCTGTGCTTGAGCAGGTGGCCAAGTCTGGTCGTCCGTTGTTGATCATTGCTGAAGATGTTGAAGGCGAGGCGCTGGCCACTCTGGTAGTGAATAGCATGCGTGGCATTATCAAGAGTTGCGCAGTGAAAGCACCTGGCTTTGGTGACCGTCGCAAGTCCATGCTGGAAGACATCGCTATCCTAACCGGTGGCACTGTGATTGCTGAAGAACTGGGACTGTCGCTTGAGAAGGCCACTCTCAATGATCTAGGCAGTGCTCGTACTGTGGAAATCGCCAAAGATGACACAATCATTATTGATGGTGCAGGTGACAAAGCCAAGATTGATGCCAGAGTAGCCACAATCAGAGTGCAGATTGAAGAAGCTACGTCTGACTATGATCGTGAGAAGCTGCAAGAACGTGTGGCAAAACTGTCTGGTGGTGTTGGTGTAATCCGCGCAGGCGCTGCCACTGAAGTGGAAATGAAAGAAAAGCGTGATCGTATTGATGACGCACTGCATGCTACTCGTGCTGCTGTGGAAGAAGGTGTTGTGGCTGGTGGTGGCGTGGCTCTGCTTCGTGCACGTCGTGCTCTCAAGAATCTACAAGGAGCTAATGCTGACCAAGATGCAGGTATCAAGATTGTGTATCGTGCATGCGAAGAGCCATTACGTGCGATTGCGTTCAATGCAGGTGCCGAGCCAAGTGTGGTAGTAAACGCAGTGGATGCAGGCGAAGGCAACTTTGGTTACAATGCTGCTACAGATCAGTATCTTGATCTTGTGGAAGCAGGTGTTATTGACCCAACCAAGGTTACTAGAACTGCCTTGATCAATGCAGCATCTATCGCTGGCATGTTATTGACCACTGAATGTGCAATCAATACCATTCCAGAAGATAAACCAGCTGCTGGCATGCATCCAGAAATGGGCATGATGTAATCCTGACCCGCCCTAGTGGCGGGTTTATCATATCTGTTGTGAGAAAGACATTTCCGTGTTATAATCATAACTAAACAATTGGAGTGAAAATGTCTAATTTACCACAGAGAGATGCAATCAGTTTAAGCAGTGAGGACACAGTGCACAAATTGGGTAACCAGTTTGACGCTGTGTTAGTTTTAAGTCAACGCATTAGAGAAATCAAATCCGGACATGCACCAATGGTAAATCAAGGCAATACACCATTGAGCACTACCATGCATGAAATACAAGCAGGCAAGGTCAATAGATCCTGGTTGCTGCGTGAACCGCCCGAAACTAATTCAAGGAACAAAGGACGCCGATGAAAGCCAACAAACATTTTAAACTATCCAAACCCAGCAAAATGCAGGCCGCTACGATTATTGATGCCAACAAGCGTCACCATTTTATCAGCAGCATGGTACAAGCAGAAATGCAATCTAGAATGGCACCACCTAGAGCAAACAGAAACGAACGTAAGGACTTTCATAAATGACAGATTATCGCATAGCAGACATTGGTCTAGCAGACTGGGGTCGTAGAGAAATAGCCATTGCTGAACACGAAATGCCCGGACTGATAAGTGTTCGAGACAAATACCGTGATGCCAAACCATTAGCAGGTGCTCGCATTGCTGGCAGCTTGCACATGACCATTCAAACTGCTGTGCTAGTTGAAACCTTGGTTGAGTTGGGTGCCGAAGTGCGCTGGAGTTCTTGCAATATTTTCAGCACACAGGATCATGCGGCTGCGGCTTTAGCTGCTCGTGGAATTCCTGTGTTTGCATGGAAAGGTGAAACCGAAGAAGAATACTGGTGGTGTATTGAACAAACACTGTCAGGCCCTGATGGATGGTTGCCCAACATGCTGCTTGACGACGGTCACGATCTCACAGCATGGGTACATGATCGTCATCCAGAACTGCTGCCTGGCATAGTAGGTGTTAGTGAGGAAACCACTACTGGTATTCACAAACTAGTGGAACGAGTCCAAGCAGGCACACTAAAGTTACCAGCTATCAATGTAAATGATTCAGTGACCAAGGCCAAGTTTGACAATCTGTATGGTTGTCGCGAAAGTCTTGTTGATGCTATCAAACGTGCAACTGATGTCATGATCGCAGGCAAGATAGCTGTGGTAGCAGGCTATGGTGATGTAGGCAAGGGTTCAGCTCAGGCATTACGTGCGTTGTCAGCACAGGTATGGATCACTGAAATTGACCCTATCTGTGCTTTACAAGCGGCCATGGAAGGCTATCGTGTGGTCACAATGGACTATGCGGCCGAACATGCAGATATCTTTGTTACTGCCACAGGCAACATCAATGTGATCAATCGTGATCATATGCTGCGCATGAAAAACAATGCTATTGTGTGTAACATTGGTCACTTTGACAGCGAGATTGACATTGCCGGCATTCAATCGTGGCATTGGCAAGAAATCAAGCCCTTGGTTGATCATGTTACCCGACCTGACGGTATTAAGATTATAGTGTTAGCTAAAGGACGATTGGTAAACCTTGGCTGTGCTACAGGACATCCAAGCTATGTGATGTCAAACAGTTTTACCAACCAGGTGTTGGCGCAGATTGAACTTTGGCAACATTCTGACCGGTATCAACCTGGACAGATTTATTTACTGCCCAAGCACATGGATGAAGAAGTGGCTAGACTTCATTTGGCACATGTGGGCGCAGAACTTACCACCCTCACTGATGCCCAAGCAGAGTACATCAATGTACCTGTGCAAGGTCCCTTCAAACCAGAAACATACCGTTATTAAAATTGCAAGTGCCATCGCGCACTTGCACTCCTTGACCAAAAAATCCAGTTCCTTTATACTGTAATTGTAGCAGTTGACAGGAGACACATGATGTTTTGGTTTCTTATTGTTTTAGCAATTATTATTTGGATTGTAAGTCGCCCTAAAGGAGATTAACATGCCCGAAGTCAAAAGCCCTGGTCCTCTGTATAAAGTAACAATGACTGAGTATGAACGCGGTTATGGACAGCGTCCGATGGGTGTTAAGTATTTTACAACAGAACAAGAAGCTGAACAATTCTGTTACAATTATAACAACCCGCCCGGTGATCCTGATAACTTCTTCCGTGCTCGTTACGAAAAAGTTGCTTGATTAGCAACATAAAAACGGTTGGCCAATTATTCCCATTTTCATATAATATTGGTATAGTAACTGATAAGGAGTTGTAAATGTCCAAAACTTTCACTTTTGCGGGCACATGTGTTGTTGATAATGTAACTGTTTACAAATTTGCAAATGATGCAGGTCGTGCTGCGGTACTAGAAAAACTTGGTGCTAAAGACGTAAACATGATCAAACTGCCGTTTGCAATGGGCAAGGACGAAGCAATAGATTGGCTCACCTCACAAGGCATCACTGCTGGATGGCGTCGTGCTGCTAAAATTGCACAGTCTGCTAAGCCTGCTAAAAAGGCAACTGTTGCAAAAGTAGCAACTCCTGTTGCGAAAGTCAAACGTGTAGGCGATGCGCCGCGCAAAGGACAAGATCCAGAAGAGTTTATGCAGCAATGGTGGGCCAAACAAGAAGCCTTGGTGGGCGATCGTTTTACTTCCAAAAAGGCAGCCTAACTAGTACAGGAGCTTGTATGATCATAGAACTACACGGCCTTACAGAAAAGCAAATGGCCTTTTGTGAAATAATGTGGGCTATAGAAACCATGGAAGGTGTGGAAAGTTTCATCAGCACACTGCCAGTTAACGATCAAAATACCTGTAACACACTTATCGAGTTGATGCGACTCAGCTTATTAGACTCAGTGGATGATTTTGATAGTGCTGACACGGTTATTGAAAGAATTCGAAACAAACAATAGTCAAGGAGGAATTGATGCGAGTGGCACACGATTTTGGCACGGTTCGTATCGTCTATGACGGTGATCCAATGTCTCGGGCATACGACATCCGTGTAGAATGGATGCAAGATGGTGAATGGAAACTGTTTAGTGGACACAACTCCTTGTCTTGTGATTATGCTTTTACCAACGCACGAGAAGACGCGGAGCGAGCTGTAAAGAAGATGGCTGTACAAGCTACCGAGGCTGAATAAAATGAGCACCACATGGTCTGCTGAATCTGTTTGGGCTGCTGCTGCCTTGGCTGATAGGATGAACAGTGGCGAATATCTGCGAGCCACGGAATGGCTAGAAGCTTACATGGAGGACGACCACAAGGTTGTTCGAGAAAAGCGCAAGTCTAACAAAGAAATCATGCGTGATGCACTAAGGCATCCAGAAATGCTTACGGACGCCGATCGTGAGGTTGGACATCAAGCATTGCAATGGTTACGCAAAGCATCTGTTATCAAGGCACTCAAAGGCACTGCTAACGGGTTTGAAAAAAGGCTAGGTGAAGTGCTTGCGTTCTCTAGTTTCAGAGACACGCATGCATCAGAAATGGCTCTTGTGGCCAGTCAAATCAGTGCATGGCGTCGCGGTGTGTATGAAGAAAAAATGAGCGCCGATATTGTTAATCAACCATTAGCAGATGTAGGTCAACGTGTTCATGCTCAGGTGCATGTGGTTAAATCAATCTATAGCAACAATTATAACTGCTGGTTTATCACTGCGTTAACATCTTGTAAACATCTTGTGTTCTTTAGTTACAAGAACAACATGACAACTGGACAAGAGTCCAAAATCAAAGGCACTATAAAAGGATTTAGGAACAAAAGTACCCAGTTGAACAGAGTCACAGTGCTTGACCAGTAAATCAAATATTCGTATAATACATGCTGTAATGTTTAGTTGACGACTGTAATAAAATTTTTCTAGGAGCTACAATGTCAGATTCACGCACAGTAACAATCAAGCAAGCTCGTAAGAGCATTAACAAGGCATTCGCGGTAAAGCGTCCGCTGTTCTTGTGGGGTCCTCCTGGTATTGGCAAGAGTGATGTGGTAGCTCAGGTAACCGAAGACATGGGCGGTTTCATGATCGATCTGCGACTGGGTCAGATGGAGCCTACTGACATTCGCGGTATTCCATATTACAACAAGGAAATTGGCAAGATGGATTGGGCTCCTCCTATTGAGCTGCCTGATCAAGAACTGGCCGACCAGTATCCTATAATCGTGTTATTCATGGACGAAATGAATTCTGCGGCACCAGCAGTACAGGCAGCTGCCTATCAATTGATTCTTAATCGACGCATTGGCAAATATCACTTGCCAGACAACGTGGTGATGATTGCAGCAGGCAATCGCGAAAGTGACAAAGGTGTAACATATCGTATGCCTACACCGTTGGCAAATCGTTTTATTCACCAAGAGCTCAAGCAAGACTTTGCATGCTGGCAAGAGTGGGCTGTTGAACACAAGATTCACAAAGACGTGATTGGTTATCTGAGTTTTGCCAAGCAGGACCTGTATGACTTCGACAGCAAGAGTGCAAGTCGTGCTTTTGCAACACCACGTACCTGGAGTTTCGTAAGCGAAATTCTTGCTGATGAAGACCTTGATGATGACACTGCGACCAACTTGATTGCAGGTACCGTGGGCGAAGGTCTTGCAGTGAAATTTGCAGCACATCGCAAGGTTGCTGCCAAGATGCCCAAGCCAGAAGATATCCTTGCAGGCAAGGTGAAAGAACTAAAGGTGAAAGAAGTCAGTGCCATGTATTCCTTGGTCACTTCCATGTGCTACGAGCTGAAGGATGCACACGAAAACGGCATGGACGAAAAGACTTTTAACAGCATGGCTGATAACTTCTTCCGTTTCATGATGGATAACTTCGAAACAGAAATTGTTGTGATGGGTGCTCGTGTTGCACTGACCACATATGACTTGCCCTTCCAGCCCAGCAAGCTCAAGAACTTTGATGAGTTCCATGAGCGTTACGGCAAGTACATTCTGACTGCTAGTTCGAATTCCTAACACGATGCAGGTCAGACGTGGCGCAGTGTATGCCTAGATCCCAAAAGGTTTGATGGCGCAAGGGTGCTACCACAAGGTGGCACCCTTTTTGTTTAAGAGAATCGCGCAACACAGGATGATCTTGTCCGGTTATGCACAGCTCATGGTCAATCACTAGTATGTTGATTTCAAAAACTGTTTCACTGGCACAGCCAAGCCAGTGCGGTATATGACTGTTAACCCAACGTGCAAACTCACTGTCGGGTGGATGAGTTTCACTGTGCCATGCACGCTGGTCTAGTCCTTGAAAGGTCTCATTAAGATAATGCACTTGCCAACCTGGAAAATGATGTTGAAAAAACAGTTGTTGAAATGCAAAACGTTCATGATCACGGCTGGCAGCTATCACACCCGGAGTAGGTGCACACCACCAACCGTCCAAATGACCAACATTATAGTAACGGCGTCTGGGCCTTTGGTCACAAAATCGAGTGAACCATGTTTCCGATTTATGCAAGTCTTCGATATGATCCACGCTATAATAAACCATATCACCCATGTCGTACACATTGGCTCCGTGATTGTCCGGTTGATCATGCGTGTGTACCAAGTTATTTTGAGATCTAACATGTGCAACTATAGATTCGTAACCGCTTGCACGATCATTGTTTAACACATACATGACATCTTGTAACATCAACAGATCATCACGCGGCGCCACTGGAGGCAAGGTCTGCGCAGGCACCAGGTTTATATCTGGGCGTAGAACTTGTACATCAAATGATGTAAGTATGTGGGCAAGGTGGTCAAGATCTTCTTGGGTTTCCTGTGCAATGATTTCTAACTCACGTCGAATATCAGTGTACTCTATCCAATCAAATCTGCCCGTGCTGTATGCACTACCCACAACCGCGGTGTGTAATCGATCCCAAGGTTTATTAATTGAAAACATTAATGTTATTTAAACTCTCAACATGAAACAATTACATAATGTTAGACGAACAGTGCGTTATAATCACACGTACATCAGTGAGTTGCTCGCAGGGGTAAGGCGGACATTTGGTAATCCAGGTGTTATCAAACGCTGGCACTTTATGGTACCGGTGGATCAAAAGATTGGCCCTGATGAAATATGGACCATTAACTTTTATTTTACTGATCCACGAGATATCACAATTTTCAACCTTAAGTTTCCCGAGAAGTCATATGAAACAGACACCGTATAAAATACAAAAACTTGATCATAGATTCAATTATCATGAGCACTTTGAGTACTACATCAGTTTTCACAGAACCAGTACCCGGGGTTCCGACGCATTGACATTTATCAAGGCTCAAAAATGGTTTGAGAAAACATATGGATGGAGTGCTGAAATACGTGCATGGTGTCAAATACTGGCTCACTGTGAATTGCAACACACTCTTTCGGGTTGGCGTAAACGACAGACTATAAAAGATTTGACCGGTTTTGAAAACAAAGATATTTTGAATCCCACTTGGAGTTGGACCAATGGTAAAACCGGAACAGAATACCGCATATACTGTGCTTCAGAAAAAGAAGTTGCTTTTTTTACATTATCTAGTCCGCTTGACCAATAAAGACAGATCATGTATAATATTGATATGCTAACAAGGAGCTGCTATGTCAAATAACACAACTGAGAATACAAAAGAACTTGCGAAAAAATTCCAAAACTTGATTGGCCCAAGTCCTCAAGGACGCGAGCTTGAAAATGTTATTGAACAGTTGAGAACTGCGCGAATTGGACTGTTGCTCAAGAGCAGTTTCTTTGGCAATCTAGCCACAAGGCTCAAACTGGTGCCTGCTGATGAATGGTGCAGCACCGCTGCCACAGATGGAAGAAACTTCTACTTCAATTCCAAGTTTATTAAAATGCTCGAACCTCGAGAACTAGAATTCTTGTTTGGACATGAAGTATTGCACTGTGTATATGATCACTTTGGACGTCGTGGATCGCGTGATCCGCAGTTGTGGAACGTGGCCAATGACTATTGTGTGAATGCAGATCTTAGAAAACATCATGTAGGCCAGTTTATTACCACTGTGCCTTGCCTTTACGATCAGAAATACGAAGGCTGGAGTAGCGAACAGGTTTACGATTATCTGTATGAAAATGCAGAAAAGCTCGACATAGACCAGTTGGTAGAACGCATACTCGACGAACACATGGACGGCGATGGTGACCAAGATGAAGATGGTAACCGTCCTAAAATCACTGACGAAGAACGTGCAAAGATCCGCGACGAAATCAAAGAAGCCATACTAAATGCAGCGTCAACCAGCGAAGCAGGTAACATCCCATTGGGTGTGCGTAGGCTGATCAAAGATCTTACTGAACCAGCGTTGAACTGGCGCGAACTGCTAAGGTTGAACTTGGAGAGCACGATCAAGAGTGATTTCAGTTGGATGCGAGCCAGTCGTAGAGGCTGGCACATGGATGCTATCATGCCTGGCATGCGCAACGACGAACAGATTGATATTGCTATCGCAATTGACGCATCAGGGTCCATAAGTGAGAAAATGCTCAAGGACTTTTTGAGTGAAGTACAGGGCATCATGGATCAGTTTCAACAGTTTCGTATCCATGTGGTCACATTTGACACAGAAGCATACAATCCAGTAACCTACACTTCGGACAATTTGGATACCATATGCGATTACGAAATCACCGGAGGCGGTGGTACCGACTTTGACTGTGTGTTTGATTACTTGAAAAAGGAACAGATTGAACCCAAGCGATTGGTTGTGTTCACAGACGGTTATCCGTTTGGTTCGTGGGGCGATGAAAACTACTCTGACACTCTGTGGATCATACACGGTACCAAAGAAATTGTACCTCCCTGGGGACAATATGCATATTATGAAAAGGCAACCACGTGATGATCAAAGCAATCTTGATCTATTTGCTTCTAAGCATCCTGTTTGGCTTGACTATAACCACTATCAGTAGATACACTGGCCAAGAACGACTAAGTTTGTTGAAAACTGTTGGATTTGCAATGTTGTTTAGTGTGTTAGCTCTGCTGACACTTTTTGTAATTGTTACTGTTTTTTAAGAGGGCATCATGAGGATTTTTTCATTTACTGTGTTTTTGATTTTTGCATTGGCTGTCATGGGAGGTGGTTGTACTCGTATTGAAACCGGCGAAGTGGGTGTGCGTATTGGATTTGACAAACAGATCCAACAAGGTGAACTATTACCAGGTAGCTTTAATCAAACCTTGATTGGTGATGTATTGACCTTTCCAATCAAGGATGTTAATGTCACTATCAATGACATGACTCCGTTGGCCAAAGACAACAGCACCATGAAAGACTTTGATGCAGTTGTGATCTACAACATCAATCAAGGCCAGGTCAGTGAACTATACAGCCAAAAGAGCAAGGCATTTCATGCTCAGCACAACGGTGATACCTATCTGATGTATAACTACATTGTTCAAAGTGCTCGAAATGCTGTGTACAAATCTGCACGTGAGTATGAAGCACTGGATATGAATGACAACCGTGCTGCCATTGAGCAACGGGTACGTGAAACCATTCAGCGTACTCTAGCTGATGAAAAGTTAGATGGTGCAATCACTATCAATCAAGTGCTAGTTCGTAACATTGTACCTGCGGATTCAGTTGTTGAGTCAGCTAATGCTCTAGTACGTGCCAAGAATGAATTCAAGCAGAAAGAAGTGGAAGTAAAAACAGCCGAAGCTGAGTCACGTAGGATGCAGGCTCTCAGTGCACAATCAGCAAGTTCGATTGCTTACATGAATGCACAAGCTGCTCTAAACATTTCCGAAGGCATCAAGAACGGTCGAGTACAGACTATTATTGTACCCAGCAACATGACTGGATTGATGATAAACAAATAACAGTCAATTTGCCCAAAACCCCGCAGATATTTTTAATCTGCGGGTTTTTCTTGAGTAAATATCCGTATGGAAAACACTACTATGGAAAATACACTACCCCAAAACGCAACTGAACAGGAAACCCCTGAATTGCCATCTATCAACGTGCAAGACTTGATTGTACTGCGATCCTGTATACAAGTGGCTGCACAGCGAGGCGCATTTCGTGCCGAAGAAATGCAGAACGTTGGCAAGGCTTTTGACAAACTAGACGCCTTTTTAAAATATGTGGAAACCCCACAAGATTTAACTACCAAAGCGGACGGTATTGGCCATGAATCTGTTCCAGTAGAATCACAACAAGGAGAATAAAATGTTTATAAAACACATTGGCAAACACAACGATCGCAAAGTAGCAGTTGTGTTTCGTACCATCCCGGGCATGGACCACATGTGCTTGGTAATCTATCCAGAAATCTTGCCAGCACACTGGCACGATTCAATTATGAAAGTTCTGGAAAGCGACGTTGGTCAACAGGCCGATGAGTTTGCAGATGCACTACATAGAAACCTACTGCCCGATGGTAGGAACATTCTAGAAACTCTGCATAGAGAAGGTATGTTAAAAAAGGTCAACACCGAGCAGGTTATCATGACACCTAGCACCAGCAGCACAGTTAGACTTGATGAGCTCAATAAAATTCTGGCAGATCTCAAGACTGGTGAAGATGCAAGGAAAAAACTCGCAGCAGAAGATGCCAATCGAGGCCTTGTGGATGCTGTGACCAAACGTGCAGCTGAAGCTGATTACAAAGCAGATCGCGCGGCCAAACAAGCGGCAATCAACAGTCAACTACAGGCTAATTCTAGTTCAGCTCTAAGCGATCAAGATCTAGCCAACAACATGTTGGCACAGGCCAAACGCATGGAAGGTGAAGCACAGACCATGATTGCCGAAGCAAGACGAATGAAAAAAGAAGCCGAAGCATTATATCCAAATGCCTTCCCAAAGGAGATCGCACAAGACACATCTACCAAGCCACGTCCCGTGGGACGACCAAAAAAACAGGTAGCAGTGGCACATGAATCTCAGTGATGATTTCTTCGAACGGTGGGAGCATATCATATCCGGTATTGATGAAAAAACAGCAATACCATTAGAATGCATTAAAAAAGTGGTCATACGTCTAGATGGTCGCCGCCGTAAAACTATCAACTTCCAGACCTTGAAAAAACAGGGTCTGGCACTAGACGAAATAGAAGCAATCATAACTCGACAACTTGCTGAACTGTCAGACGATGTTCACGATGTGGAATTCGTGCTTGACATTCCAGCAGTTGCTGAAATGGTTCAACCTCATACCAACAAGATTCTAAACAGACTTAAATGACTATAAAATTGATCAGCTATAGCCAACCTGTGGATATTCCTGGGGTGGATAATGCACAAGAACTAATTGCGTTTTGTGCTCGTGTGAGTAATCCAAATAATCAGACCAATACCGAGACCAGTGAAAAATTAATACGCTATCTTATCAAGCATCAACATTGGAGTCCACTTGAAATGGTGTCAGCTTGTCTTGAAATCACAACCACACGTGACATTGCTAGACAGATGCTACGACATAGAAGCTTTAGTTTTCAAGAATTCAGTCAACGTTATGCTGATCCAACCAAGGATTTGAACTTTGTGTATAGAGAAGCAAGATTGCAAGATCCCAAAAACAGACAGAACAGCATTGAAACAGACAATGAAGACTTACATGAAACATGGGCAGCTAGACAGCGTTTTGTGATCGAAGCTGCTAAACAGGCATACGTTTGGGCTATAGAAAATGGCATTGCCAAAGAACAGGCTCGTGTTGTGCTGCCAGAAGGTCTTACTGAAAGTCGTTTGTACATGAATGGTACCTTGCGATCATGGGTACATTATATTGAACTACGCCGTGCACATGGCACCCAAAAAGAACATCAAGAAATTGCCTTGGCCTGCGCTGGTGTGATTGCCAAGATTTTTCCCTTGATTGATCATACCACCTAAGGATTTTTCATGCCTATCACAGGGCCGGGCTTTCAAGAGCTAGAACAACTAGCTGCCATACGATCCGGCCAACCAAGAAAAGCCACCAAACAATTTTGGGCTGCGGGTTGTAGCGTCACTATGGGTGTTGGTGTTGACACCCACCAAACCTGGAAGGAAATAGTCAGCAGAACTATCCAACTGCCTTACAGCGATCTTAGTGCAGAAGGCAGCAGTGTGATATGGCAAAGCGACCAAATCTGTCAAAGTGAGATCATGCAAGGTGATCTGGTGCTATGGGCTCTCACAGTTCCTCCTAGATTGCCAGTGATCAAGCAACTGTCATTGTTTCATTTAACACCTGGAGAGTATGCTTATGACAAAAGCATTGATAAACAATTTCCAATTGACTTGCTTTTGCACCCAACTCTCATGTATCATAACATACAGGCCATACGTAGAGCCAATAACTTTTGCACTCGTATAGGCGCTAACCTGATTGTAATGAGTGTGCTTTACGATGTGGAAAACGCAGCAAAACTTTATGACATTCCTAACTATCATCAGATGTGTCAAAGTCCACAACAGTGGCTTGACCTAGGCAGTGATCAATTGCACCCTGGACCACAACAACATCAGGCCATGGCCGATAAATTTATTGAATTGATCAAGTGAAAATACAATTTTTATCATTCAACTTGGGCGATGTAGAGGATCCTCAACTGTATGCAGAAGATCCAATTTGGAAGTGGCAACAAACCGAACATGGCAAATGGGTAGGAAAACATGCTGATGATTTGACATGGCAGTGTTATCCAGATGTTAACAGTTTTGGTTTCAAAGTACAAGTAACTGGTGAGATCAAGGATGCTAAAAAAATTACAGAATATTTTTTAAGATGGCCAGAAAAAAGATAATGGTATTCTCAGCTCATCCTGACGACTTAGAGATAGGTTGTGCAGGATCTCTACGCCGTTGGCAACAAGAAGGTGCGGAGATATTCAGTATTATCACTGTAAGACCCAGTGAGAAAGATGATCGCAAACGCACAAGACAATCTGTGCTTAATGAACTGCATCGCAGTTATGACATCAGTGGTTGGAACTGCTTGTTGTTTAACACAGACACACACGGAAGTGGTCGTCCAAATCTAGTATGTGACAATGTCACCATGTCAAGACTGTCTGACTATGTCGCGGATTGCGATCTTGCTATACTGCCCAATCCCGAAGACAGTCACCAAGATCATAGAAACACCTACAGTCTTGTGCTGCCCTTATTGAAAAATCGTGCACGAGAAATTTGGACCATGAATCATTGGCCATACGAACACTGGCATACTGTTCGTCCGCAGATTACCATAGACATCAGTGAACACTGGAAGTTTAAATTGCAGTTGTTAGAATGTTATAGCAGTTATCTTGGCATGAGAGAGATTCAAGACATAAGCATATCTAATCAATACGCGGCTTCAAAAATTGGTGCGCGATATGCAGAAACTTTTAATCTAGTCAGCAGCTATGAATAACATAGCTCTGTTTCAAAACAATCGGAATTGGCAAGACATTCGCGAGAATGTTTGGCAATTGGTTGATGAGGACAATGCCAATGGGTTGGCTCAAAACACTCGATTGGTACAGAGACTAGAATCTAGACTAGCAGAACAATACGGTCGTGGTCATTGCGTTACCACTGCCAGTTGCACTGATGCATTGATTATCGCATTAATTTGTCTTAATTTGCCTCAAGGTGCATTGGTGGCAGTGACAAACTACACTTTTATTGCCACTGCACATGCCATACGAAGAGCTGGGTATCAAGTGCACACAGTGGACGTAAATCACAACTATTGTATTGATCCCACGCAAATACCTGCTGACGCTCGTGCTGTGGTAGTAGCTGATATGTTTGGCAACATGAGCAACTGGTCAGAGTTAGACAAGCTGGGAATTCCTATCATTAATGATGCTGCACAGAGCATGGAAAGCCGCAATGGCACATGGAGTGTCAAGTGCGGTGATATAAGTTGTGTGAGTTTTAGTCCAAGTAAACCCATATCCAGTTGGGGTAGTGGTGGAGCTCTGTTTACCGATGACATCCAAGTGGCTGCTAGGGCTAGAGCATTACGCTTGCACGGCAAATATCATTCAAAACATGCAGCACATCATACTGGCCTTAACAGCATGATCAACAGTTTTGAAGCGGCTGCTATTTGGACATGTCTTGATCGGGCAGACAGCTGGCATCGTCGTCGCGAACACATTGCAAGATATCTTGCTTGTAGTACCAAAATCACATGCGCCACAGACTTTGATATAGAAAGAAACGGCTTTCAAAAATTGGTTTTTCAAACCAACGATCAATCAGGTTATATCCAGCACCTATATGACCACGGCGTAGCAACTACCATACACTATTTGCCGTTGATCAACGATGAGCCACTTTATCACAGAGACGCTGTGCTAGCTCGCAGTAGAGAACTCTGCCAAAAATCATTTACAGTACCCAATCAACACACCCTAACCGACGAAGAAGTTGAACAAATTGCAAAGGCATTAAAATGAAAATCTTAATTCTAGGTGGACATGGATTCATTGGCCACAATCTTTCACGTATGTTACTTGATCAAGGCCATGAAGTGCATGTGGTAGATTGTCACCATGACTATAGCGAATATCCACAGTGGGAGTTTGATACAGTAATGAAACAGCGTGTGGATTATATTGGTGATCATGCAATTTGGTTTGGTGATGTCACTGATAAAGATTTCATGCACAGAGTATTCTTGGAAGTGCAGCCAGAGCGAGTGGTAGATCTTGCTACATACCCAAATGCTAGAATGGTAAAGAAAAATGTTGTGGATGCTACTGTTAATATGGTAGCGGCAACTGCGCTAGCACTGGAATTGTGTGTGCAATTCAAGGTTGACAGATTTGTGCTGGCCAGCAGTTCCATGGTATACGGAGATTTTGGCAAGTTTGACGGTCAGCCAAATGAGCAAAGTGAATGTGATCCTTTGACCCTTTATGGCAGTTATAAATTACAAGCAGAACGCATGTGCAAAATATGGCACAAAGAATACGGACTTAATTACACCATTCTTAGACCCAGTGCACTGTATGGACCACGCGATATGGTAGTACGTGTGATTTCAAAAATGACCGTGGACGCCATGATTGATCATGTGATCACAGTGAACGGTCCAGATAACCGACTGGACTTCAGTTTTGTCACCGATGTTGCTGCGGCGTTTGCTGCTGCTACATTACACCCAGATGCTGCTAACGAAATTTTTAACTGTACTAGAGGTAATGGACGTACCATTGGCGAAGCAGCTGAAATTATTCAACGTAGAATTCTGTGTAGAGTAGAATATGCACCCGCTGATAGTTTTTATCCAAATCGTGACACACTTGACAGTTCAAAACTCACAGCGGTTACTGGCTGGCGACCCTCTGTGGATATTGAACAAGGCATTGAAGAATATCTTGACTGGTTTTTAAAACAACCTTACCTACTGCGATTCTAACCAAGGCTGTTTTTTATACTTGTTGTAATACCAATCCTGGCACCACTGCCAATCAAAACTCAAACACAGTGCATCATAGTCACCATTAACCGACTTATAATATTCAACTCCGTCAAGAGCTCCTTGAAGACAATGATCAGCATTTTCTCCCTGTGCTTGAGTGCACCACACGTGAAGTCTGTGTTCTATTTCAATATCAGCACCTAGCTCGACTTCCCTTTGCAGTTTCATGGTTTCTCTAAAAGCACTGCGCCAAGTGATCCAAGGGTCAGTATTAAATCTTGATATGCTTGCACACACAGGTACCACTGTGTGCAAGGCACTGAGCGTGAAATCCAACCCAGGAACTGTGTCCAATACCAGTTGACGATTGTACAAATTTATGTTCATGGCACCATATTCAAGACCATTCACGGGATTACGACTGTGAAAAATATAGTGCTTGGGCTGTTGCATGCGATCAGGTTGAAAACTGAAATCAAACGAAGACAGCACTTCGGTCTTGGCAAACACAGCAAAGAACCAAGGAGTTTCACTCTGTTCTGCTGCGACTTTGTATGCAGCTTCACGTCCATGAACATTTGAACTACGTCGGGCTCTAGGACAATGAGATTTCAATATCTCCCAGTTTCGTTCGCTCATGGGTTCATTGTTGCTGATAAAAATCACATCTTGCTCTTGATCAATTACAAGATCATTTTGAGATTTGTTTATGTAAGCATAATCATACAACTGCTTTTTGATATACGGAGCTGCCTGTTGCGGAACTATCACCGTGGACGCACCTTTGCTCAAGGGAGTGATAGTTTTGGTTTGATCTCTCCACAAACAAATTTCTGGTATATCTATGTTGTCAATGTTAACGCTGGTAAAAATTTCTAAAGGTGCTGTGAACTCATGACTTTGTATTGGTTCTATGTGACTGTCTTTGTAATGAAAATTCACAGGCATATGATGCCTAGGCACACTGATAGATTCAACAAAGTTTACGTTGGCCCAATCTAGAAGTTCAACTTTTTTAAGTTGTTCTTGAGCAGAAGGCACATGTATATAGAAAGTGTCACCAAACTTTTGTTTGCCACTAGCAAACACATGTATCATGGTGTTTTGCCATGGTTCAGGGTGCCAACTGAAATCAAAGTTGGAATAATCACACACACTGCTACACACCCATGCATATTCTTGATCTAGATTAGATACTATGCGAGCTAGAGTTTTTAAATAACTTTCAACAAATCTAGTACGTCGCTGGTGTTCAACTGTTGGCTTATTGCTGTTGCCGTGATCAATATAAATCACGTCCTTGAAAGGCGTGCGTGTGACCACTGGATGCTGATAATTGGATTCTGACCAATCATGATTTGGGACCAACCAGGTACCGCTGTCGCACTGCCATTGACTGGGCCACACATGCCTTTGATGCTGCTGCCAAGGCACGGGTTCATAAAGAAAGTCAAAGCCGGAGTAATCCACTAAGTAATCAACAATCCAAAAAAACCTAGTGTTACACAATTGCCTTGCTTGATCTAAACTGTTGATTCTACGTTCGTGTGCGAACAGGTTAGGTTTGTTACCAAAATAAAATACATCAAACATGATTAGAATAGAGGAGATTTATGCCAATACATTATGGGCCTATATTCGCCGTTATGTTCCGCGAACTAGGTTTTGGTTTTTAGATCCACCAGGGCATGTTGGCATTGAATATTTAAGGTCGTATGCTCCACCAGGAGGAGAATTCAACTATGTTTTGGCCTTTGATCAAGAACCAGTTGAGATCAGTAGATTACGTCCAATTATTGACCATATTGTACAGTGTGAAGAGTCAACTAACCTTGCACCTGGCACTGGAGCAATCATCACCAGTGAATACAACAGTGCCACAGTTGCTAGATTGTGTGCTTTGAACAACTGGAAATCCTTCTATTACTTTTACAATGGATGGGCTGCATTGGATTGGTTTAGAGGTTACAATAGATCCTATTTGCTGGAACCCTATGCAGATAGAACTATCAAACACACTTTCATATCACCCAATCGCATTATTGCAGGTGAAAGATTGCATAGATTGATCTTGATGTATCATTTGGTGAAAAACGATCTAGCACACAATAGAATTAGTTTTCCCTTGATCTGTCCCGCAGAAAATGTCACAGTGTATCAGGCCAGTGAAACCTTGCTTTCAAGTTATCCAGACATACATCAAGTGTTCGCTCAAGTACCGTTGCCCTTGCAGTTAGAAACTCAGGTGGTACCCAGCTATGCCAGTGCCACACTGAGTCTCCAGACTCAAAGTAGTGAATGCTTGGTATATGTGGTTAATGAAACAGTTGGATCCGGAATAAGACAACATCTTACTGAAAAAACTTTCCAACCCATATGCATGCAAATGCCATTTGTGTTGGCCAGTACTGCACACAGTCTTGGTTATCTTAGAAAATATGGCTTTGAAACATTTCATTCGGTTTGGGATGAAAGTTATGATACAGAAACTGATGATCACATGCGTATGCAACGAATAGCCGAGTTGTTGCGAGAGCTAGAACACACAGACAAACAAAAAATACACCAGCAATGTCAAGACATTGTGATGCACAATTACAATCACTTTTACAATGGCGGCTTTGAAGCCCGACTATGGCAGGAATTAGAATCTGTACTACATGATATACAAACTGAACTTTTTGTTTGATCGTTGGATTAACAACAAACCATATCCCAATCTCATGCCTCTGAGTGATCTCAGTCAGGGCTATGGAGACATTGGTAGTGCTTTCCCATATGTGGTGCCGCTGCGTCTGCTGTATTATGTTGAAGATCATGCAGTGCCTTATCAAACTTATCGCTTGCAAGATCAATTACCTGATGTGTGTTTTTATCCTATTGGACTGGGCTTTTTCAACTTCTCAATTGATTACTTTGAATTAATACCGCAGTTGGTGTTAGATCTTGTTAGGAAAAATCTAGTGACAGTGCTGTTTTATTATCACGAAGGTGACAACCCTGTGCAAGAAAAAGTAAGGCTTGATGAATTGTGTAAAAAACACAGTCTCAGCATTGAATGTTATAGATTTGTTAGTGGCAATACCGCAGCACGTGATGTGAGCAACTTTGTGTATTTCGCCGACCATGAATTGTTTTATTGGAGAGCAAATAAAAAACAAACAGCCTTGTCATGGAATCCAGCACCAAGAAACTGTCAGTTCACACTGCTTAGTCGCACACACAAATGGTGGAGAGCAACTGTGTTGGCCGACCTACAAAGACGTGGGTCTCTTGATAATAGTTTCTTTAGTTACAATTTGCTTGATGTAAGTGATCAACCCGAAGACAATCCAATTGAGCTGGCTTGGTTTCCAGGACTGGCTGAATCAGTTGATAAATTTGTTGCCGGTGCACCTTACACCTGTGATAGTCTCTCAGCACAAGAACACAATCAGCATCATACTCTGGTACCAGAACATTTTCAAGAAAGTTATTTCAACATCGTACTTGAAACCATGTTTGATGCAGATCAAAGCACCGGTACATTTTTAACTGAAAAAACTTTCAAGCCAATCAAACATGCACAACCTTTTGTGCTGTTTGCACCAGCGGGTAGTCTGGCTACATTAAGAGAGCTCGGATACAGAACTTACGATGCTCAAATTTCAAATGTATATGACAGCATAACAGACAACACACAACGATACTTGCATGCTCAAATGACAGTGCAATCATTGTTATCCTTGGATCTATTTAGATGGGCTCAACAGTGTGAAGAGGATGCTGTGTATAACCAACAGAACTTTCTATCATCAAAGTCTGACAGATTAAATAACCTTACTCGACAATTATATGATTCCATTAGTTAATTCCTTTACCAGTTGGCAACCTCTTGAAGAGGTGATAGTTGGCCGTGCCTATGATCCAGATTATTTTGACTTCATAGACAATGCGCAAGTGAGAAATCAATTGCAGCAGATACTAGCAGAAACTGCTGAAGATCTTGACATACTTCAGCGCACTATTGAACAGTATGGTGCTGTGGTTAGAAGACCCAATCTACCTGACAAACATTGGTTTCAAAACAATCAAATCAGAGCAGAAGGGGTTCCGCTTCCACCGTTGACTCCAAGAGATTGGCAAATCACTCTTGGACAGAAACTCTTGAGAATCTTGCCCATTCATGAACTCAATGATATCTGTGCTGCCTATGGTGATGCGGTAATCAACCCACATGGCGATCTGCCCTGGGATCCTGACTGTGTTCTTAATGGCGCCAGTGCAAGCTGCATTGTGCGTGTGGGGCGTGATATCTTCTTTGACAACAGCGACTTCCTGCGTCCAGAACAAACAGCGTGGATTGTAAACAATGTGCTGGGATCTGATTATCGTGTTCACGAAGCCGTGACTGATGGCCACGGCGATGCTGTGTTTGCTATATTGAAACCAGGAGTGATACTGTCCAGTAAACATGATGTGAATCTTGATCTAGCCAAAGATTTTCCTGGTTGGGATGTGTGTAAAATCTGGGATAGTAGTATATGGGCCGCCATGGAAGTGGGCAAGTTCAGATACGAAGAGAGTCCAGGTGCCTGGTACGTACAAGGACAAACACCCACACCAGAATTCACTGAGTATGTAAACACATATCTTACCAAATGGACAGGTTATGTAGCGGAAACTGTGTTTGATGTAAACTGTCTTGTGCTAGACGAAGAAACAGTGATATTTTCTGCATACAACAAAACAGTGTTTGACTTTTGCGAAAAGCATAATATCACTCCAGTGATTTGTGAACTAAGACACAGTTACTTCTGGGATGGTGGTATCAGTTGTTGCACTCAGGACGTGCGACGCTCAGGTGGACTAGAGGACTATCTTAAGTGAAAACTTTAATGCCATACAGCTCGGAGAATCGCCGAGCATCATAACGATCATTAACCATTGGCTCACCACGAATGTTTAAAGAAGTATTCAACAACATTGGACATCCAGTCATTACAAACCATTTTTCTAGGAGTTCTCTAATTCCTGAACTGTCTTTTGGTACCGTTTGTACTCTACTGGTCCCATCAACATGGCAGATAGCAGGAAACAAGTCAGGATTCCTACAACGAGCGACTGACTGCATATAACGGCTATCACTCCACCCAGGGCTGAAATCAAAGTACTGATCAGCCATTTCTTCCAGTACGACAGGTGCGAATGGTCGAAACTTTTGTCTGCGTTTGATTTCATTTACACGATCCTTTATATCATGTCCACGTGGATCAGCCAATAAACTTCTATTGCCAAGCGCACGTGGACCAAACTCAGCGCGGCCACTTGCCACACCAACTATTTGATTTTTGATTAGTTCATCAAGTAAAAATTTTACAGGATAGTCGCCATTGATAAAATGACCAAGATAAGCATTTTTCCAGTTGAGTTTACGCCCATAACTCAATGCGGCTGCGCCAAGACTGGCTCCAGCATCACCAGGATTAGGCATAATCCATATCTTATCAAAATATCCCCCCAGTCGGCTGTTGGCCACACAGTTTAATGCCACTCCTCCACCATAACATAGATTGGATTCGCCTGTGAGAGTACGTGCCAGGCGCATGATCGAAGATATCATTTCTTCGGTGATTCGTTGAGCTGCTCCTGCAAGGTCTTCTGGTTCATATAATGCAAATTCGTTTTCTTCTATGCCAATGTGTAGATTGCGTAGGAAGGTTGCTGTGTGTATGTCGTCAATTAGATTTTGTTTTATATGCGTTTTTGCCAAACGACTGTTTATATTTGCATACGCACTCATGCCCATCAAGATATATTCATCTTCCATGGGCTTTAGGCCTACGTATTTTGTCATAGCAGAGTAAAACAAACCAATACTGTGTGGGTACAAATGTCGCCACACTCGTTTATACACTGCCTGGCCATGATCGTTATAACTGGCTTTATAGATACTGATAGTGTCCAACTCGCCGATGGCATCAATTACCACTACAGCAGCAGTGTCAAATGTAGAAGTTTGAAAGGCAGCGGCAGCATGACTTAAATGATGTGGATGACTCTCTACTGTGCTTGGAGTCCAAGGCATCTTTGGTATTAGATCCTTAATCCTTCCCTTGGTGGTCCAAGGTGTATATGATTTTTGTCCGCTTACAAACTGTTGAACATTGTGCAACCAGGGTCTTTCATAAAAGGCCACGGTGTGGATGTCATAATCTTTTATATACTGTAATAGATCTGGACTGATGCCTGGATCATTTTTTAACTTGCTATATCTCTCACTGTGCGCTGCATACAAGATATCACCATTGGTGTTGATCAGAGCAACTGCTCCATCGTGAAATCCACCGCTGACTCCAAGAATGTGTGTCATTCTAGATCCAACCAAGATAGCATACCCCAGTATGCAATTACCACAATGCACATGCCTAGCCAGTCACCTAGCCTGATTGCTGCTAGGATAGCAAAGTAGAAATAAAGATTCAAAATAAAAAAGTTCATTTGTATATGAATGGATCTCGTTTTCTCAGTTCGCGCAGTTTCCTACGATATCGTATTTCCAAAACAATTCTTTTCCAAATGTTTGTTATCCAATTCATACACGGTCCTTAGAGCTGTGATCGTATCCGGGTCGCAACTGTGCAATCTGCTGCTGTTTGTAATCTGAATCAGTCCAACAGTAGTCGTATGTAGCTGTGTGCCCGTTAACTTCAATTTTGTATACATCAAGATGATCACTGAGCACGGGCCATATCTGGAGATAATCTTCACTACCAAAAGATGCACGTAGATCAACTTGAGCAATAGGCAAATATCCCAAACTCAATTTAGGATCTGTATGATCAAGGCCATTGGCATTCAACCAGTCATAAAATCCATCAATTTCAAATCTCCACCATTCATGGTCTGCGTATTTGATATTGTTGCCCCATTCAATATCAAATTCACCACTGTAATACTCTAGATGAGTAATGGCTTCACACACTGCTTCAGTGAGTTCTGGAGCACCTTCATCTCTGTATACTTCAAACAGAGTTTTGCCAATCTGTGCCCAATGCATGTACACTTCGCCTAGATGGCGATCATAACAATCCATGCTCCAGGGTCTGCGATGTTGATCTAGTAGACTGTGTCTTGGTGCATTCAGCCAGGTGTTGATTTGACTGAGCCTTACCCATTCTGGAGCAGTGCGTTGACGCAGTTTACTCAACACCAAACTTTCCAGTTCATGACACACAGTGTTCAATTCTCTTATGGCATATTTGGTGCGATAGTCAGCTTGTTTGTAAAAATCACTTAGATGATTTACAGTACCTTGCAAGATTTCAAAATGATTGTGCACATGATTTAGAATGGTCTTGTCTTCTAACAACTGTTCTGGTGTTACTTGATCATGTATGATGTAGTCTAGATCGCTTTGATTGATTGTGTCCACGGCTTGATTGAGTTCTGCGCATAAAAAATCAAGGTCACGTGCGCCATCAGGAAATCCCATGAAACAGAAGTTCTTTTCAATTTTGTATTGCTTTTGTATCAAGTGTGTCAAAGCTGTGATCCAATCCTGCGACAGCACTGTGTCATGCACGTCAATGATCACTTCCACGGTACTGTTTTTTTGTACTGGATTTCTTAAAATCATTTTAATCTTAGATGTCATTCCACCACTTTCCTAGTATCACATCCTTATCCAGTATGTCTGACATGGTTGTTGAGTGCTTGCGGATGTTTTCTAATTGTAGCACAGTTTGTTTACCTTTTAACACAGCGTCTGGATAAAGATCCGGCCATGTTTCTTCAAAAGTGGATCTAGTTTTCAGTTGTTCGAGCATGTCCTTTACCACCGATGTACTCACCTTGGCCAATAGAGAGTCAACCACTTGATTGAGAATTGGCCTTGGTAGTATCAGTGGACTCCACATGTTGTCTGGGCTGAAAGCAAACACTGTTTTGCACAATAGTCCGCAGCCAAGCTCTTGACTTAATCGTTCAATGTTTACTACTTCTAGCAAACCTGGTAGTGTTAGTGTAAAGTCAATGCGCATCTGTCGTGGGTGTTTTTGATGCTCTAGTCCTTGCCTAAAGTTATCTAACCACTGATCATAATTCAACCCTGTGCGAATGTATTCTCCTACAGTACCAGTGCCGTCAAGACTTGCACAAATTTGCCAATCTCTAACATGTGCTAGTATGTCGTTGTAAAGATTTATACCTTGATAGTTGATTCTTGAAAGATTGGTATTGTATCTTGCATAAATTTTTGCACCATCACCAAGCTCAACAATCCTGCGCATGTATCGCCAGTGTTGTTCATACATGAGAGGTTCACCGCCCACCCAATATACTTCTTCCACACGATGTTGTTCAACTGCCTGTGCGAATTCTTGTTCTATAACTGAATCTTGAAACTGTGTGATTTTTTGTTTGACTTCTGGCTGCATCCAATTGTTTCTAGCATCAGTCCAGTCAATGAGGTCATGTTGTCTGCGTTCGCTTTCCCATGCTGAACTCAGCATGTCACCACACATGCGACATTTGAAGTTGCAAAGATTACTGAATCTATAGTCCCAACTCACGGGCTGCATGCTGGTAGCTCCGCTAGGTCCTGTAGTGGCCAACACTTCAGTCCATTTGTGCGCAAAAAGATTATTAAAGTAATCACGATATACGTCAGTGTTAAGCAGTTTATCGTTGCACACTTCACATTCAGGCAAGGTTTCACCTGCAAGCATCCTACGCCGCACACTGCGCATGTGATCACTGTTCCAGTGTTCTTCCAATGTAATGGGTATGTACTTGCCTGTGCCTGCTTTGGTATCAATGTATTGACGAAAATTCTGCGCAGGTTCACGACTGGCACAGCACATACGACGTTCAGTTTGTGGGGACAGATAGGTATGCACCCAAGGCGCCATGCACAGTGTTTCTGGCCTAATCATCATAAGGTCCGCTGTAGTAGATCATGGTTGCCAACAGTGGAGCTACATCACCTAAACGTTGATTGCGCAGTCTATCAAAGCGTTCAATTTCATAGGTCAGTGTACCGCCACGTCCACAACCCATCCATCCCTCTCTTGAATACATAAAATCAATTATTTGATTCCTAGCATCAGCGTGTTGATCCACAATTGGTTGACCGCGTAGATACCTTGCTATGTTGTTTTTGACTGGTTCAACAACGTTTGCAATACACCACACCGGTGAATCATGTAGATAATTCCAATAAACAAAGTCCCAGGGGAAACCAGTAGCCCAGGCAGCAATTTCGTTGAAGTATACAACGTTCCAAATGCTAATGGTACAACACAATTGCAATTGAATGTTATTAGATTGTTCTCGCAGTTGTCTAAACAGTTCAAGATTAGACATAACTTCTGACCACTTTGCACCAGTTCTTTGATACTCAAATCTATCTTCAAGATCATCAATACTGAAAGCAACTTCTACCAGCTTAAAGTGAGGCCATAGTTCTACTCCACGTTCAGGATAGTGTGTACCATTGGTATTATAATGAATTTCAATGTTGGGAGCAAGGCCACGATCCACAAGTGTTTGTAAAAAATCAAAGTGCTCTGCGATCATAAATGGTTCACCACCTGTGAATTCAAGATAACGCAGCTGATCTGCAATGGCATCAAGTTCTTGCCAGAAGTCTGGACTCTCTCTTGGCCATCTTCCTTCACGCAACATTTGATATGCATAGGTCTGTTTACGATCTAGAGTCATTATCTGACCAACTTCTTCACTGGCGTAGGTACTGGAACTCCATGGGCCACATATACGACATTTTAGGTTGCAAATGTTGCCCAGCTTTAGATCCAAGAACACTAGGTCTTTTGCTTCTTCTGTCCAGGTTTGCTCTTGGATAACATGTTTGAGTCTGTCAAGACTGTGCTGTCGTTTACTAGTGCCTCCGCTGTCTTCAACTGCCCAACAACGCTCACATGTGGACGGAAGTTTATCTTGGGCCAAGAACTGATTCCTGAGGTCTCGCATGTGACTGCTATTTCGTATTTGATCGAAGCTCGAGGTTTTAAGTTGGAATTTTTTTCCGTTGTCATCTGTGATTTCATCTTTGGCCAAACAACATGGACGCACTGTGCCAATCGGCGATGTTTCTAGACTTACCCAGGGCAGCACACAAAATTTGTCATGTGGTACTTTCATAGTTGATTTAACTCAGGTAACACGTCAAAAATGTTCTCTCCACGGATCACATCAAGCTGATGTGTTTTTGCCCAGAATTCATCTAGCTTGTTACTGTTGTCGTTACTGTCCATGAATGTGATTGCACTTTCAAATCCTTGACTAGCACGTTTTAAAGGATCCAATGGTCTTAACCACTCAATGTGTTCTGTAAATCTCTGTCTTAGCATGTCTTTGTAGTGTGCTGAAGCCACGTCAATTCTAAAATGTGGAGGATCTTGAAGTATGTTCACATTTAGATCTTGTGCACGTATGAATCCACGTTCAACCCAGTCACGGTGAAAATCTGTTAGATGCCAGGCATTCATCAAGCTGAGTGTGGGACTGATATAAAAGTCCACATTAGGACACATTTCAAGCATCATGCTGCGATTTCTTTCAACTGTGTCCCAGTCAGTGCCTTTGCGAATGTATTCAGCTCTTGGACCCATGGCATCTAGGCTAGCACCAATGCTCACACTGTCAAACTTGCGCCAGTAGTCAAACACCGAACGATTCTTTAATTTGGTCTGTGTAAAGTTTGTGTTATAGATCAGTCTAACATCAAATCTACCACGACGTTCTAGTTCTTCAAGAATGTTGTAATGCTCTTCCATCATTAAAGGTTCGCCGCCAGCAAAGTAGATTTGTTCAACATAATCAAGATGAGGCATCAGCTGTTCCCACATGTCAATTTCAGTACGGCCAGCATAGTTTAATGCAGTGAATTTATCACGCCACTCTGGGCCAGTGAGTTTCACTTGATCTGCATACCAAGAACTAGAAAAAATAAATCCGCAACTGCGACATTTTAGATTGCACAGATTACTGAATCTAATATCCCAATAGGTCATTTCAAATCTGTTGAGATGTCCGGTATGATCAGTTTCATCCACACGATTGATATGATGTCCGTGATGTTTGTTAGCACCTTGACGACCACTCATGAAACCTGATTTTTCCTGTTCATAACAACGTACACAACCTGCACTGGGCTTTTCTTCCAGCATGTTTTTGCGTAATGCTCGCATGGGTGCTTGATTCCAGATTTCTTCTAGAGTGTTCTTTTTACAGTGTCCCACTGATTGCCACATGGTGCTATGGCAACAGGGATGTGCTTCTCCGGTGGGATATGCATGCAAGTGTATCCATGGATAGATGCAAAAGGTTTTGCTTTCAGTTAAGAGAAACTTCTGCCTATCAGTTAGGCTATCAAATTCTATTTTTACTGGCTTGGGATCGTTGTACTCAGATTTGCGCATACCACTCTTTCAATGTAGGGAATGTATCTTGAAAATTTTTGCCTCGACGCAAATCATATTGTTGATAAAACTGTTTGAAATCTTTTTGTAAAACAGGCAAATCAAAAGATTCAGAATGCGGAGTTTTTACCACATCAAGATAATCAATCAAGCGTTTTATATGATTACGCTCGTGTTCTTGCAGCATCACATGATGATGCCAGGTGTCAAGCCAACGTTGTAGTCTATCACGGTGCAGAGTTCTTATGTGTTCAGGTAGTACCAAGGGAGACTGGAAACTGGGGAATCTTAAAATGTTCAAGGTAAAGTTTGGAAAGTCAGCGCCATACTGAGATTTCCACGTGAGAAGATAAGTTAAAAATTCTGGCAGGCTTTCTAAACACAGTGCATTCACAGTGTTCATCACATGCAGTCCTCTTATGCTGCCACTACGAATCAACAGAGAAAGATTTTCTTCCCATTGTTTCCATGTCAGGCCATCGCGAATATACTCTGCCTGAATGTCCATGCTTTCATTACTGGTGTACAAATCCAATTCAATGCCTTCACAAGCATCAAGCAGTCTTTGTATCTTGGCAGTGTCCATGCCAAGATTTGAATTTATTGCCAGACGAGTTTGACTGCGGCCAGGATTGTTTTTAAACCAATCAATCAATTGCCATGTATACCCAGACATCAAGGGCTCGCCTCCTGTGATACGCAGTTCGTCTAAAGTTCTGTGGAGGTCTGATTCCCACCATGCAAAAAAAGCATCTACGTAAGGATTTTGTTCACCGAAATTATAAAGTTGAGCACTATTGTGAGCATGAGTGAAATGATTGCGACCGTCACTTGCCAATCCCACATATGGCCCATTTTTAGATATGTCGCGTACCCATGTGCTACTAAAGGCGGGATTGCAATAACTACAAGCAAATTGACAAGTCCGATCAAAACTGATCTCCAAAGTTTTAAGATTGATGTCTCCTGAAGCGGGAGTGTGTCTTGCATAGTTTATGTCCTCTATTTTGTAAATCTTAGACTTGTACACACGATCACTTATAGCGTCGCGGTTCATGTCCTCAATTTTCCAACAGTATTCACAACCTGCCGGGCGTTCGCCGCGTTGCATCATCTCACGGTCTTGTTTCTTTTGGTCTGTGTTGTGCAGTAACCTAGGGTTAGCACGGACTTTATCAATGTCCACTAAATGAGCCGGTGGGTGGTGGCAGGATGTGGTCATGCCTGAACCCAGCCAAATGGTTGCATTATACCACTTTGCTGCACAAAAGCTTGGCGATAACTGGTCAAGGACAGTGTGTTTGAATTCTAGGTCGTCCATTGATAGTCTCTTAAAAATTTGAAAAATCTGTTTGGAAAATCTGCACTGACTTTTTCTCTAAGTGCACACATGTGAGCTTGGTTATATTTACAGATATCTCTACTGGCATCAAGGAATTCAATAGGATTGGCACAGATTTCTTGAACCACACCTAGCACAGCATCTAATCGTTGTTGTGTGTTTTCTATGGCATCAAATGCTTCGTCAATGATTCCGTTAAAGGTACGGAATCCTAAATTTCTCATGTCTCTGTAAAAACCTGAATTGGCCACACATACCCAAGGGTGCCCAATGGCCACGGGCTTCCAGATTTTTTCTGTGCGAAAACTAAACGGGTAATCAGCCACTGTTTCAGTTACTAGGCTAAAGTAGGTGTCTGTATAAGTGGGCAGATTGAGATAAATGGCTCCCCACTCGTTGTTAAACAGTTTCATCATGGCATAGTCAGTGGTGTTGTATTCAAGGTTCACACGCTCTTGATATCTTTGCACTTCATACTGTACTGGTAACATGTGAATAGGTCTTGGCGTGATCATGATATCTTGATTTATCCATGAAGATTCGGGAGCCATGGGATCCAACCAAGTGTACAAACTTTGATCTAAAAGTCCAAGAGCGTGTAGTTTTTCTATCATGTATTTTCTATGCGCTCGTCCACGACCATTCAAGAAAAGAAATTTGTAAGGCTTATGTTGTTTGGTAAAAATCTCATCGCACTTTGCAATCACATCTAGATTTTCGGTATAGTTGTGCACCTTGGTAAGAAAAAGATCATAACTCAAATTATACCATTCTAGGCCAATATCTCCTCCACTTATCAACAGTACCTTGCGATCGAAGAACCACTGCTGGCAGTTTAATTTGGTCAAAATGCTGACCACAGTTTCGCTGCCTTCAAATGGATTAGAATACACTATTTTTATCCCTCTGTCTAGCAGTTTAGATATAAGATCAAGATTGGCAATGAACTGTTTCCTTCCCACCACGTAAATGCGGTCGGATGCGAAACTCAGATGCTTGAAAGTCCAAAATGTGTCGGTTGCATAGGGTTTAAGCAATGCCGTGACTTCGCAAGACTCGTCGAGCACAAGGTTAGGCATTGGCATGAGATTCGCACTCTAGCCAAAACTTGTTCATTTCTGGAAACACTTTTGAAAACTTTTGGTAACTACGTTGATCATATTCGTTAAAAAAACGATAGAAGTCTGCACGATCTTGTTTTACAATGTCAGCATCTTGTGGTTCACGCATCCAAGCTAATGCACGTTCCATTCTCTGTATCTCGTAGTCCTTGAATCCGACAAAACTGCCTTCGGGCATTAGATTCTGTCGCATAAAGTCAATGTGTTGCTCCATCCGACGTTGATATGATTCCGGTAATATTTGTAAACTTTGCCAACGAGGGTTGCGTAACACCGGAGTATCAAACCATACACGCTGATAGGTACGACTGTGTCTTGAACGCAATTCTAAGATATAATCGAACAATTGGTCTAGACCTGACACACTTAGATTATTCAAAGTAACAATGAATGTCAAACTATTGCGGTTTGGAACTTTTTCTAAATATTGATTTACATTTACCATGAATTGACTTGGCATCAACCCACGTCGAATATAAGCTGCTTGATCCCAGTCTCCAGTATCAATGCTTACGTACTGCATAAAGTGTTCGATCCTAGTGTCGCATAATTTTCTAACATAATCCAAGTAGCGTACGAATATTTCATTGGACACACTAAAGTTACTTGTGACATTTAAATGCAACTCAGGGTGAGGGGAAGCCAAAACATAATCAAAAACTCTATAGGTATTTTTGTCAAGAAGAGGTTCTCCACCGGTCATACGGAAATGTCGTAGTTTTGGATAAAGAGAAGGCCACCACTGCCAAAATGCATCTAGGTAAGGGTTGTGTTCACGGTTTGGTATGGGGCGCCTACGATTGGTAAAGTGTGCAGGATCATTATGTTTATTGCTAGTGGGATATGCTCCATGCCTAGTGGCCTCGTCCATCCAGGTGCTGCTAAACTGAGGGCTGCAATAACTGCAAGAGAGATTACAAACATTACTAAAGTTCACTTCCACGTAGCTGGGTATCACATCCTCATCACCAGTTAATCCATCAAGATCAATGTTTGCCCATGGCTCGCCGGAACGATAATGACGATCACTTAGTTCACCAAGGTCTTCCATGTTCCAACAATACTGACATTCCGTGGGACGTTCATTGCGCAACATTATCTTGCGCTGAGCTTTTTTATAAGGTGTGTTGTGTAATGCACCGGGGTTGTCAGCCAGCAGTGTAGTATCTATTTCATGCAGCGGTGGATGATAGCAACTGTTGGTCATACCAGTGGTGAGATGCAGGCTGACTTGTTTCCATTTAGCATAGCAGCGAGCAGGTCCTAGTGTGTCTCGCATTTGCTCTGCGGAATTTAAGAACTGGCTTTTGGTTCCAACTGATTGATCGCCTTTGTTTTGTGTCATCTAAGTTTGGCCTGTAAATCGAAAGAAAAGAACACATTCTGTGGCGAAGCTGACATAATTGTTTGAATCATGTTTTTGCACTCTTGATATTGAGGATGAGCACTGTCTAAAACATTGTGCTGTTTAAATGTTCCGTTTTTAATTGTCCATGCATCAGGTACTTGCACATCATTAGTGTTCCAGGTCCCCCAATCGTCAAGCCCATGCACAAATGCGCTAAAATTGTACCAATGACACAGATCAATAAAATTTTGTAAGTCAGCAAAATTGCTTTTTTGCAATGCAAAATTCAAGATGGTTGATCCGGATTTGCCAATGGATTTTAAATATTCAAGATTTTCTAATAGTACTGGCCAACTGCCGCCTCTACGAACATTTTCATAAACTAGTTGACTACCTGCATCAACACTTATTGAAAATTCTGTTATATTGTTGAATATAGCTGTGTCTGTTAGTTGTTTTTTGATCAACAATCCATTGGTAAAAAATTTAAAACTCTGATTGCTTTTTGGTTTGTATTTTTTTATAAGAGGACGAATGATTGCACTGGCTAATGGATCACCGTTGCCCGACAACACAATATGTATAGGATGTTGAAAGGATTCTAACCAACCAAGTATGCGTTCAATGTCTTGTAGTTTCTTGTCAAAAGCTGTGCCTTGTAAATGCATAACTGGTTCTCTGCGACAACTAGGACAGTGTAAATTGCAACTTTCATCAATGTTTATTGATAATTCATATCTAGATTGTTTTATATTATGATGTTTGATCCCACAGTGTTCTACTGCACACCAAGTAAATTTTTTATCATCAATATCTTGTTGCAGGATTTTTGCGGTAGGACTATTCCATACATCTTCTAAACTGAAAAAATCTTGCACTTGTCCTACTGGAATTGGTAGCCAACCATCGCAACCACATATCAAACAGTTGGAATTGTAATCCACTACCACAGTTTTATATGGCACATTACAACTATTGTGTATTGGAGTTGACAGTAATCTACCCCTAGGTTTAGAAACTAATTGATGTTTGTAACCTGCGGGTAGCGTAAAATAAGACATTACCGGCCTTCCTGTGCTTGAATCACATCAATCTCTTTGGTCATGATGCCCCGGTTGTGAAAGTTAGCACGATAGTGATGTTTAAAAAATTCACTTTCCATGCCCTGTGTGCTGTTCATGGGTAGGCCAAGCTGTGTGTTTAGATCTTCAGCAAGCCGTCCTGCAACCACATCTGGATGATTATCTCTTACTGTATCCCAAATTTTTATTAGTTCGTCAAAGTCTTGCACCAATTGGTAGTTCCATTCGGTCAACATGGTCATGTAGGTGCCCATTCGTGCACCAGCGATTGCCCAATCACCATTTTCAACATCACGTCCAATGTTGTGCCATATGGTTAGATTGTCAAGATTACGTTGATACACACGTTCTTGAAATTCGCTTACAGAAGGTCTGCGGCCACGGTCCAAGCACATCTTGACACCTTCTCTAAATCCAGCACGCCAGGCTTGAAAGTCTGTGGTATTGATACAAGTGGTTGAGTAACAGTCATGCATGGCCCAGTACTTTGGATGGAAACAAAATTCAACTGCGGTTTCATCTGCGCCATCACTTGCTTCGTGTGTTTTCATGTTCATCACAAAGTCTCGTGTCCAACAACTAATACCACCGTTGCCATACATCAATCCATTAACGTTATTCCTAGCCCTCCAGCGATATACAACGTCCCGGTTAGTATCATCCAACTCCAGTGTACACCCAAAAAAGGCAACATCAGGGATATTGTCCCCGTCAATAAGCACAAAGCGATCAGTGGTTGACGCCATCGCTGCTGCTTTGTGGGCGGCGTCTGACCCTTTAATACCATCCACTCGTCGCGCCCAGGGTACCATGTTCCGAACACGGACCCAATTTTCCTCAGCATTAGGTTCATCATAGGTTAAAAATACACAGTCTAAATCAGCAATATCAACTAGCTCGGTCATAATGTTTCAACTTCCATTTTGTGTTTTGATCTGAATCACTTACAATAGCAACATTCTGTGGATGACATGGCTGTCCTTGATTGTCTGGAACGAGTTTACTACTCACTCGAGTGGCTGCTGCTACAAGTTTTCCGTTTTGAACTCTCGCTTTGGAATCTGCGCGAGCGTAGGTTTCTCTATCAATGTCTAGATAGTTACCTGGAAGGTGTTCCATGGTATAAAATAACACTTGTCCAGTTGAGTCATAATACACTCTATAATGAGTCTCATGATTTGTAACTGGTTCTAATAACTCTGCTACCTGTTGCCAAAAATCTACGGTGTCCATGTTTTATTCACATAATGTACTGCACCCCATTGTGCCATAGTGTTAATACGCAATGGGTCAACTTCCCATACAAGTTCTTTGGTCCAATCATTGGTCATGGTTTTAAGAATATGCTGTTTGAAGTGTCTGATTTTTGGATAGCTAGCAAAGGGCATGGTCACTGTTTCTGGGCCTAGAATTTGTGCTGCTATCGCATAAACAAAATCTGTAGTGGGTTCCTCATCTGCAAATTTAACCAATCTACGGTATTCATCCCAATCCATGAAAATTCTTTTACACCAAGTAAAAAACTCATGTGCAGCATGACTCACTCTCCAATAAGTGATGGCATTATACACGTCTGGTAGATTGTTATGGTCAATGAATTTTCTATAAAATCTACTTGTAGACTGCTGTCCATAAAAATCCAAGCAACCGGTTGAGATACAAATGTCACGATGTTGTAATAGGTCAAACCAATGCGCACAAGGCCCGGCCATGAGCATGTCGGCTTCTAGTTTGATAGTTTGTCTGTAGGGACTTAACTTGTAGGCAAACCAATCCAATGCCTGTCCTGTGAGATTGGTCACTGGTAAGTCAGCATTGCTTAAAATAGTCACGTTGGCTGTGCTGTGAAAATCCAGTATTGACTTCTTCAATCGCTGTGCGCATGATTCATAGTCCACATGCTGGGTATTGAAAGCAGGAATAACAAAGCCCTGTTCAGCTATGATTGGCAATTATGTTCTCCAGATAACTTTTACCCATGGCATGAAAATCTTGATTTTTGATCAACACATAATGATCACGATTGTTTTGTTGGTAATCAACTCTAAAATCTTCCGAGTCTATAAGGCTGAGCCTGTCTGAAGGCATCACGCTGAGCAAACTCCAAGGTATGTTAGTGGTATTTAAAAATTGCCCTGATTCAATATTCAGAGCAATACTCAAAGCATGATCATTTCTAAACGTTGGTCTGTCTATTTGATATAGTTCTCTATAGTGCTGCCAATGTTTTTGTATCATTTGCATCAAGGTAAAAACAGTTTCAGCCTTTTTGCTGCGTTGATAGCACATGACCGTGGCCCAATACATGGGCATGTTGTAACGACCAAATGTGGCGTTGAATTCTTTTCCAGTCTTGGCATCAATCGCGTGCTTGTGGCAAACAAAATCTTGATTCAAGTTCAGTAGACAAAGCAACTGTTGACTATTGACCACATAGTCAACATCCAACACCAAGGTACGATCAAATGGAGAAATCTCCCAAGCGGAGCTTCTATCTAGATTGTACCATGACACAGTGCTTTGTACGTCTTCAAAGTATCGTTTGCCTGATTCAGGCTTGGCTTTATAAATCACATGATCAAAGCAGTGAATTTGATCATGATCCTGAACGTTGGTGACCACTGCTACTGGCAAATTCAAAAACTCATGAATGCGTTTGCAGTTCCAGGCAGCTATGCGCAAATAATCAAAATGATCATTATTGAATGCAAATAATAACACACCGGTTGTCATCGATTTCTACTGGATTGGCTGTGTTCGTTTAGCCAGGCATTCATCTGTTCCTGATGCCGTTGCATCATCAGAGTGCGCAGCTCTTGTGCATTAATTTGTACGGGATTGTGATAGAGATCCTGTATCACAATTGGTTCATCCCCATACAAGCTTAAAAAAGCAATCATCGCAGGATCAGCTCGAAACATGCCGCCTTTGTATGCGAATGTTAATTTGGCTTCATATTTTTCTTGAAGTAGGCGTTTGTTTGCCTCGTGATCAAAACGAGCACGGGCGTATGCCACTAGATCATTGGTATCCATGGGAAGATTATAACATAAACTTGCATAAAGGTAAAGGGCCAATGGCCCTTTACATGATCAAAATGCCTAAAATTAAGCTACGCCTGCAACAATTGTGGGTGTTCCCCACGCTGCACTTGTCAAATATGTTGAACTTGGTGGGAAATAGGTTACTAGAGTTGTTGGACATGTGCCAAATGATGCGCCAGACGGTGCAGTACCACCAGAAATGGTATCACCTTCTGCATTGTTCCATGTGGTAGTGAGATCCAACGTGGTGCCTGTGTTTCCAGTTTTGGCTTGCAATTGAATAAAGTTGCTGGTATAAGGAGCTGTGTCTGCAAACTGTTTGTATAAGATAGTGTTGGATGTTGTGAGTTGATACCAGCCTGTGGTGGTTAAAAGAGTGTTAGGTGTACCTGTTCCGCCAGATTTGGTTGTGCCTGTATAACTAGTGCCTGCAATGTTGGCTGTTTGGCCGGCCACTCTACCAGTTATAAAAAGTGTTCCGCACAGTGTTGCTGCTAGGTCATTCCACTCTGGATCACCATCATTGCCTGTTGAGCTTTTGCCAACTTGCCATTTGATAATACCACCTGCGTTCCAGAAATATCTAGCTGCATTTGCGCTGGAAAAAGTAACGGTGTGAGTAAAAGTGATTGAGCCTACGCCTGTGGTGTCACCTGTTTTGCCTGATGTGCCTGTCCATGCTGTGTACTGTGTACCTGATGCCACTGCATTGCCACGATTGGTTGTGATATTGGTTAGGTCAGTGTTTACATTTGCTAGAACTTGAACTAGATCGCCTGCTGTTGGTGCACTTCTTGATGTGATTGTTGTGCCAGTGTGACTGCCCAAAGAACTGATACGATTAACTAACGTTGCCCAGTTTGTAGCGGTTACGGTAGCAGCAACACTCACGTTTGCCACTGCGCTTTCGCCGTAGCCTTTGTCTCCTGAACCCACGCTCCAAACATCATTTAAATTGGCATTGGCGGTTCCAGTTACGAAACCATTATAATCGGTGGCTTCAATTAAACTACCACTAGAGTACGTCATTTGTTCTTCCTTTACTTGATCATTACGATGGCTTCTACTACGCCTTCATCTGAATATTCTTTGTCTACTAGAGCGCGACCAATAGTGTTGAAAGCAGTTGCTTCGCCGGGTTGAGCTGCACGAGCCAAACCATTACCTGCGGATACTAGGCGATCACCTTTTTTGATCAGTCCAGTGCAACGCACTGGTACTCGTCCTGTGACTGCTACTGGTGGATGAGTGTCGTCTTCGCCTGCGCCGCCGTTCATTAAGAAGGCTGCACGAGTACTTATCACACCAAACACATTTTCGCTCAGTTCGTTTTGACTGATAGTGATTTCTTTAGGACCGCCCAGTTCAACCACAGTGCCAGGCTCGTAAGTGGTATCACTAGCAAAGCGTTCTGCAACGTCAGCATACAAAGCTGTGGTAGCTGTTGCAAACACACGGTTAAAATAGTTACTTGCGGAACCAATATTACCCACAGCATTGGTACCAGATTTTTGAATTGAAGAAGTTGAGAACGCTGAAAACACTGCGGCAGCATTAGCACCATCAAGAGTTAGAACAGCAGTGGTCACGCCACCATCGTTTACTCTAAACACAATGTTACCGTCTTGAGTTTGATTGTCAATTTGAACAGCAGTTCCACTAACGCTCACTCTAAAATCACTGTCTGCACCAACACTGAGTCCGCTGTCAGTTAATACGCCTAGGGTGGTGCTCATGGTTTGACCAGTGCCACTGTTGCGAATGAAACCAGTGCTGGCCACGCCATTCAACAACACTGCGTTGGCTGCTGTGCCCTGGAACAAAGGAGTTTGTCCGTTCACTGTGCTGGCTAGATTCAAACCAGGTTTCACTGTGGTAAATCCAGGAATACCAGCACCAGCAGGGGTGAATTCAGCATCTGAACTCACAATACCAACCACTGCATCTTGAATGGTTAATTCAATCACAGTGTGGCTTACACCAGCCGGGGTATCTGTAATAGTTGCTGGCACAGCACCAGTGGTGCCACCGCCGCCTGTGCTCTGTGGACCAACAAGAATAAATGCTGATCCATTATAAACTTTCAACTGCTGATTAGTGATATCATACCACAAGTCACCGGTAACATTACTAGCTGGTTGAGTGGTAGACGCTGTAGCAGCACTGATGGTTTTAAAAGTTGTTCCGTTGTAGACTTTTAATAGATTATTTGATTTGTCCCACCAAAGTTGTCCAGCAAGTGGATTACCAGGGGGGCTAATCGCTGATGAGTTTTCTAATAAGTGGATAAAGTTTGTGTCTAGAAATTCACCATATCCAGCATAGTTTTTTCCAACCAGCACCATGCTGCTAGAAGTATTAATGGTACCGTCCGCAATTGTTGCAAATGGTGTACCGTCGGTAAGATTAATCTGATAAGCCATGTTAGTCTACTGTCCTTTGTATATTTAGCACCTTTAAACTGCTAATATTTATGCATTACTGCTAAGGTTGGTTAGAGTCTGTATCCTTAGCGTGTAATCAATTTGTATCTGACGATTCAAACTTTTTTGTACTGGGTGAAAAACTACATGAGTGATCAAGCGTAGATCATCTACGCTACCGTTCCAAGTTTTTAAGCCAAGTTCATCAAATACAAATTCGCCACTGAAATTAGTGGAGTTGTCAAATGCCTGCTGACCTGCTGGTTCACCGTAATCTAACAGACAGGTAACCAGGATATCAGTGTAGAATTTACCGGGTGTATGTAACACTGACATTCTGTTGTTGATCGGGTCTGTGTTGTCAGTACTGGCATCGTCTACAATCTTTTGATAGGTTTGGTTGTACAGGCTGGCATTTTGTCCCACGGTGTTAGGGGGCAAATACGTAATCACGCCAGTGGGATCAACCGAACTACCGCCATTACCAAATGCCATTTGATAGATATAACCAGTGTTTCTATCTGCCAGCGTTTGCGCCATGCCCACTGAAATGTTTTCATAGTGAATGGCATTGTGCTTGTCCAAAAACACTTCTTGTGTTTTGGGATCATAAATCTTTAAAAAGCCGTCAATTTTGAATTGCCCTTGGATCATGCTCTTCCCTCGTGATATACTTGTTTGGTGTTTGGATCGTGTATTCGCACAAACTCGTCAACATGAACCGTACCGTTTTCATTGGGAGGTTTGTTGCTTTCCTTGGGTTTTGGCACAGGCACTGAGTTATTTGTCTTTGTTTCCATGATCGTATATTTAGTTAGGCAAAAAACCCTGACTTTTCTTAGTCATCATTCCTCAAGAATTTAGCTGCTGCTGTGTTCTGCAACTGCAAGGGCACACCATCGCTGGGTTCAAACGGACCTGGTTGATACCAACTTTGAGCTCGTTTTACTGCTAAAGTAACCAGACGTCCCGCTGGCGGAGCAGAGTAAAACATCACAGTGGCTGGACTTGCACTCACAAACGCATACGCAGTATAGGGTTGTATAATACCGCCAACTGTAACGGTCAACGCTTCTAGCCATTCAGTACTGTCAATGCCCAGTAGATTAATATTTGGAGCAGTGAACGTGGTTTGTGAACCATTGGATTTCACAGTGGTTTGAACCACATAATCTTGATAGCCACCGCCCGCTAGGATGTTTTCTCTGCCCATGTTATATACCAGAGTACCTGCTACATGACTGTCAATAGCAGTGCCTGCGGTTCCTCTCATTAACCCTGACAGCGTGTTGTTCACTAGATCTCTCGCCCTGAAGGTTATTCGTTCACCATTTATAACCACAACACCAAGATAGTTGGCCGCAATGTTTGGCAGACCACAAGCTTCAGCATTTTCCACATATATCACATCATCGTTTACACCAAGATCACGCACCAGTCGGGTGGTTGTGTCACCAGTGATACGATAAGTTGATTGAACACCACGCATGTCTTGGAAAATACGGAATGCCATGGCATTTGGAACTATTTGATTAGTAAACAAAGTGGCAACTACCACATCGGTTACTGCGATAGGACCAGACAAAAGTTCAAGATATGTGGTGTCATTCTCTGAAATAATAGTGTAGTCCAAACCAGGGAAGAGAATTCTACCGTTGAGAGAAACAATCATTCTCTCTGCCAGTTGCTCAGGTCTTCTCAAATCAAAGTCATTTTCGCTTACAATAATACCTTCACTGAAGTCAAAACTGCCGGATTCATTGTTGACCGCACCGCTGTCAAACGGAAGGAAATCAAAACCTTCGCTGGCTGTGGCACCAACTTGAATAGGCCCAACCCAGACGATTTGCACAATGCTCTGCTGTCGGGTGTCATTGTAGCTGGTAACAACCACTTTATCACCAGGGAACACACCAAACGATCCAGTTGGTCTAAATGTGATTTCATTTCCTGACACAAGATAATCAGCCTTGGTAGTGATACAGATCAAAATTCTATCGCCAATGTCAGGTGTATAGGAAAGCACAACAGAACGTCTACTGAAACCATCCCAGGGTACCACTGTGAAATCACTGCCTAACACCTGCGGCACATCATTTACATAAACATCAACTTCGTTGTCGGCGATTAGACCTTGGCTGTAGCCACCGCGTTCTGGGAACAGGAATTCTGCACTGCTACCATCGCCATACCATTCAATGCCTTGACTGGGTCTAGCTCTAAATCCATTCACAGTCACGTACACATTGTCAGGATTTGATCCCTGCATGCTATTGGTCAATGGATAAGTGAGCACTGCTGTGGCACTTGGAGACAGCTCTTGAATTGTAAAAGTTTGCACTGTAGGCAAACTCCATGAATACTGAGGTGTTTGTGTACCCATCACAGTCAAGTTCACTGCATCAAGACTGGTCAAGATCACATTAAATGTCACCAAGGTTCTAGTGGTATCCAAAACAGCATAGGTGTAGTCAACACCTTGGATTAATCGCTGTCCGTTTACATAGAAAACCAACTCGTAAATTTCACTGAATTTTACATCAACGATCAGTTCGGTACCAATATCGCCACCGTTGTAGTTGCGTCGTAGCAGTTGATTGCCGCCACCAACTTCAAACACTTCAACCACAATGGTGTCATCATCAATGGCACCACTTAGAATTGTCACAGTTTGATTTACCCAATCAACTGTGTATTCGCTTGGATCTAGATCTCTTGAAGTAAGGCTGTATCCATTTGGTCCTGCATTGCTGACTCTTATAGCAGCTGGATAGATTTCATTTGTCTGATACTGTGCTATTTGTGCCCAACTGATTGTAGGATCAGCTAGATTCAGCGAAGCACGCAAGGTTAAAATATCAAAGCCATGTCCTAGACCGTTCCAATCACTACCTGGTCGTGTGAACACCTTGAAGTCCATGGTATCAAATTCACTTCCGGGCACAAGTTCTTCTGGAGCATGACTGCTGTAAGGATCAACAAATGCACCACCGTCGACTATGACATCATTAGCGCCGGTTCCAAGATATTGATCCAAGAATGCACTTTCAAACACACTGTCAATAATGGTTTCGCTATAGGTAGGACGTCCGTTTTCATCAAAGTCCAAGTTATCCCATGGAGTCATGTCAAATGGTCCACGTGCATAACCGGTGTCTTGATTGAAATTCAATCCCTTGACCTGCACACCCGGATAGTCAACTCCTGAAATCAATAGCGGTAGTTCTTTACCTGGCTCAGTGGCCAGCGCAACATAATAACCCATGGTTCGGTCAACACCACTGAGTTCGCTAATGGGCACCAAAATCCAATCTTCAGGTATGAATTCAGATGTGTTCACACCGGTACTATCAGGGCTATTGGCTTCCCAAATTCTATCAGCGTAGCTTACCAATTGACCATTGTCAAAAGTGATGTTTGGCTGCCATTCTTCAACTGTGGTTTGATATTGATATCTATCATATTTCATGGTGGTTTTTAAACCACGCACCAACAGATTATCAAGCACTGCATAGGCCAGGGCACCAGATCCATTACCACCAGTAATGGTCACTGTGGGTGTTGTAAGATACCCTTCACCTGGATCAGTGACCACAATACTATTCACTTGACCTGCACTGTTGATCACTGCCACTGCTGTGGCATTTCTCACAGCCACACCAGTGATGGTCACATTAGGCACAGTGGTATATCCTGACCCACCGGACACCAACACTATGGAATTCAGTGTCAGCTTGTAATTTTGAAACCATTGATCATAAGGCTGTGTTTGCCATATGATATTGTTGCTGGCAGCGTCGCTAGGTTCGGCTTCAACTTCAGATAATATTGGGCTGATATACTGCTGATAATCTGTGTTAAAATAAGCAGGAACATCAAAGTCCGCGATATCACCCGAGTATAAATCTTGACCAGCATACTTCAAGTTAAACTCACGTATTTGCACATGATAAGGTTTAACTTCAGACAGATAGTCCAAAACAAAGTCCTGGTTGTCTCGTCTGTAGGTCTGATAAGGCAACAGCTCACGAATGTTGTGTTCAACATCAATCAAGCTGGTTTTCATGAGCCAATTTGGTGTGAGTTGTTCTGTGAGTATAAAGTTAAACATCAGAACCAATAAACGATTGCGCTCAATCAATAGATCATCAATCAGCAATTCTTCATTGATGCCTTGAATTATTTTTCTGGTTTCAGTTTGCGGTGCTTGATCAAAGTATTGTGCATCAAACACTTCACCATCAAAGCCAAAACGACCAATTTGATAATCGTAAATTTCTTCAGATATTGCAATGGTACCGTCTTGTAGACCCACACGATTCCAACCCGCAGCATCCAATTGATAGATTTCAAACTTGCCTTGGCTATTGGCTGTGACCAAGGCCACAGTGCCAATTGTGGCTTCTTGTGCGATTAAAGCACTGTAAGATGGCACTTCAATACTGGGAGTGGTATCTGGATTATACCCAGGTGCGTACCAATTCACATACTGCCAGTATTCATTTGTACGGTAATTTTGTACCTGTAACAAACGCAAGCTGTAGATGTTGTTATTGACCACGGTTTGATAAATGGTCCAGCGTCCGCCGTTGTTGCTGTCACTTAACACCAGGTATTTGTAACCCACCGGCACAATCAAGATATTCTGCCATGACAGTTCTTCTAGGTTGGCCACTGTCATGTTCCAGTAGGTGATCACTTGATTGCCATTGGTCACGGTTTGTGGCGGTATTGGTTCCTGACTATTAAGCAAAGTCAGGGTACGGCTTTCAGCAATAGGAAACTGTGCTAGCACTGCATTGGTTCTATCAATATAATTTTGCAGTGCACCAAAGCGATTAACAAACATGCTCTGGCGTGGTCTAAACTGTACTCCATATTTTTCAGCTGGTGGCAGTTGAGGATCAGGCACTGCGAGTCCAGATTGATCTTGTCCTGCAAAACTGTCCTGTAGCTTTCTATAAAGTGGTGCTGTTAGAAATGCCAGAGGCTTGTTTTCAGCCAATAGCTGGAACTCGGTATGAATGTTGTCATTATTTGGTGTCTGATCAAACTCAATACTACAAATAGTGTCATAGGCCTTGATGTAAGCACCGCAGTTGTAAAAAGCAAATGTGCTTGCAGACAACGGTGCCATATAAGGAATACCACTACTGATAGGATTGGCCAAATACTGTGATATCACAGCGGTACTGAGACTCTTGCCTGATTTAGGTAAAATGGTATCAGTGTTTCGCACCCAAAAATAGTAGCTTTGCACAAAATTACTGTTCTGCGACAGCGAGGCTTCAACTGTGTAATCCACAATGTTTAATGGAGTGCCTGGTCCGGTATAATCAGCCGGTGGTACTGAACTTTCTATCCATTGATAGATATCAACTCTACTGCCCGGAAACACCTGTGCCCACTTGCGGCTAGCATATCTAAGGTCATCTTGTGACACATCAAGATATCGCACAGTGCTGGTATCCCACCATATTTGACCAACACGATTTCTTCCCCAACTGTTGCCTTGTACATTGGTCAATCCTGTGTTGTAAAAAGCAGGATCTGTACTGGTGATATAATCAATGTTTTCTCTAGCAGCTCCTAAGATCTTGCCTTGTAACGGATTAAAGAAATCCAGGAACTGTGTTTTTGGACTTTGTAGTCTGTCATATAACACAGCACTGTTCAAGCTGTAAATATCCACCGCGGGCACTTCCATACGCTTGGGCACCCAAGACGGTAATCTTTCAGCATTCACAAACACACTTAAAGAGCCGTTATTGGTAGTGGTGCTTACTGTGGCCTGCGGAGATCCAATCAAGGTGTAATCCCAGGCCTGACTTAATCCAGTACCAAATGCGTCATTTTGCACGCTGTCTGAATCAAATAACTGTGCTCCAAATTGGAACTTGCCAGGATTCAGCAGACTTTCATTAGCCGATGTCAAGTAATCAAACTCATAGGCCACGCCTGTTTGCACTAGATCAGTGTAGAATGTGGTGCTGCCGCTGTCAAAAAATGTAGTGCCATTGTCAAATGTCACAGCAATGTGTGGCGTACCCCCAGGTGCACCAATAATGATATCCTCTGCTGAACTGGTCATTGAATAACCAAAATTAGCACCGTCAGTTGGGTATGGGCTGAGAATTTTCTGTACATACTGCATGGGTTCAAACCCAAGAGCCGTGTACACATTACCAATTGACCCTGGCATCACAGACAGTCTGCGGAAGGGTGTGGTAGCAGCAAAATTAATCACATCAATTGTTAGTAAACCATTAGCGGATGCTGCTGCTGTCACATTTGGAATTTTGGCTGCAATGATTGCAGCGGCCAATCCAGCAACTGTGTTGTTTGGTGCATTTGGCACAGTCACAATAAAATTATCAATGCGTATATTGTGTCCTGCTGTCAATGAAGGATTCGCAAGTGTGCTTGTGATAGTCCCATAACTGGCTGCCTGGTCCACAAACAATCTAACTGAACCAGCTTGCGGAATATCGTTGCCATGACTGTCATAGGGATTGCCCACTGCAATTTGACTATCTTGTAAAACAAATTGCAGAGCTCTACCAAATTCTCCGCGTTCTTCAAGATCCTCGCTTTCAAATTTCTGTACAAACACAAATTGATTGGTTTGTATTTCAACTTCATCACCTATGTTCAGAGCTTGATTTACAGTTACACTAACTGGATTTTCTGGATTACCAGTGAAATTCACAGTGAAAGTGTTGTCATCAAACGTGCCAAACTGTGCTGTGTTGTTCAAGAAGGTGTTGTTCACCTTGACAGACGTAGGTAATTTCAAACTGCCAGAGGTTGTGAATGTGACTGGATTTTCAGATGCAGTCTGAATGATTCTGCTTTCTGCTTGGCGTTCAAACAAATAAGTGGCCCCTGAATAAAATACACCGTCGGCGTTTTCTTGAGGAGCACCAATGATCAATCTAGTTCCATTTTCATTGGTAGCCAAGGCTGCACCAAATCTAGCATCAGATTCAAGTCCTGGCAATGTGATTACATCACTGAGTTCATAATAAGTCTGCGCATACACCATGATGGTAGCGCCAGCTGGAGGCGAGTTCACAAACACCAGATCGTAATCATTCAAGGTGCTATCTGGCAGTGAACTATCGCTCTTTAACCATTCATAATCCAGTTTAGGTCTTTGCACTGCACCATTAACTTCAACTCTCACCGAATTGATATTTTTGGCTGTGAATAGATATTCCTGCACAGCAAATCTATTAACAGTGGAAGATCCACTACCTGATACAGTAAAATCAAGTATGGCGCCTGCAAAGGTCACATCAGTAATGGTAATAACACAATCATCAGCTGGTGTTGCGCCACCAATTTGTGTTCCTCTGATTGTGAGCACTTCACCAATACTGTAATTGGTTCCTGCCACAGCTGAATTCACAACGTAGTCGCCTCTAATGACCTCAATGTCAAACGTTGCGTTCAAACCAATGCCGGTTGTGGAATTAGGTGCTATTCCATAATAGGCATAATAATCTAGCTGTACGCTTTGTCTGCGATTTATGGTTACAGTTTGATTTTTGCTCGGAGCCACAATGAATTCAATGAAGTTTCCGCCCACTGTGTAATCAACATTGTATCTTTGGGGTCGTCCTGAAACTTCAACGTAAATTTGCAATGGATTGTTGTATTGTATGTTGGCAATACTAAAGCGTCGTGTGGTGCCATCAGTTGGATAAGTGTCAAATTGGCTGGGCACTGGTACCTGACCGTATGCATACACTCGGTTTCTTTCTGGGGCGCCAACATACAACCAGCGTTCGTCTTTGCTCATGGCTAGACTTGAGCCAAATTTTCCTGTGCCCGGTTGATCCAAACCTATAAGCAGCTGGCTGATGTAGAAAGCCTCTTGATCACCGCTGTAATTTAACACAGTTGCGTAGCCAACGTCGGCAAAACTGTTAGGCGCACCTGCTGCGCCCCAGTTGTTGTTACCAATCACAAGCGATGCACCAAAGTTGCTGACCTGTGTTGCATTCAAACTCACTGCGCCGCCGCCAATCAAGTTGCCTGCGGGATTTACACCGTATTGGTATACAATGCCGGTTCCAGCACCAGGTGCTGAACTCAACATAACAATGTTGTCTTGTCTTTGTGCCACAGCACTTGACCAGTAGGCATTGGTGTTACGAATAGGATCAAGGCGTTGTTTAAACACAAATGGCTCGGTTCTTTCTAGAACCACCCAGTGATCTTCGCCGTCATTGTCTACCCAAATTAAAGATTCAGCTGTGACTGAATTTAGATAGGGCAGATCAGCAATGTCGCTGGGTTGATCCACACGCACTGTTTCTAAAACCAAACACACACCTTCGCCTAATATTTGTATTTGATCTGTTGTGATGGTAAATGCAATCACCACGCTGGTAATTGATGGCACTTCAAGCACACGATAAGCACCATTAACTTCAGTTGAAAAAGACTTGATTACAATGATGTCGTTGGGTTGTAGATCGTGAGTTTGAGTAAAATCAAGCACACAGGTGCCATTGTAGTTTTCTGTTACAGTAGACACATATCCGGGCACTGCACTGCATCTAAACACATCCCAATCGTAGCTATTGACCTTGGCAATCCAAACCGTGGTACCTACACCAATGCTGTCAATGTTGGCGTTGAGATTAGTGGTTTCAACGGCATCAAATTCTGTTATGTCTACATCGTCAAGATTCACATAGCCGGCGCTGGGTAAATCAATGTCGCGTCGGGCATTAGGAGCAACTGGAAGAATATCAGGTGAAGTAACGTTCCAGCTGGCTCTCCATAGATCGTCCACTTGAATGGTTTGATCCGCTATGGAAAATTCAAAAGGCTCTATCACTTGAACCGTGCTGGGATTGGAATTTAAATCTGCTTGATTCAGTCGCATGTCAAAAAAGCGTCTATTGGCCTGAGCACCATACACACCTTTTAATACAGCCCAGTTTTCATATATCTTGTAATCTGCAACTTCTTTGTCAAAGCTGGCATTACCAAACAGATCCACACTGAATTTCGTGCCCTTGGTACTCAAGAACTGTTTGTACACATTAACCTGACTAACATCATCAAGGTTGAGATTTGCCATGTACTCTCTAGGTCTAAAACCAATCAATCCATAGGCCAATAGATCTTGATCACGTTCAAGATTTGCACCTGCGGTGTTATAGGTCTGTTGTATTAGATCAGCCTTGTTGGCTAGATTAGGCAACAGGCCTTTTTGTATACGAGTATAATCACTCAAGGTCCAATCAGCATACTCAAAGTTTTGTTTAGGCTGCACAATGGTCAATGCACTGTAATATTGGTTCTTGAACTTAACTATTTGTCCCTTGGTATATTTTACATTAGGCTGCCACTCAACAATATTGTCCTGGTTGAGGATAAAGCCCTTGGCATCCAGTTGACCATTCCAGTCAGTACTAGTAGCGGCAATCAGTTGGATTCTTCCCTGACGTGCAGCAGTTATTGGATCATAAATCAGATCGCCAAACACACTAACATTTTTGAACACCATGATGTGTTCGTATGCGGTAAACTTTAGGTCTACAAAGTTAATGGTTTGTTCGGTTAATGATGTGATCTTGAAATCATTATCAATACGTTCAACAACCAAATCATTAATTGAAATTTTTCTCTTGTTTTGATCTTGAACGCCAGTGGTGGTGTCTCTTTCAACAATGCTTTCTACCACAGCACCAGGACGACTGATCATCAGTGAAGTGTTTGTGGGGTTGAGATTGATCACACTGCCAGGACCCCAACCTTGATTACTCCAATACAAAAATTCCTGTGCCATTTGAGGCCAATTCAAGGTTATGGCATTTTCAACACTGTCAAAAATCATGCCTTCGCGTTCTAGCAATGCACCATAACTGAAGAAAAAGTCACACACAGCGTCTTTGTTAGCAAAGGTATAACCATATGGAACCTGAGCTATGGTGTCAGTATATGTAACTGCTACAGACACAGTGGTGCCGCCTGCTGATACATTGATTTTTGGGCCAGCTACTTTGCTAACCAAAATATCAAAATAAGGATTTAGTGTATCGTAGCCAAACACTTGGTAACCATCTGTTACCCTCTGTACCATTACACTACTGTACTTGATCTGAGCCAGTGGTGCGTTCTTGTACAAGAACAGTTCGTAGCTGTCATCGGGCAATAACAAACTGGTGTTAAGACTATTTGGGCTTGGCTTTTCTAAATATACTTTTATGTAGGCTTGATCGCTGAAAGATGCCATGCGATATGCCAATCTTACGTCAATATTCGCCAGGTTGATCTTGAGAGTCTGCGATGTCTTGGTGTTGCCTAGATGAGTGTTGTAATCAACAATCCAATTGATATAACTGGCTTTGCTGATACCATCGCCGTAGATTTCCAAATTGCCTGGAGACAATCGGTCTCTACCTTGGTACAAATACTGATTGACCGCAGCACTGTACTTGTACAGATCTCTATCAACAAACAGAGAGAAAAATTCTGCTGGCTTGGTCAAAGCCAACAATCGCATCACAGCAAAAGGATAACTGCTACTGGTACGCCACACATACTCTACTGGACCAACGTCGCCTACTCTCCAACTGCGTTGGAAAGTCTGTTTGTTATATAAGCCAACCACAGCATCCAAAGGAGGCAACAGTTCGCCTTGATCGTTCACTGGTAAGACATCTACCAATCCGGGTCTTGCATACTTAGGCAGCACGTAGAAGCCCGCAGGATCCGCAACCAATCCCTGTTCAAGATCTTCCCAAAGCACCAGGTTTTCTGATGTATAAGGTGCTTCACCATATCTGTTTTCCCACCATGAGGGTTGTTCGCTGAAGCCCAGCATCTCCCACGGTGCTTGATGCGGTCTAATGGTGTCATAGAAATACAAATAGATACCGCGCCAGGCACCCACCGGTAAAGCTTGATCAGTTAGACGATCTTGACTGCGACTGTAGTTGTAACTGAATTCATTATTGACATCATATGCCTGAATACTGTAATCAATTTTGTTTGTTCCAACCCAGGCCAAGAAATCTGTGCTCAATATTTCATTAACTTCTGCTAACGAGTAATCAGTAGAGCGAAACTGTCCTGGCACCACACTGGTTGCATCAATGGGACTAGCGCTCTTGATTTTAAGATTGTTATAGATTCTAGTTTCAAAATCAAGTAATACTTCGTCTCGTATGTCATTAAACGCAATAGTCACACTTCCATCATGTCCTACAATCACAGTTTGCGGTTCACTGTAGGTGGTGTCAACAAAAATTCTAGGTTGAAATGCAGGATAAAAACCCATCTTGGTAGGAGTGTTGGGCACAAAATTGCCAAGAGTGCTTGCATACTCTTGAATCACGATTTGATCGCCAATTTCCAATGGTCGAGTGATGGTCAACTGTGGAGTATCAACGCTGACCACGTAGTCTTTGTTAATGGTCAAAAGTCGGCCATTCACATACACCAACACAGCCTGGTAGTTACTCTGCGTAAAGTCATACACACGTAGGGTGTTGAAAGTGGTTTGACTGATTGGGCTGAACACATAGGTGTTTTGATCATACACCGTTCTGGCCGGTAACATGTCGCTGTAGTAGAACGGATTTAATTGTGTACGACCGTAATTGATAGTGTTGATAACTGACGTAAGAATTTCAGGTGCAGTGGCCGAGCCCCATTCTTGATTGGCCACAGCATCTAGAATCTGCGTTTTGAATTTCACATACTCCGCACTGTTCCACTGTAGTGAGGCAAATAAATTGTAATTTGGGTCACGCAAAAAGTAACCAGCCATGGTCAGTGGCGAACTCTGCTGCAAAATATTCAAGCCATAACGTGCAATATAACCTAGATCGCGACTGTTGTTTGCGCCGTTTATGCTGCCTGTGATATCAATGAGATTCTGACAAATGCTTTCATAGTGCGAACGCATGGTACCCAAGGTCACTCTGCTGACTTCTTGATTTAGAGCATTGTTTTGCAGATTGCTTGGAATTTGATAAAATGCCTGTGCACTGGTTTGATCGCTGAGCACCAGCACAATGATTTTTTCATCCTGCTGCACGGTGCTGGGCACGTTGATAGTGGTCGTGGCAGAAGTGGTAGTGTAAGAATAGGTGCCTGGATCCTGAAACACACCGCTGATGTATAATTTGATAACCGGGTAAGGATTTGGTAAATCTGAATCAACTACTAATTCATTTATTTTCACATCCAATAGCAAAGGTTGCCCTTGATATGTGAATTCAAACTGTTGATAGGTTTTACTTGAATATGGTGCAGTTGCCCAGCCCAATTGATCTGTATACTCAGTTCTAGAGGTGTAACGTCTGACCACACCTTCGCCTACTGATTCAGTGATACTTTGACGATCTCTAACATAAGAGAATGTGTCTGTATAATAATTGTTTACAAAAACAATATCACCAACGTTGTTAATGGTCACATATTCAACAGGAAAACCCAACACATTGTCATTTGCACCACTGCCAATGCCGTATGAAAACAGTTTTGATCCTGTGAACGTGCTACTAGAGTATTGTGTGAGATCACCAATACTCACGTCATTGATAAAAATATCAAACTCAGGCGGGTCGTTAACTCCGGTTTTCTGCTGACTTTGTACCCAGAACTCTCCGTCAAAAGTAAAACTTTCGCCTTTACGCCCTACGCCATTTAAACACACAATCACATCATTAAACAGCACCTCGCCGTCCTCGGCTGGCACTAGATTGATGATTGGCTGTTTGATCACGGGACTCACAGTGTCTGGGCTGATCAATTCAACTGTGTAAATTTTGTTTCTTACTCGCGGATCTGTATCAGCAGCGAAGATAATTCTGCTGCCATTTACAAGATTATAACCGTCAACAATAAATCCCACTGGAGTACCATTGACATCACTAAATGCATCAGTTGTGGTGAAGTCAATCACGTCCACTGCTCGCTTGCCGAAAGTTCCGAAGTTGTAGAGTTTGAGACCTGAACGGAATTCAATGATAGGTCGTCTAGCTCGGCTTTGTAGATCAAGCAGTGCAGAGTTGTTGTTGAATTCTGCAGAAGTTTCTAATACCTGCCTATGGAACCAACGATTGCTGCGGCTCCAGGCATTTCTGTCTGGACTAGCACGATTAATAGTGATGTAGTCAGGTGTGAGTGGCTGATTGTTACTCACATCATAATTGCCAATATCATATGGTGTGCTGTCAAATGATACTGACACACTTTCTGTATAAGGCTCTGGTGTGATCATTTCAGTGATAGGAACCAAAACAATGCTTTCACCAACTCCTTCAACATAGTAGGTGTTATCAAGATACTCAACAGGCGTGACATCGCCACGGAACGTCACAGTCAAACCGTTACTGAAAGCAATGCCATTTGGACTGGTGTACTGTTTTGCACCTATGATGTTGTTTACATTCAGTGCACTGGCATCCTCAGGATCAATCAATCTCAACTCGCCCACCAACTGCGGATCAAGACTGTCTTGATAATATAGGGTATCAAGCACCGCGGTGAGCAATGGTATTTGTTCAAAATAACCATCATCGTTTCTATACCACTGAGTGCTGCTGTACTGTGTGCCTTCAAGAATTCTAAACTTTTCAAACTCTGCCACATCTCGTACAGAGGTAACATTTAAATACTGTCGTCCAGAAGAGTCAGTAATATAATTGATCTGCCACACACTATAACGTTCATCTAGATCGTTGATTTCTTCAACTTCAGAGAACGGACGGTCATTATATCCGGGTCTTTCATCGTCGTCAGGTGTTGGGCTGTAAAAACTAGCACGTAACCAACCGCCAGCTTCGGCATCATTCAAGAAGGGAAACACTCCCTCAAGACTACCAATGTTGAAAATTATCAACTTGCCATCAAGGTCAGTGATGCCGTCAATACCGTCAGGATATCTTGCAAAGAAATCTTCAACATAGGCATGATTGATATCTCTGTAGGGTATGTCACTAACCAAGTTCACAGGATCAAGTTCGGTCAGCGTATAGTAGAAATTTTGAGCAGTCTTGTTTGGCACATTGAATGTCACAGTGCCAAGGTCTTCACCATTGTTGATCACTCCTAGCACATCTCTACTGCTGATGTTTGGAGTGGTTGGCATTTTACCATCTACACCTGGTTCGGCTTGAATAAAGAACCCGGGTCCAGATCCAGGAGTACCATCAATGATGGTAAACTTTCCGGTCATTTGATCGCTGGTCTGCGAGCTGTAAAACAGCGTGTCAGGTGCATCTTGAGGTACTGTAAAACTTATTGTGCCTTGTGTAGCACCATTATTGGTCACACCGTTGTTGTAGACGTTGACCAGGCCAGTACTGGCCACAGTCTTGATCCAAAATGGGAAGTTACCAGTGATGCTCAGTGTGAAAATGTATGTGTTACCACGAACCAAGGTCAGAGCAGGATTTATCGCATAGTCAATCACATAAGCACGATTGCCTTGATTGGTCACACGATAGTTCACAGTGTCAACTAGATTTTGTGCCACTTGAAATTTGTAACTGCCGCCACGAACCAAGGTCAGCGTGGGGTTTTGTCCCAGCTGGCCGGCAAAGCTGTAGAAATTGTTATTTCTAGTGACAGCGATAGTGTTTTGGATAGCAACAGTACCGCCACTGACATCAACTGAAAGTGGGCCAGTGGGCAGCCAATAGTATTCGCTATAGTTGACCAATTTGTCGTAATCAACCAAGGGATCAAAAGCATAATATTGACTGCTGTACAATCTGTCACTGCGATCTATCAAGGCGCCAGACAAAGATAAAGAGTCTCTAATGCCTGGATAAGTGATAGCATCAACCACGGTGTCGGTGTCAGGCAACTTGATAGCCACTGCGGGTTCAAGTTGATAGTCTGCACGTTGCTTGGTTGGTTCTACTACGTATCTGGCTCCAGTGGGATTGACACCAGGACCGATTTTACGTCCAATAAAGCCTTGTGTTTTTTTCAACGCAGGTTCTTGAATCAGTTGATCAAGAGTGGCACCTAGAAACTGTCTATTGGTTTTGGTTTGAAAAATCTCAGGTAAGAAATCTACCGAACGAACTTGTGCCATTAAATTACTCCGCTACCTGGGGCAGTACGCAAATTAGTACTGGTCAATGCATCAATCACTTCAACATCAGCCACAGTGGCTGCATTCACAAAGATCTCATTTGGTGCTGATCTAATTTCATAAAGATCACCAAAGCTCTTTTGTGGGTTAACTGGTACCAGTACAACTGAACTAACTAGAGTTCCAATCTCTCTATGAATGTACGCAGCCAACTCTGAAAAGTAGAAGGTGTCTCCAAAATTCCACTTGTCAATGGTAAAATAATCATTCAGGCTTTGCACCACGGCATTTTTAATTTCGCTCACACTGGCCACAGAGCCCGAAGCCTTGATAACCTTGATAGTGGCACGTAGGTCTGTGCTGGCTTTGTTACCAAACAATGGTTTGAAACTAACACTGTTAAGAATCACGTTGTCCGAAAGCATTTTATAATCTTGTAGACGCTGAAACTGAGTGGTTAACTCATTGATAGTGGGCTGTGCTGGTTCTGGCACAGTTCCGGTGCTGTCCTTGATATAGTTTTGATATGCAACATAATAGTCTTGAGTGACCACGTACACATCAATGATATTAGTAATGGACGGATCAATTCTATTGCTCAACAAGCTGTTGTGGCGATATTGATAGTATAGATTTTGACGACCTTGGCGGGCAATAAACTCTGTGGTCAATTGCAGCGTTCTAGTGCCTGTGGTATCAATTACAAGACGATAAAAGTCTTGCTCAAGATATGTGTAAAAAATCTGCCCGTCAAGATATTCTGATTTGTAGGTTTCAACCTCGGTGTAGGTTCCGTACTGATAGTTCACATAACCTTCTTCAACCAAGAGATATCGCTGTAGGTCGTTGTAATCCACTGTGGCTTCAAGAAACACTAGATTGCCTGCCTGGCTTGATCCAGGATCAGGTCCTACAATTTCTTCAAAAAAGTCTGGATTGTCAGCTGATCCATCCTGATCGCTGTCCTGGAAGCTCACTATTACCTGGAAGTCATTCACATAACCATCGCTTTCTTCAGGCTGTGCAATGATCTGCATGTCCACATCGCTGGGTAAAGGTGAATTACTGTTGGGTTGACTGTTTGATTTAAGAATCTTAATAAAATCTTTGATCACAGTGCCAATACGACTGTCGTAAATGCTTGATCCAGACTCAAAGAAAAATCTTGTTTGCAACACAGATGCAAAAAAGTATGTGAGTTCTCTTATGCTCACAGTGTATTGTGTGCCGTCTGTGCTGAATCTAACCAGCCAACTGGAATCAGAGTTCACTCCAGCTGTGCTCTGTTGATTGACTAGACTGAACTCTCCATTGGCATCAAGATTGGTCTGACCTATGATATACCACTCTTGTGTGAGATTGTTGTATCCAAGGCCAAAATTTCTATACAGTCTTATTTGCTCAATGATGCTAACCACGATATTGCTTGGCAAGTCAGTGACAAACACTGGAATAACTTCTGTGGCCACTGCACCGCTAGGAACAAAACTGTTAAGAGCCACTGGACCTGTACCATCTGCTAGATTTCCTCGGCCTTGATTGGTTCCATCAAGCACCACTGAAGTAACAGTGGCCCAAACCACAGTTTTATCTGTGTCTTCTGTGGGCAGGCCTGCAACCAGTTTATTATATTGATTGAAGTAGTAGCCATCTGGTGGTACAAACTTAACGAGAGAAGCTGGAACAATATATTTTGTGTTGTTACTACTGAATCCACCAATTGACACCGGCTTGTTGTTGCTGTCAACAAAATAGCCTGTACACTGATTGGTAAGAGCCGTGCTTTGATTCCAGCTGATTGCCAAGGGTGATAAAGATGGTCTAATGAAGTTTGCATAATAGAATTGCAATACCCCGGCTGTTTTTAGTCCTGGCTGTACCTTATTGCCAATAGCATCTGCAATATCATTAACTGTAAACCAGGCAAACTGAAAACTTGGCAAGGTGTTGTCTTTGTACAAACCGCCGTCACTGCCGAACACATTGGTGCTGGCATACTTGTTGGTATTATCAACCAATTCAAGGTAGCGACTGGTACCAATAGCACTGCGGTTCAAAGCCTTGCTCTTGATAATGCTGTTGTATAGAGTAAACGGAAATAGATTGTAGTCTTCGCCGTTCACCATGCGATTCTGAGTGTAGTATCTAGCAGGTGCTCGTTGTTTGATTTCATCCAACAGTTCACGAGACTGACTGTTGCTCACAGGTGCAGTTAGACCCACAGTAAATGTGATGGTTTCCACACGACCATTGCGACTAACATAATTGATTGGCAAGGCAATGGTCTGCATCTCTGATGGATTAATAATGTATTCTAATCCATTGCTTGAGCGTACATAACATCTAAAGGTACCAACAGGAATAGCACTGAACACGCCATCACCAAAAGTAAGACTGATTTGATCATTCACTCGGCTGATGGTTGAATAAATTCTTCTCAACTGACCTGCTGTTTGTTCTGCTGCTGCTGTGTACACAGATTCCACATACTGCCATTCACCTGAAACATTGCCCACATCATCCAATTGATATACCCAGCGATCTTCATTGTTAATACCTTCAATGTTCACGTTTACCACGCGATTGGTCACACGCTCTGGTAGATTGAAGTCAGCTGATTGTAGACTGCCCTGTTTGAAGTAAAAGAAGAATCCGGACCGTTCTGATCCAAATCCCAAAGAGTCGTTTTGATACAGTACATTGAAAGCGCCATTGGGCTTGGGTGAAGGTTCGTACACATAATCACGTCCCACAGTGGTAGCACTCACTGCTTCAAATGGCATGTTGATGCCATCAACTGTGGCAGTGAATGGAATCACAGGAAGATAACCAGGCGTAATATTCAGTGTGTATTCTTGAGTGTCAACTCCAAGAATGTTTTGATCTGCACCAGGGCGTCCAAAACGCTGTGTGTCCACAAGTGCTGCGTTTAGAATAGCAATAAACTGTTCAAACCAATCACCGTTGGTTGGATCGTTCCAGTTCACTGTGATATTGCTGAGATTATTACCATTATAATCCAGCACATTTTCTGTGGTTGTGACTGAAGTGACTTTTAAAAAGCCTTCAGCTGGTGAATTTCTCTTGGCTGTGTAGCTAACAAGATTAGCCAGGCGCACTACTGAATCTCGTCGTTCAGCTGTGTCAATGTAGTTTTCTCTAGCGTTTAGATCGGTTCTAAACGCCAGGCTTTGACCCATGAACGCCATGATATCTAAAAGAGCTATAAATTCAGAACTTTCAATATAATCATTAAAAGTTTCTGGATAGTACAGCCTCAGATAATCAACGAAGCTCTTGCGTAGTGTTTCAAAGTCGTAGCTTTGAAAGTCAGCCTCGCGGTAAGTCTGGAACAGTTGCTTCCAGTCTTCAACGCCAAATATTGCAGTTTGTCTAGTGGTTATCGCCATAATTTTTCAATTTTGGTATTTATTGGCGTATAAACCACGCGGTTAAATGTAGCTGGCCTGCCTGGTTTCTTGATCAAAAAATATAGCCAATCGCTCCACAGTGGTGCTTGGTACAAACTGTAATTGCATTTGAATCAGTATACCGTTTATCTGTGGAGAAACTTCAGTACCTACAATTTTAAGTCTTGGATCGCCGCCGGCAACACGCTGAATTTCGTTGATAATAGCAGTTTCAGTTTCTATGACCTGTGCCTCAAACAGGAAATCCCACAGTGCAGTGCCCACATCTGGCCTGCCAACAATTTCACCTTGACGGATGTTAAAAGCATTGATCAGATCCTGTTTGATCAATTCTTCGTCAACGAGAGTAAATTTTTTCCTTAGTCCCTGTGTGCTAAAACCTATGAATGTGGTCATATGTTATTCCTCAAATAGCATTGAATTCTTGCATACTTATGGTGTTGCGGCGCTGACAGAAGGCTAACCATAATTGACCGGTGGCACCTTGCCAGACCCTATGAACTGTGTATAGGCTTGATTCAGTACAGTGCGATTCACAGTGTTTGTGGCACGAGGAGCTGCTTGCTGCCCTGAAAGACTGTTAGGCACCTTGGTGTCCGTGAAGTTCACTGCCAGCTGACCGGACTTGGCTAGATTACTGATTGAATTCACTATATCTCCAGGTGCACCGCCTTTGGCCCATGCGGCTGTGAGGCCAGCTCCTACTTTGCCAGCTGCTTGCACTAATGCTCCCACATCTGCACTGGGCAAGCCGTTGGGAATTACACCAGTTTTTGACAGTTGTGTGAACTGCGACTGCATGATGTCTGTTTGCACATTCAATTGTTTGCTTGGATCACCTAGCATGCCGGTCAAACTGTTTATGCCCTGTTTGCCAGTCCATACCGTGGGAGATTTCAAAGCATCCTGGAGCGCACGACTGTTGGCCACTTGATCAGGTGTGATGCTGCCACCCTGACTGTTGATTCTCGCAGCTTCATTTATGTCAGCTTGGGTGACTGAGCTGGGCTTACCAAATTGTTGTATAGTACCTGGTTTGAGATATCCACTGTTTTCCAGTAAAGCAGGCGATATTCCATATGTGCCAATGCCTTTGTCCACGCTAAAGGCAGCGGCTGCCTGCGAGGCTGATGCAGCAGACTGCGCTAACAATCCCTGCACCTGTTTACCATTCAATGGCCCTATGCCTGTGGTTTGAGTGGTTACGTTTACAAAGTCAGACACCTGCATGGGTTTGGCTACATTTGCACCAGTTAGTCTTGACAGTGTTGCTCCAACTCCACTAACAAGATTTGTCAAGGCGCCTTTCACTTGACTGGCTGCTGATACCAGCCCATTGCGCAGTTGTGATAGAGCACTCACACTCTGTCCAGTGGTGAGATTGGTTAAACCGCCAGTGTTGGCCTGTTGATCAAACACAGCTCTAGCCGCAGCCTCAGTGGTTCCTGGAGGTGCTATGACCTCAAACAACTGCCCAGCAAGATTAAAATTAAATTTACTCATTATTTCTTAGTAATAGTAAAGCCCTGAGGTACAGGTTGCGCAATTGGAGTTGGTACACCACCTTCGCCTAGCGTGACCGATACCTTTACACCTTGATTGTGATAGGGCCAGGGCTCATGTGCAGGAGCTCTAGTCACAATGCTTTCCAATTTGTTGGTTTCTACCTGCCATCCTTTTGATGCATCAAACTTGGTATCATCCATGGTGTATTTGGTCATGGGCTTGACTGCTGTAACGTTTTCTGCCCCACCACCGTTAAGATCAATACGCCCGGCCTTGAGTTTTAATGCACCGCCGCCGTCCCAACTGCCGTTGGCACTTTTCAGTGCTAGATTTCCATCAGCCAGCACGCCAATATTGGCTTTGGCGTAGATTGTGGTGGCTTTGGCACTGTAAGTAGTAATAGTATCGTCACTTTCCAAGCCAAGATTCTTTTTGGCTTTCAATTGTAAATTGCGTCCAGCAAAAATATTCACATCCTGATCAGCGTGTAGATTGATGTCGCCATTGGTGCGTACATTAACTGAGTTGGTACTAAACACATCCACAGTGCCTTCTACACCAAACTCAATCCATGATTGACCATTAGCATGAATAATATAGAAAAAGTTCCCGTCATCGCTCATGGTAATCTGATGACCTTTACTGGTTCTCAAGCGTACCATGGAATTGTTGTTTTCCAAGTCACCGTCGTCCATGACAAAGGTGTGTCCTCCTTGGCGAGCAATCACTGCTACATCAAGTGGGGACAACGTGCCTGCTAATAAATCTTTGCGAATTTGATTTGGCTGTGCACCACTTTGATATACTGGTCTTCCTGGCGTACTGATACCATACACATAGCTGGGGCTTTCGCGTTGTGAACTAGATGATATTGGCCCACGTTCAAGATCGTTTAATAATCCTTGCTGAAGCAAACTGGCTGCTGCCACAGCGTGCACCGGCTTTGGCAAATCAAAAAACTGCGGATCACTGATCACTTGATTGTCTTTGGCATTGATTTCTGTTACAGGAGTGGCAGGAGCCTGTTCTAGATAGGTCTGCTGAGTTTGATTGCCAGGAATAAACTGTCCTCTAGGTGCACTGCCCACAGCAGGTATCATGTGATTAACACCAGGGTCAGGTACACAGCCCACATAATATCCCTGCGAAGGGTCACCTTCAACAAAGAAACACAGTACCCGAACACCAATATCAGGTGGCGTAAACCACATGCCATAGCTGTGGGGATTGGCCGTCCATGATCCAAGCCCCGCAGTGCCTCCTGGAGGCTTTTGTGTGGTTCCATAAAAGGGCGGAAGGTACTTCACAGTGCGCCAAAGATTAACGTTGGTCTTGTCTCCGCCACCAAAGGCCTCAATATACACTTGAAGTCGTCCAGACCGAATACTGTCAATGTTGTTCATGACTTCACCTATAAAGGGACCTGACTCGGCGGGCACGCCGCCACGATCTAGTTTGTAGCCCTTGGGTCTGCCTGAGGTTGTGTATACATTATCTGCCATTGTTCGCCTTTATTGTCTTCCTCTGATGCCCGGAGTGGTGGTTTGCACTCTAGGAGGTCCGCCTGGTTGATTTCTCAGTGAATAGGCGGTTGCAAAATCTGTGCCGGTGTTTCTAGCTTTTACTGGTGGAATAGTTACTCTATTGTCATTAAGAGGGAATCCAGAAGCGCCAGTGCCGGTTTTGACCTGTTTTCTCAGTGTGCCTTGTCTTGTGACTTGACGGGTCACAGGCTGGGCACCAGATCTGGCTCCTGATGCGGCTGGTTGATTGGTTTGGCCACCTGACAGTGGGAACGTTTGACTAGACCCAGCTGGTAGTGGCCCACTAGAGCTACCGCCACCAAAACCTATTGAATTAGGATTGGTTCCGCCGGTGTAATATGAACTGGATACCCCGGTATTGGAATTAGCAGCACTGGAATTGATTCTAGTGTTTCTGCTTCGTGGAAATATGTACAGTCCACCGTCAAGAGTTTGTTCAAATCTGCCTTGCCTGAACTCATGTGTGCATCTGGTGGCATAGAACACATAACTTTGCAATCCTGCGCGACTGCGTGGATTAGCAGTATCACTATTGGTGGAACTGTATCTGTTGGGATTCATCAGTCCGTCGGTTTCAATATCATAGTCCACAGGCCTTTGCCACACTATTTCAAATAACACTTCTTGACTTTCAAAATTTATACCGCCGTCTGCATTGAATGCAGAAAAGTTAAAGGTTCTAGGATCATTACCACGATATATTTCACCCTGCTGCATCCAAGCTGGATCACCTATCAACTTGACTTTGACCGTGCCAAGATCACTGGGACTGTAAAGATAGTCTGCTGCATTTGCCGCAGGTTCATTTGTGGCCTGGTCAGCACCTTGACTGCTTTGTCCGCTTCGTGGTTGGTATACAAATCTAGGTATATCAGAGAGAGCACTGGTATACTCACCTTGCACGGTTTCTCCTGCACCGCTTATCACTGTGAGATAAAGATTGTCAAAACTCTGCTGATAATCTAACACTGCGGTGTTTTTTCCTGTGAACCAGTAGGGATAACTTTTGTGTACTCCTCTAAATCTGGTTCTTGGAAACCAGACACTGTTAATGCTCTTGACTTCGTATATGCTGACTAAAAATTTAAATTTGTAAGCATAATCGTTACGTTTGCGATCATACCCTTTGGGTTCGGCCTTCATAGAAATCTTAAACCAGGCAAAATTTTCAATTGGTGTGCCGTTATCCTGTTCTTGTTGTGTTTCCTCATTGATAAACATCAACTGTTGATCTGTGATATAGCTACTGTTTCGTACCACCATTTCAATTGCTTGAATAATGCTTTGTCCAGCTGTGATACCAAAGTTACGGTCTAGTGTATAAACTTTGGCAGTTTCAGGCAACAGATCTCTTGGTGAACTTTTACTCATGGGAGTTTTGTCAATGGCCAGATCACCAGGTTTTTTCAAAGCTGCGTTGGCTATGCTTGGGTTGGCAAATTCAATTGAGAATTCATCTGCTATTTCATAAATTTGATCTTTTACCAACTGCTGCTGATATTGATTCATTGCGTTCATTAAACCACGACCAACATTGCTTGAGCCTGATGGACTGGCATTCATGTTTTGTGGAGTGGTATCACTGGTTCCAGGTGTTGCTGACACTACGCCAGCTCCTAGATTGCCCACGCCAATGGCCTTGAGCACATTGTTATTGGTGTTTTGATTGAATTCTCTGGCTGCGGTAACAGATGCACTGGGTCTAATGCTACCACCAAGAATTTCTTGCACAGTTTTGCCTGTGATTTCTGTATTATAAGGCACTGTTTGGCGCAGTTTGAATGTATAGATTATCGGTGTGCCTGTGATCTCGTAAGTGCTCAATCTATTGGCAACAGAAAATTTAATATTGTTAATAGCAAAAGGAATATACTTGACCGCAATAGCATATGGATCAGTTGCAACTCCACCACTGTTGGTGTTGCCTGCATACACTATGTTGCCGTTTTCATCATAGCCTATCCATCGGATAACCATGAGATAAATTGCACTAGAAAAGGCTTCTATACCACAGTAGGCTCTCACTGCTTGTTTTAGATTATCAATTAGACTGATACCATTGGGTTCAATCACTGTGAACTTTAAATCAGTATAACTGTTGGCAGTGCCAGTGCCCTTGCCTTGAAATACATTGGATACAGACAGATTATCAATGTAATAATCCAATGAAAAAAACTGATTGCGGCTGGGCGATAAAGTCTCACTTGATCCCACACCAACTATGCCTACACTTTGATTTTCACCTCCACTTTGAACCAATAGTTGTCCGCCCCGTGGAGTACTGCCAATTTCGTCTACACGGTCACTGGTGATCAAACTTTTATAATCACTTTCATTGCATAGATACCATGAAATTTGATAGGTATAGCTGGCATAGTTGTCAAGAATATTAGATTGCGGAATAATATCCTCGTTGAAATTTGCTTCAATGTCCTGACGGGTTAGATTTTTTGTAGGCGTGGCATCTTCATTGCCTGCACCAACACCAGGGCCATACGAACCCGGAGGCGGTGTTGTAGGATCAGGTGGTGGCTCATCGGCTATTAGTTTTAACTCACCAGTGTTGGGTGGTTTTATTGGTGCCTGTGTTTCGCCAATTTTAAGTTCAGCGGAACTTGTGACTGTGGTACCTGCGTCATTCGCAGTGGTGGGGGTTTGATCTGCGTTGGTTCCTGCTACAGGTCTTGCATTTATCCTTCCATCCGGGGTAATGGTTTTAGGAGCTTGAGTAGGATTGGTCACTCCAGCATCATCACTAGCAGCTACGGTGGCTCCTACGCTAGTGGCATTATTATTGACTTGATTTTTGGCTTGTTGTTGTACTCTAAGGTCTGCTTCTATAGATCTAGCTTGTGCTTGTAATGCTGCTATCTCGCTAGGCAGCAAATTAGGCAGAGATCTAATTGCGTCGTTAGCAGCTCCCAACGGATCAAATCCACGATAAACCTTGCCTGTAGCATCATCAATGACTTTCCAGTTACCTGTGTCTGGATCCTGTTGAAATGTAAAAGACATTGTTTAGAATCCCAACGTAGATTGTAGCGTACTGATTTTTGGCAAATATATTATAACCCCTGCCTTGAAATCCAAAGGCGGCGCTGTCAAGGTATTGGGGTTTCTTTGATAGAACACCCACCATAATGAAGGATTGTTATAAAGGTCAAATGCCAGAAGATCTGGCCTATACTGATATACCTGATTGATAGTCATGATCAAGTCATCTTCTTCTTTGGGAATGGGACGATCTCGCATGACATCAAGATAGAATTGCGTGTAGCCCGTGTTGTAATAAGGACTGGTAGCTGAATACGTGGCCATTACCAGAAACCTCCTTTTAGTAATGAACCTTGTGCAAACTGAGTAAGGCTAAACTGTTTGCTCATTTGACTTCTACTCTGTATTGGCAACAGAGTCAAACTGATTTCCATCTGTGTGGGCACATAGGTGGGATTCTCTCCGCCAAGCTCCACACTCTGTCCACTGGTGTCAAATGGCTGTGCTGCCTTGGCCTTGGGTTCTGCACCTTTGGGAGTAAAAATGGTTTTCAATCTTGATATAGCTGAAAATATTGGACTGGTATTAGGCGGACTAGGCACAGTGGGACGACGCACCACTAGATCAGTGCCATTGATGCTTACCGACCTTGCACGTATATAATCAACATCATTAGGCAGACTAAAATTAAAAGAAGTCAACAGCACAGGATGTTCTCTAAACTGATATGTGCCATAACCGCTGAGATACAAAGGTGGTGGAGGTGCACCCACGTAGGCATCCTGCCCATAAAACATCTTGGTAGCTGATTTGAAAAAATGTATCACAGCCAAGAGATAATTGGCTTCTGTGGTATCTTGTGCAGTGAATACACCAGTGATTTGTATTTCTGACGGACTGCTGCCTTGATAAAAATAGCCACGCATGTTGCTGTGAGTTAGATCATAGGGTTGATAGTTGGCTTTGTATGCAGTTTGTATTGTGGGAGTGTAGGGGAATATCACTCCTTTGCCCGCTAGAGGCCATAACAGATCCCCCATGCTGGCCACGTTGTAAAGATACTGTGCTTGTGGTGCCAATGCCAAACGCACACGCCAATCTTTTTCATTGAATCCTGATCTTTGACTGCGTATGGAATTCTGTTGTAAGGCCACAGCCACATTAGATGCCACCTGAGTGTTGACTGGCACAGGTGATACTGGATTGTTTGTAATGGTACCCAGTATGCCGGCATTAGTGGCTTGATTGAATTGATTGGCACCAATCACACCAGCAATGTTTACCGGAGCTGGTGTTCTTCCATTACGCAGTGCGTCACTGGCTGCTTGGGTAGAGGCTGCAATCGCAGCAGCCGCCTGACCACTGGCTGGATCATTAACAGGCACTTCAGGCTGTCTAGTGATTGCCCCAATGATGCTTTGATTGGTATTGGTGTTAAATTGACCTGCATCATCAACAGGCTCAGCCTGTGTTTGAACTTGAAAAGCAAAAGGATTTGATGCATTACTGGGTGTGTTGTAATACGAACTTGATCCACGATCATCTGTGACCGAGTAGTTTACCGGCCCTGGCACTACTCCAGGAAACGAATAAGGCGACTCTTGCGTGACTTGTCTATAAGGCACAAAGCCTTGACCTCGATTGGCATCAGGATCAATTAGGTCTATGGTCTGTGGTACAATGGCATTGACATTTTCTAGTTCTGTTGATCTTGGCGTATAGGAACTCACACCTGGGTTTTGTCCAACAGCCACTCTACCTATGAAATCATCTTCGGCAGGAATATAACCAATGGAGTTGGTGGCACCCAGTCGTGCACTGTTTTCATACTGTTGAGGCAAAGAATTCTGTGGAATGTTAACGTTGGTGTTGGGTAGAATGAATTGTTCAGTAGTACGCCCACCTTCAATCAAGCCGCTGGTCACCGGCTGACCGTTTTCCAATTGATTAGCAGCATCGCCCAGCTGACTTTTACGATTTTCTAAATACTGTACTTCGTCAAAGGACAAGCGATTTTGTCCGGTGCTGTTTTGTGCCAGTCTACTGTCAATATTACTGAGTTCATCATCAACCTGTCGTTGCTGTCTGTTTACCAGTGCTCTACGCTCACTGCCAGTGAGTTCAGACTGAGGTTGTGGCTGACTTACTGATAAATCAGTACCGCCAGCTGGCGGGCGAGGTTGGTTGCGTGGGTCACGTAGTCCTGAAGTGGGCAAGCCTTGGCCTCGAGCCCAATCAACATACTCTTCTTGAGTAACAAAACGCTTTTCACCGTTTTCAATAATATATGGCATAATGATTCCTGTAGCGTATTTACCGTGTGATTAAACGGCTATGTTAATCACAAAGTGGTTGACATCTGGCAAAAAAATGTTAAAATAAATACATTCTAAGGAGAAATACTTTGTCCACAACCCCTCCCCGTGTGAACTATCTTAACAATCGCGACATACTTAAAGAAATACATCTTAGCAAAAACACCTACTGTTCGTTTGTGAATCCACAAACTGATCATCAATACGATATCATATTGCCAGCAGTAAGCAAGATCAATCAACGTACCATAGCAGAAGCCCGACGCAATCGTGCTGACCGTATCAAGCGTGAAACTGGTGAAGTTATAGATCCCAAAAAGATCGCCAATACTGATCTAGTGTTTAGAATCATGACCTGGGAACACATACCCATGGCGCCAAAAAAACCACCCAAGAACGCTGCCAAACGCAAGCGAGTGGAAGATATTCTGGGCATGGATGATGTGATATCCGAAGAAACAGACGATCTAGTAGAGGAACCTGTTCTGGATCCTATACATGTGCGTGTTAACTTTCCTCCATTTTTTCATTATCGCATTGACGAAGAAAAGAATCACTACCTTGTGGGCAAAAGCCATTGGCAAGGTGATTTAAACACCGGGCAGTACAATCGAGAACATGGTAACATGACCAAGAAACTTGCACAGATGTTCATGAAACTGTGTGAACGCTATGCTACTCGTTCAAACTGGCGAGGATACACTTATAATGAAGAAATGCGTGGCCAGGCGTTGTTACAGCTCAGTCAAATTGGCTTGCAGTTTGACGAATCAAAATCACAAAATCCATTTGCTTATTACACCGCAGCCATTACCAATAGCTTCACTCGTATTTTGAACATTGAAAAGAAAATGCAAAACATTCGTGATGATATTCTGGAAATGAACGGATTGAACCCCAGCTGGACTCGTCAGAACGCTGGACGTGAGTCTGGAGCTGTTTCTACCATAACGGTTGCAGATACTCAAGAAGATCATTAAAATACTACTATGAGTAATCTTTTCCACAAAGCAGCAATATTTACGGATATCCATTTTGGATTAAAAAGCAACAGTCAGTTGCACAACGACGACTGCTTGTCATTTGTTAAATGGGCCACAGAGTTGGCCAAGGAGCAAGGTTGTGAAACAGCGTTCTTTCTTGGTGATTGGCACAATCATCGGGCTAGTATTAATATTGTCACTCTTAAGTATAGTCTTCAGGCCCTGGAGCACCTCTCCGCAAACTTTTCTCGTGTATACTTTATTCCCGGTAACCATGATCTATATTATCGCGACAAACGCGATGTACAAAGTGTGGAGTGGGCGAAGCATCTTCCTAATCTGGTTATCTGTAATGACTGGGTACACTCTGGCGATGTTGTTATATCTCCATGGTTGGTAGGCGACGATCATAAAAAACTAGCCAAGATGTCCGGCAAATACTTGTTTGGACATTTTGAGCTACCAGGCTATCTCATGAATGCCATGGTAGAAATGCCTGATCATGGATCCATACGTAGAGAAGATCTTGGGGGCTTTGAGCATGTGTACACCGGACACTTTCACAAACGTCAAACCAAAAAGAACGTGACCTATATTGGCAACTGTTTTCCGCATAACTTTGCAGATGCCGGTGACGACGAACGTGGTGTAATGATACTTGAATGGAACAAAGAACCGGTGTTCCATGCTTGGCCTGATCAGCCCACCTATCGTGTGCTGGGACTGGCTCACTTGATTGATCATGCTGCCAGCATATTGCGACCAAAAATGCATGTGCGTGTGGAACTGGACATTGACATCAGTTACGAAGAAGCAAACTTTATCAAAGAAACTTTCATACGTGATTATCACTTGCGCGAAATGTCTTTGATCCCTAATAAAAATGCCACGCACACACAGGACCTAGCGCCAGGTGAAATCAAGTTTGAAAGCGTGGATCAGATTATCACTGATCAAATTCTAAACATACAATCCGACGTTTACGATTCAAAACTGCTGCTGCACATCTATCAGACTCTATGACCGGTTATGAGATCCACGGCCTTCCTGGCTTGTATCAGAATTGGCTGTCTGCATCTCTAGATCACACAGCTGAATTTGAACATCAAGGCCGTAATTTCCAAACTGTCAAAAGCACAATACCTTGGATAAGCAAACATCATGCGAATGGCTCTCGGCCTGATCAAGTGATCAACTGTTACGTTTCTCAATCAAACTTGCCTTGGTATCTATATAATTTCTTTGAAAAAACCGACCACGTGGGCATTTGCGTGGATCACTGGTGTGATGATATTCAACGCCTGGGCATTAACACACAGGCCTATCAAGGCATGCTTGATCATTGGTATCGTGCATACAACATCACCAGCTTTGACGATCCAGAGTATATAAAAAACAGTGCTATAGAATATTTCTATCTGTTTTTCACACAGCCATCAGAGTGGCGCACACTGCTAGAATATCAGCTGCCCGGAGCCATAAACATTGAATACCAGGACTTTTCCAAGATCTCCGTGCTCCGAGAAAAACTCCAGCCAAGGATCAGCTTTGACGATGATCACTTTGTGTCCATGTATCACTTGCTGAACGCAAGCAATCATCGTTATCTTGATCTACAAAAACAGTTTGAACAGAAACTGGCACAACTGCCTTTTTACATTAACTTCAACGTGATTGATCTAGCCTGGTTAGGCGCACTGTTTTATCAACTTGATCAAAAACAACTGGATTGGTTCAATCCTGACGTAAGGCACAGAACTATTGTGCAGCATTACACCAAAATTCGTTGCGATCCACATAACAAAAATGCTAACATATAGATCATATGATCACAATTAACAAGCTCACTGTACGCAATTTTATGAGCGTGGGAAATGCCACGCAGGCCATTGATTTCAATCGTCGTGACCTTACTCTGGTACTAGGCGAAAACCTTGACCTTGGCGGTGACGGATCAAGAAACGGCACTGGCAAGACCACTATTATCAATGCCTTGAGTTTTGCACTGTTTGGTCAGGCATTGACCAATATCAAAAAAGATAATCTGATCAACAAGACCAATGCCAAACAAATGATCGTGAGTTTGGACTTTGATGTTGACGGTCATGGATATAGGATCGAACGCGGCAGGCGTCCAAATGTGCTGAAATTCTTCGTGGACAATGAAGAAAAAACTGCCATAGACGACAGTCAAGGTGACAGTAGAGAAACACAAGAAGCAATTGAACGCATGTTGGGCATGAGCCATGACATGTTCAAACACATTGTGGCCTTAAACACCTATACCGAACCATTTTTAAATCTTCGGGCCAATGATCAAAGAGAAATCATAGAACAATTGCTGGGTATCACTCAACTCAGCGAGCGAGCCGAACGCATACGTGAACTCAATCGTGCAACCAAAGACGAAATATCACATGAAGAACTGCGCATACGTGCTGTTCAAGAAGCAAACAAACGTATTGAAGAACAGATCGTAAGTTTAGAAAAACGTCGTGATCTATGGACCAAGAAACAGAGCGAGGACTGTGCTCAATTTCAACAGGCCATTGATGCACTAGAACACATTGACATTGATGAAGAAATTCAAGCACATCGCGATCTTGAACAGTATCACTCTAAGAAAAAACAAATTGACGAGCATAATCGTTGGATCAAACAGATTGATCAAGACGATGTAAAACTAGACAAGCAACGCAAACAACTAGAGCGAGACATTGAACAGATGCAAGCGCATCGTTGTTTTGCCTGTGGTACTGAAATCCACGACAACAGTCTTGACGCAGTGAAAGAAAAACGTCAGAAGGAACTGCAAGAAATCGCACTGCAACTGTTGACCAACGACACGCAACGCAATGAACATCAAAACGAACTTGATGACCTTGGTGAACTGGGCATAGCCCCCACGGTGTTCTATGACAATCTAGAGCAGGCACTGAATCATCGCAACAGTCTTGACACACTGAAACAAAATTTAAGTGCTCGCGAATCTGAGACCGATCCATATACTGAACAGATTGAAGACATGCGTGGACAGGCACTGCAAGAAGTCAGTTATGACACATTGAATCACCTCACACGAGTGCAGGATCATCAGGACTTCTTGCTCAAACTGCTTACCAACAAAGATTCATTTATTAGAAAAAAGATCATAGATCAGAATCTAAGTTATCTTAACAGTCGACTGGTGCACTATCTTGATCGCATAGGCTTACCACATCAGGTGATGTTTTTGAATGATCTCACTGTGGAAATTACAGAACTTGGTCGTGATCTTGACTTTGACAATCTCAGTCGAGGAGAACGCAACAGATTGATATTAAGCATGAGCTGGGCGTTTCGCGATGTATGGGAAAGCCTATATCGTCCGATCAACCTTTTGTTCATTGACGAAATGATTGATTCTGGACTGGACACACAGGGTGTGGAAAGTTCACTGGCCATACTCAAAAAAATGAGTCGTGAACGCCACAAGAGCATCTGGCTGGTTAGTCATAGAGACGAACTTGCAGGTCGCGTTGAAAACATCATGAAAGTGGTCAAGGAAGGCGGGTTCACATCTTATGCAAATGACTAACACACTGGCCACCTGGCACTTTCACATAGAAATATCCAGCAAGTGTACCTTGCGCTGTCCTCGTTGCGCACGACAGGAAGTGCCTGACAGTTTGATTAATACTGAACTTGATCTAGACTTTTTCAGAAAAAACTTTCCTACAGAATTTGTGCAACAGCATGTGAAAAAACTCACGTTCTGTGGCGATGACGGCGATCCTATCTATGCACACGATTTAATTCCTGTTATTGCCTATTTCAAACAGATCAAGTCCGACATTGAGATAGTGATAGTGACCAATGGCAGCTATAAAAGTCAACAGTGGTGGCAAGATCTTGCTACACAACTTGGACCAAATGACAGTGTACATTTCAGTATAGATGGTTGGGATCAAGCCAGTAACAGTGAATATCGTGTGAACAGTGACTATGCTAGCATCATGACTGGTGTGCGTACCTTGCGTGAACACAGCACCTGTCAAATGATCTGGGACGCAATAGCTTTTCGTTTCAATCAAAAGTACATTCAAAAAATGAAAACGCAGAGTAAAGAACTGGGCTTTGATCGTTTTCAACTGACCTTGAGCACGAAATTTGGCAGTGTGTATCCCTCATATGGAGCGAAAGATATATTAGAACCCTTGCCTGTTTATATCAGTTCCAGTCATAGATTTCAGCGAGAGATCTCAAACTTCACTGGCAAGTCAACTCCGGTGTGGCCCATTAACATACAACGGTTTGAGCGAGTGCAAACAGTGAACAACATAACTCCGTTGTGTTCAATTGGCAACAAAGGCTTGTATATCAGCGCTCGTGGTCATCTGTTTCCTTGTTGCTGGGTAGCCAATCGCTATCAACACAATAACGAGTGGCAACAACTGGGCACACAATTTAATCTGCATGAACGCACATTACAAGATGCACTTGCTGATGAATTTTGGCAAGAACAGTTTCAAAGTTATCGCTGGAAAGAATGTGAATTTAAATGTTCAGCCAGTCAAGTGACCCGGGACTATGCCACAGAATGGTAATTACTAATCATGACTAGTCCACAAAAAATCAAAGGCAATGCCTGGGAAAACACAGTAGCAAAACATCTAACCGAACTGTACGGAGAAAGTTTCATACGTGTACCACATTCAGGTGCGTACATTGGTGGTGTGAATCAACATCGTAAAGAAATCTTGCACGAAGGACAAATACGCAGTTTCAAAGGCGATATCATTCCTGGATTGAGTTTTCCGCGTTTCAACGCAGAATGTAAAAGTTATAAGGATTTTCCATTTCACCAACTGTTTCAAGGCTCATGCCGTACACTGGATCAATGGATTGAACAGTGCATGGACGTGGCCGATGAAGGTGACTTTAACATCATATTCATGAAGTTCAACCGCAAGGGTACCTATGTGGCTGTGCAAGCACAGCCCAATCAAACCAACTTGGTGTTCACCAGACACTTCAACTACGCATCAGGCCTGCATGGTCATTGGCTGATCATGGATTATGATTTGTTCTGGGAGTTGAACGCAGACTCTGTGAAAGCCATCTGCCGATGATCACAGGTAGACTCACTGTGTTTGTAGGTGATGTTAATGCTTATCTAAGAGCAGCAGCTCGCGCACATGATCCAGCAGCCTTCTTGGTATCCAATGCCAATTGGCAACAGTTCTGTGATACAGACTATCAAGATGTGTCTATCTATACATCACTTGGTGATCTAGCAGTGGATCAGTTTTGTAGTCTTTTAGACAGAGCTGATGCTATTGAATACTGCCCACCACCAGACCATAAATGGAGCGATCGTAAAATTGCTCTTGCACTAGATCCTTACGACAGTATCCAAGGCATCACAGAATATCTTATACTGCGGCATTTGCAGACCAAGCCTATTGGCAATCTAGATAGCATGCAAGATGCCAATGAATTGCTGCCCTTGGTTGATCATAGACGCACCGACGAGCCGCAGTTGTGGGCCGTAGGTTGCAGTATCACTGCTGGGTACGGAGTTTCTCCTGATCAAACCTGGCACTATCAGTTGGCGCAAGACCAGCAGTTAGAGTGCTCGGTGCTGGCAGAACTGGGGTCTAGCAACCCTTGGCAAGCTGATCAAATTCTACGCAGTCCAATCAAAAAACACGATGTTGTGGTTTGGGCTAGTACTGGATTACATCGACAATGGATCATAAAAGATGGCAGCATGATGCACTTGAACATGCACAGCCATGTTGAAGATCCAGATCTTGAACAAACATGGCCATTACGTGCGCTGGGCAGTGATACCACTGCTTACGCTGCCATGCATTGTATGAAGGCAGTGAGCAATTTTTGTGCCGGTATTGGCGCAAAATTGATGATTTTTAACGCAAATTTCAGTGACGCATATATAACAACACTTAGGCATATTCCCAATTTCTATTACTTTCAACATCCTATTCACATTGACAAACGCAGGCAGATTCGGCAACACTGGATCGATTTAGGCACTGATCACACACACCCTGGCCCACTACAACACACAGCATTCGCAGTATTTTGCAGTAAAATTTTACAGGATTTATAATAGACTCTGTGCTGAGTGACATGACTCAGCCCCATTGAGCTAGCCGAGGTAAGGCTCGTTGCCAGCAGATCTTGGGTGTCAAAGTATAGGCTAACTTAGGCTAAATGATAGCGGCTCTGTGAAAAAAGATCAACCGCTGCGCAAGGTGTTTCGTGTGTATGGGACAACCTGCGTTCCGTTGTGAGTCAAGGCTAGAGTAGGAGGTACAGCACAACCGCCTCCGCGTGGAAACACAATCTCTTTATACACATGACTGTTCGAACTCGGATGATGACAGTGAATACTTGCCCGGTAAACGGGCAAGTATGACCAAAAAATCTGGATGATAACTATATTCTCGCTCTGCTCGAACACATTGATGAGCGCAAGCGAATCAATAGATCTACGCAGTAGATCTTAATACGTGATGATTGGGTTCAAGCAATTGATGTAACTTTTGTGTGTTATCTGGAAAATGTTCTAGTTGCCAGTTTTTGATATTGAGTCCATGTTTATAGATCAACTGATGTTGAATGATAACTTCTTGTAGAAAACTGAGATTGCGTAATGGATAATGCCAATTATTGACTGTGGCATTCACAATGTGATCCAGTTGATATTGAAACTGTAAAAATTCATAATTGATCTGTTGCCAGTCATGATATACTGTACGCCATGATATCAAGCGATCCTGATCAAGTGGTATATGTAAATTTTCCAGCAGTCTTGAAAGCAGACGTTCACCGTGATACCATAGTTCTTTGCAGTTCACCCATTCATGTGACTGTGTGAAATCAAGATGCTCATGACCCAAGCGATTCTGGTACCACTGTAGATTAAGAGCCAGTATTTCTCTTTTTTCCCATGTTGTTACAGCTGATTGTAAATTTTCAGCAAAACACTGTTCATGCATGAGTAGAAAACTGTCTGCACGTGGTTCACTTTCCCATAGAATGGCATGTTGTGCACGATCCAAGGTGTGTGCATGATACACTTGATTACTAACATCAGTGGCCACAAACACTCGGTCACAATTCATGTAGTCGCAGTGTCTCCAGATCTGTGCATATTCTTGATCGCACAAATCAATCACACGTGACCATTTGGCAGAATCCTGCATCACAGACCGATCCAACCCCAGTTCACGAGCACGATCATCCACAGCGGGTCCAACTGGGTATATGGTATGAAAATCACTGGGTGTTTCTATCAGTTCGTCAATGGTTCTGCGAGTGGTGTCAAGACCACTCACATGGTTGCGCACATGTCCATGTGCATTACGATCAGTGAGGGGGTTGTTTGCAATTGGCTGCCAGCCCTGCTGCCAATGATACACATGATCATGTCCGGCTAGCCAATGCAAACTCCAATCAAGAAACGATATGCCCACATTATGAGTGCCTGTTAGACATATCACCTGCGTCATAGTTGATCAGGCCAGTCTCTGTACAGTGCGTGTTGAATGTTACCAGACACAAATTGATTGAAGCTGCGATGCTTGACTTCTAGCTCGCCCTCCAAAGGCGCTACTCTCTGGAAAGCCTGATCCATTTGTGCCATGTCCTTGAATTCCATCATGATGTGCCATTCAGGCAGATCCTGAATGCTTCTGAATCCCATTTTGCATCTAGTGATGCGATAGGAAACCATTTTGTTTTCATCAACCAAATGCTGAAGAAAACTACTCATGTTCATGACCCAGGCTGAGTCACTGATGTCTCCGGCTTTGTCTGCCCAAATATGATAGATGTCCATTATGTCATTGGTCCTAGTAGTTCAAATCCTGCTATTTCACTTTTGTACAAATGTGCTTGTTCTAGATAAAGATATCTAAATCCAGCCCTTTTGTAGACAGCACATTCAGTTTTGAGTGTTTCTATACCCATGCGCAGTTTTGGATCATGATAGGTCCAGGCAAACTGATCACACAGGGCATTGGTATCGTCAAAGCGTCGTATCAGACTAAAGGCCACCATTTGATCACGATCCCAATAGCCTATGATGTCTGCCATGGGATCATGAAAACGACTTTCAAACATGGGCATGACCGAGTTGAATTTTTTGTAAATGCAGTAATCACGATAGATTTTCATACAGGCTTGTATGTTGTGATTGAATTTTTCTAGATAGGCCCAATACACAGTTTCCTGGTAATTGGTTTGATCAAGATCAATACGTGCAAACTGATAGGTCATGTGCGAGGATCCTGCCGGTGTTGAAACAAGCCTTGAAGATAGTGCTCTGGCCAATCATCATAATAACCCTGCGCTGCTAACAGTCTGGCAAATTCATTTAACTTGCGCAACGGCTGCACAAACACAATAGCCCATGTGCCTTGATTGAATCTTATACCCCGAACTTCCTCAGGTGAATCTGGATGATCAGCTAGTGCCAATAGATCTTGAGCTACCAGTACAGATTGATTTGCACGATCCACTGTGTGATTGAACTCCGCAGCGTCTATTTGTCTGGGATCATATACATAAGCCACCACAGTTTTTTCTTGCATGTTTACAGTGGTTAGATCTTGCCAGAGATCTTGTCCTTTTCTAATTTCAAATTCACCATTGAGTCTGGCTTTGCGAGCATATGGACAAGGAGGCCAATTGTTCAGCGCCGCGTTTGGTTGCTCAACAAAACTGGTAATCCAAAGTAATACATCAATTTGTGCTTGCGTAAAATCCATTAGAAGAAAGGTAATCCAGATTTTTTAGTGGTTTCTAGGTTGTCTTTGATGATGTCATTGATTGCCATGCGTTCTTCATAGCTGAGTTGCAGTGCTTGTTCGTATGTTACTCCGCCCCGCATGTACCAACTGAGTTTCAAAGCTTCATGCCGGATGGCAGCAGCTTCTTTGCCCATGGTGGTGATCATTGCCTCAATTTCATCTGGGCTAGATGTTAAGAGGCTGGCGCGAAAAAACTTGCTTGATCAAGCGTGAACGGCTGACTGTATTCAGTGTTACAGTGTGTGCATTTGATTTGTAAAGGTTTTAATTCACCGTCGGTGCGCAGTTTGACCACATGATCACGTATCAAATTAAACAGTGCTCGATCGCAATTTTTCAAAAAGTCCGCAATGTGCTCTCTTTCGGTCACAATGGCCGCGGGAGTCTTGATTGCGCTGATCGTGGTTGTAAGTGTTAGTATAGTCATCTCAGTGACCTTGCGTAACGCATCCGCAAGCATTTTGACTTTTTGTTCTTCAGGTAATTCTTCAGAAGGCAGCATCTGTAACAGTTTTTGTTCATTGAACTGCATGGTGTTTACTTCATGTAACTGATGATAATTCAATGGCACAAAGTGTATTTCTAGATCACCGTGATTAACGCATGCGTCATAGTCAGGCAATTTAAATCCATCAAGCACATGTCTAAGATCCAAGGTATATGTATCGGACTCTTGGCATCCTGGGCAGCGTGTGTCAATTTCAAGATCATGTCCGTAACTGGCAATTCTTATAGCAGTGAGAATAGCATCTATGTCCACTGAAGGTACAGCCCAGGCGTTGCGAATATTTGGTATACAACTCTGTATCACGCTGACCACAGCCTGTCCGTTGAACAAGGCATCTGGAGTGCGGTAAGTGATTTCGTCCACGGCCGTCATGGGCATCACAGGTAGTTCGCGATTTTCTGGCATGACCAGAGTGTCTTGTGGCCAGTAGCGTCCGTCGCTGGGCAAGCGTAGATAAATTGCAGGTTGACGAAAGAATTGCCTTAAAGGATTTGCGATTTGGGTCATTTTTACATCCATAAATATAGATAACATACTTATAACCCTATAAAACCATGGCAGATTTTACCCAACAAGAAACAGCAGAGTTACAACGTCAAGTAATGGAACAAATGCGTCTGTATGGCCAATTACATGCCAGTACAGCTGACGATCTACGTGATTCGCAAGTTGGTGTTAAAGGATTCAGCAAACAAGTACGCACAAGTGCAACTGATGTTGCAGCAGCCTATTCTGATTTGGCCAAACAAATCTATCAAAACAAGCAAGGCCTGTCGGTTTTCAACAACGCAATAGAAACCACTGCAACAGCAGTAGCAGCGTTTGGTCTGCTCATGGGCGGTCCTGTGGTCAAAGCTGTGAGCGTTGCACTTATTGGATTGGCCAAAGCTATTGGCCTGGCCAATGAACAAACAGATTCATTATACAAAGGCTATTCAAGATTGGCCGAAGTTGGTGGCACAGCAGCTGATCAACTGTCCGGTCTAGAACGAGATTCAGCCAAATTGGGCTATGTTATTGCAGACAATGCTGAAGGAATGAATTCTTTTGGCAGTTTGATTGCTGATAATGCTGATACACTGGCTCTGTTTAAAGGCACTGTTTTTGAGGGACGTCAGGCCCTGGCCAATGTTGGTGAAGCATTACAAGCCAATCGCAACAGCCTACGTCGTATGGGTTTAACCGTTGACCAACAAAACAAGGGCATGGTAGCTTATATCCGACTGCAAACCATGCTAGGGCAGTCTCAAAATAAAACCATGACTGAACTAGCAGCAGGTGCTAACAAATATCTGCTGGAAACCACAGCATTAGCGTCTATCACAGGACAACAGCGTAAAGATGTTGAAGCCGAAATGCAACGAGCACTCAGTGAATCAAAATTTCGAGCTACTATTGATGAATTGTATGCTACGGGTCAAGAAGACTTGGCCAAACAATACATGGCATTGAATGTGATGTTGGCCAAACAAAGTCCAGAAGCTGCTGCAGGATTTAGAGCCATGGTAGGTGGCAGTTTAGAGGCAGCTGAAAGTCAAAAATTGTTGCGTTCATCCGGCGGGCAAGTGATTGGTGTTCTAGATCAAATGAGAAAAGGGCAACTTAATGCACTTGGTGCATTTAATGACATTGCTGGCGCAGTAGGTCAAACTCAAAAAGGTTTCAGACAGACGGCCAAACTAACCAGTTCATATGATGAGGTGTTTTTAAAATACGCAGAAGGTAGTAATTTAGAACTTGCGTCACGAAAAGACATGTCTAAAGAATACGAACTGGCCATGAAACAAGGTGTAGAACAGCGCGAAAACACAGAAGAAAATCTAAAAAAATATGCAAATGCAGCAGATGCCAATCTTGATACTGCATTGACCATGCAAGGCATTATCAAAAAGTTTACCACAATGGCAGCTACTATATCAGAAAAGATGTCAGAAGCTGTTAACTCAGTGGTTAAAGGCATATCCTTTGTTGTTGACAAATTTACCAGCGTATTTGATTACATTCAGTACGATATTTTAAAAATGCCCAAACCTGGCACTGCTAGAGCCGGACCTACTGGTCTAGTTGGAGAAGAACTCAATCAACAACAATACGCTTATTGGAAAAACATCGCCAAAAGTGGAGGCATGGAAGCTGTGCCCAAGGTATGGCGTGATGTGATTGAAGAAGAAAAGAAAACAGGCAAAGCACCCTCATGGAAAACAGTGCCACCTAACACCGCTGGCGGCACAAGTGGTCAAGCGTTGACCGGTGATCGCATGCAAAAATATCTGCAAAGTATTGCTCTAGCAGAAAGCGGTGGAAGAGCCAATGTTCCCAACGATACCAGCAGTGCCCAAGGATTATTTCAATTCACTAAAGACACCTGGCAAGGTGTTACTAGAAAAATGGGTAAAAACTGGACCTTGGAAGATAGAAATGATCCCAAGAAAGCTGCCGAAGCAGCAGCGTTTTTAACTAGGCAAAATGCACAAATATACGAAAAACAGTTTGGTCGTGGTGCCAGCAATGAGGAGCTGTATGCATTACATTTCTTAGGATCAGGTGGCGGGCCTGCATTTTTAAAAGCTCTTGCTGATAATCCTGATCGTCTTGCAAAAGATGTAGTTGGTGAAGCTGCTGCTAATAGTAACCCTGATATCTTTTTTGAAAAAGGCACAAAAAGAGCACGCTCACTGGCCGAAGTTTGGAACATCATATCTAGCAAGCAACAAAAAGGCATGATGGGTGCAGTCACTGGCATGTGGGGCAAAGGCATGATCTCCCAAGATGTAGCAAACATTCCGCAATTGCGTCGTGGGGGTGTGGTAAGTGGCCCAGATTCGGGCTTTTTAGCCAATCTTCATGGACGCGAAGCTGTGGTACCATTACCTGACGGCGACAGTATTCCAGTTGCATTTAATGCAGAAGCACTGCTCAACAGCCTGAACAATGCCATGAGAAATGTTGGCACTGGTGCAAATACAGGTGCAGTAGAATTGTTACAAGGCATCCGTGACATGGTGAATCTACAACGCGATCAAAACGATCTACTGGGTCGAATGTTGCAACACCAGCGGGCCTAACGGTAAATAACACATCATGACATGGCGCAAGTATTTTAAAGTAGCAGACACCACAGGGCAAATGAGTCCAATCAGTGGCAGAAATGCTGGTTACAGCAACTATTCTGCACAGACTGATTTTGCATTTAGAAACTATGCAAGCAGACTGCCCGAAGTTTATACCGGACATCCAAATCGTATTGAACGATACAATCAATACGAAATGATGGATTCTGACAGTGAAATCAACGCATGTCTAGACATCATTGCTGAATTCTCCACGCAGCTGAACGAACAAAATCAAACTCCGTTTGAGATAGATTTTAGAGACACACCAACTGATCATGAGATTGATATCATCAAGAAACAGTTGCAACAGTGGGTCAAGATCAATCAGATGGATCAAAGAATTTTTAAACTGTTTCGTAACACAATCAAGTACGGTGACCAGGTGTTTGTACGCGATCCAGAAACCTTTGAGTTATACTGGGTAGACATGAGCAAGGTCAGTCGTATTATTGTTAACGAAAGTGAAGGCAAGCGACCTGAGCAGTACATCATTAGAGACATCAATCCCAACTTTGAAAGTCTCACTATCGCTCAAAAAACCTCGCAAGACTACATGGTGAATCCACCCACAGGTGGTAGTTTTACCAATCTAGCTTACACACAGCCTAATTCGCAGACCAATTCAGGTAGATTCAGCAGAGCCATGAACGAAAGCTGTCTTGATGCCAAACACATTGTGCACATCAGCTTGAATGAAGGACTAGATCCTTTTTGGCCGTTTGGACAAAGCATTCTTGAAAACATTTTCAAGGTGTTCAAGCAGAAGGAACTGCTGGAAGATGCTATTCTAATCTATCGTGTACAGCGTGCTCCTGAGCGTAGAATTTTCAAGATTGATGTAGGCAACATGCCGTCACACATGGCCATGGCCTTTGTGGATCGTGTGAAAAACGAAATGCATCAACGTCGTATTCCCACTGTGGCAGGTGGCGGCAACAACATCATGGACAGTGCTTACAATCCCTTGAGCATTGGCGAAGATTACTTTTTCCCTCAAACCGCAGACGGTCGTGGATCAACCGTGGATACATTGCCTGGTGGTCAGAATCTAGGCGAGATCGACGATTTAAAATACTTTAACAACAAAATGGCTCGCGGTCTTAGAGTGCCCAGCAGCTACTTGCCTACTGGACCAGACGACAGCGATCGTGCTCTAAATGATGGCAAAGTGGGCACTGCATTAATACAAGAATACAGATTTAATCAATACTGTGAAAGACTGCAGAACGTGATCAGTCAAAAACTAGATGATGAATTCAAGATGTTCTTGGCCTGGCGTGGATTCAATATTGACTCAGGTTTGTTCAATGTTAAGTTTAATCCTCCACAGAATTTTGCCAGCTACAGACAAAGTGAATTGGATGCCAGTAGAATATCCAGCTTCACTGCTATTGAGCAGTTGCCTTACATGAGCAAGCGTTTTATGTTGCAGCGTTTCTTGGGTCTGACCGAAGATGAGATCGCAGAAAACGAAAAGCTCTGGAAAGAAGAGCGTGATGAGCCTGATCTACAAACCACTCAAGGTCAGGATCTACGTGCGATTGGTGTAACTCCTGGCGGTTTACAAAGTGATCTTGAATCTGGTCAAGAGTTAGCCAATATTGGTGAGCCCGGATCAGAGTTTGGTGCTGCACCCGCAGGTGGAGTACCTCCAACGGCTGGTAATGCAGCCGGACCTGGCGCAGGTGCAGCAGCGCCTCCCGCAGTATAAATATTCATATGATTCTTAATGAAATTTATCAACCGGTTCCAAACGCATATCAGGACTTGGCTCGTGACAACAGCCAGCCGGCGATAGCCAACTTGAGAAAAACACGTCTGACACTCAAGCAATTGAACAAACTGCGTCAGATGAATGATTTGAGAAAATACGAGTACAAAGAAAAACTCAAAGATATAAAAAAGCAGTATTCACCTCCTGCCCAGCCCGCAATTTAACTGTTTTGTAAGATTTTTTACAAAATCAGCCTATATTAAGCATCATTTACACCAAACTATTAAATATAGTAATACATTTGCCCTTGATGGGGACAAATGAAATTTCTACCCATGAGGAGCTTGACATGAACAAAAAGTTCGAACAATTAATTGAGTATGTAATCAATGATGAAGAAGATAAGGCCCGTGCTTTATTTCACGACATCGTGGTTGAAAAGAGTCGTCAGATCTATGAAGAAATGATGGACGCTGAAGAAAACGTGGAAGAGTCACGCCACGAAGACGAAGAAAGCATGGAAGAAGCTGTTGAAGAAACAGAAGAAAGCATTGAAGAAGCAGCAGAAGAAGATGATGAAGCTGTTGAAGAATCAATGATTGAAATGGGCGGCGACAGTGCCGATGATCTAATTGACGACGTGAGCGTTGAAGAAGAAGGCATTTCAATGGAAGCCGAAGAAGATGAAGGCGGCGACATTGAAGGCAAGCTCATGAATATCGAAGACAAACTTGATGAGCTCATGGCTGAATTTGAACAGCTGATGGGCGACGACATGGGCGGCGATGACATGGACGACATGGGCGGCGAAGAAGAACTAGACATTGATCTAGGTGACGACGGCGAAGAAATGGACATGGACATGGACATGGATTCAGAAGAGCCAATGCCTATGGGAGAAGCTATCAATTTGAAAGCAGCTCCAAAGCCAGTGACTTCTGAAGAAGGCGGTATTAACAAGAAATCCACTGTTGCAGCCAACAGCGGCGCACGTGGTATGGAAGGCAAGCCAGTGCACACAGGTACCAGCATGGGCGGCAAGCATGATGCAGCCGGTGCATACAGCAACAGCGTTAAGGATCTAATCAGTGACGTTCAAAACGCTCCTGCAAAAGCCAAAGTTGCTCAAAAGCCTGCACCAAAGCCACATCTAGCACAGGCAACTGGTGTTAACACCAAGAGCCCACTATAAGGATCGGCTGTGAATCGCTGCTTACAAGAAACATTAACATTTACGCAGGCCCGTGTGCAGCTCTTGCAAGAGGACGCTCCGGACGGGACTGGTAAAACCCTGTACCTAGAAGGCATCTGCATTCAAGGCGACAAGCGTAATGCTAATGAACGTGTGTATCCAACTCGTGAAATCAATCGTGCAGTTAACACCATCAATGAACAGATTGTGAATGGCATGAGTGTGCTTGGCGAAGTTGATCATCCAGATGATTTGAAGATCAATCTTGATCGTGTGAGTCACATGATTGAAAAAATGTGGATGAACGGCAGTGATGGTTACGGAAAGTTAAAAGTATTACCCACGCCAATGGGTCAGCTGGTGAAAACCATGCTGGACTCTGGCGTGAAATTAGGCGTCAGCAGCCGCGGTAGCGGTAATGTTGACGATAGAACCGGACATGTCAGTGACTTTGAAATAGTCACTGTTGATGTGGTTGCCCAACCCAGCGCACCAAATGCCTATCCTACAGCAGTGTATGAAGGACTAATGAACATGAAATATGGTCATAGGGTTCTTGAGATAGCAAAAGAAGTTGGCAAGGACAACAAAGTACAGAGATACTTGAAACAGGAAGTAACACGCCTGATCAAGGATCTCAAGATCTAAGGAGAATCTACTAATGTTAGATGCCATCAAACCATTACTAGATAGCGGCCTGATTAACGAAGACGTTAGTCGCGAGATCAATGAAGCTTGGGAAAACAAGCTGAATGAAGCTCGTGAACAGGTACGTGCAGAACTCCGCGAAGAGTTTGCACAACGTTATCAACACGATAAAAACGTGATGGTAGAGGCCATAGATCGCATGGTAACCGAAGGTCTAAGCGCAGAGATTGAAGCAGTGGCAGGTGAAAAGCGCCAACTAGCTGAAGATCGTGTGAAGTTCCAGGCTAAAATGACAGAAAGCGCCACTAAGTTCAACGACTTTATGGTGAAGAAATTAGCCGAAGAAATCGCAGAAGTGCGCCGTGACCGCAAGGCTCACAACCAAGGACTAGAAAAATTAGAAACCTTTGTGGTAAGAGCTCTTGCAGAAGAGATCATGGAATTTGCACAAGACAAACAAAAGGTTGTAGAAACCCAAGTGCGTTTGGTGCGTGATGCCCGTGAAAAGCTGGAAACATTAAAAGCTCGCTTTGTTAAAGAAAGTGCGCAAAAAATGGGTCAAGCAGTTGCCAAGCATCTCAAGGCTGAATTAAACCAGCTACGTGAAGATATCCAAGTTGCACGAGAAAACAACTTTGGCCGTCGCATTTTTGAAGCATACGCTACAGAATTCAGTGCGACTCATCTCAATGAAAATGTAGAAGTGCGCAAGCTCACTGCATTGGTTGCAGATAAAAATGCCAAGTTAGCCAAGGCTATACAAGTAGCCGAGCATGCTCGTGTGGTTGTGGAAAGCAAAGAACGAGAGATTCGTATGATTCGTGAAAACAATGAACGTGCCAGCGTTATGGCCGACTTGTTAGCTCCTCTCAACAAAGAGAAGCAGGATGTCATGCGCAATCTTCTTGAAAGCGTACAGACGACTCGTCTGAAAAACGCTTTTGAAAAATATCTACCAGCGGTGCTCGAGAACCGTTCTGTAAAAGCCTCTAAAGTGATTACAGAATCGATTAGCGAAGTGACTGGGGATAAAACTACCTTGCCTCAACAAGATGAAGATCGCAGCAATGTGATTGACATCAAGAGATTGGCAGGATTATAAGCAAAAGGAGACTATAATGTCAGAGCAATTACTCGAAAACCGCTGGGACGAAACCAAAGAAGCCCTAATGGAAGGCCTTAAAGGTTCACGTCGCAGCACAATGGGTGTTATCTTAGAAAATACCCGTAAGTATCTGAAAGAAAATGCAACTGGTGGTAGCACTGCTGCTGGTAACGTTGCAACACTGAATCGTGTCATTCTGCCGGTTATCCGTCGTGTGATGCCAACAGTTATTGCTAACGAACTGGTTGGTGTTCAGCCAATGACCGGTCCAGTTGGTCAAATCCACACTCTGCGTGTGCGTTATGCAAGCACCATGAACGACACTTCAGCTGCTAACACTTCTACCATCGCTGGTGAAGAAGCACTGAGCCCGTTCAAGATTGCAACTGCATACTCTTCGGCAAGCACAGTAAGTGCTGGTGTACCTGCTGCTAGCCAGACACGTTACACTGGTGCTGACACTTCGGTTCTTGAAGGTTCTGGTGGTCGTAACATCAGCGTTCAGATCTTGAAGCAAGCAGTTGAAGCAAAGACTCGTAAGCTACAAGCTCGCTGGACTTTTGAAGCTGCACAAGATGCACAAGCAATGCATGGTATTGACGTTGAAGCAGAAATCATGGCCGCACTGGCTCAAGAAATCACTGCTGAAATTGATCAAGAAATTCTGTTGAGCCTGCGCACTTTGGCTGCAACTGAGTTCACTTACAACCAGGCAACTGTATCAGGTACAGCTACATTCGTTGGTGATGAACACGCAGCTCTTGCTGTGCTGATCAACCGTACAGCTAACTTGATCGCTCAGCGTACACGTCGTGGCGCTGGTAACTGGGCTGTTGTATCACCTGCATCGTTGACTGTGCTGCAATCAGCAACAACTTCAGCATTTGCACGTACAACTGAAGGCACATTTGAAGCACCTACCAACACCAAGTTTGTTGGTACTCTGAACGGCGCAATGCGTGTGTTCGTGGACAGCTATGCTAGCGATAGCCAAGCAGTTCTAGTTGGTTATAAGGGTTCAAGCGAGGCTGATGCAGCCGCGTTCTACTGCCCATATATTCCTCTAATGAGTTCTGGTGTTGTGCTGGATCCGACAACCTTTGAACCAGTCGTGTCGTTCATGACACGTTATGGCTACATCGAGCTTACTAACACAGCAAGCAGCTTCGGTAACGCAGCTGACTATCTGGGTGAGATCGCTGTTTCGAACCTGTCGTTCTCCTAATCAATCCCTCGGGATGGGAAACATTAAAGGGCCGCAAGGCCCTTTTTTGTTGATTATTCATCATCATCGTCAATATCTGGATAATCATCTTCGTCAATGTAAGTTCCCGGCGCATCATAAGCTTTATAGTAGGCTTCATTTGCTGACATGATTCTAAAACCGTTTGGATATTTCAAAGCAGCAAAACTGGCTTCTTCCTTTTTCAAAAGGTCACACACAACAAAACTAGTACCACATCCACCAGAAACATTTTTGAATGGACTGTGCTTGTATTCGTTTTGCTTTAATGCTTCGTGAAACTTGCCACCATAGTTAAAGATAACTCGAGTGATACCTAGCTTTTGATTACGTAATCTGATCTTGTCAACCGTTGATAATGATGCAATAGTAGCTTCATTGTCAGAGTTAATGGTCAGCAGGCATTCTTTGAACTTGATACTGCCTTTGGTATGGGAGTTGCCCGGAGTCTCCTTTGTACTCCAAGGAAGAGATGCAGTGACGTGGTCTACGTAAAAAGTTTCACCGTGTGTTTTTACGACCCACATTGGAATTGATTCGTCTTCTAGATGTTTCTTGTTAAAGTGAAACACTAGATCCTTACATGCGTATTCAATCTATAACATTTTATTTTCCTTTGAAATTAGAACATGCTGCTTCAAAATCTCTGTACTTGGAGTTTATTAACCCATATGAAGCACCAGGATTTCGTTGTCTATACGACTCTTTTTGTTGTTCTACGCAGTCATCATATTTGCTAGAACATCCTACTATTAAAAAAAGAACCATTAGGTACCGCATAACAGTTTCCTTAAATGACGGTTATTCATGTGTCAGGAAACCGTCAAACCCCGTGAGCGCAGCCCATCCCGTTTTCGCGTCAGCGGAGCCGGAATATGGTTACGGGTCCGGCTTTGTTATTATGGTGCGCTAGGTGGGGATCGAACCCACGTATCTGGAGTTTTAGAGGCTCCTGCTGTTCCACTTAGCTACCAGCGCATACAGTAATTATGCCAGAATTATATGCGTAGGTCAAGTAATTTGAATAACCAATAAATACTCGTAACGCACAGTGCGTTTTATGCGGTCTAACCCGCCGCGTAGTGGCTAGAACCCACATCGGACTTCTTTAAGGAGAAAACAAATGGGACGTCCTCTCAAAATTCAAAAATATTCAACTAATTCAGGTATTGGATCGCCAGGTGCAGCAGTAGGCATTGATGTTGGTTTTCCAAATTTTGGATCGCTAACTGATCCAGTTTACAACACCAATCCAGAAACACTCAGCGCCAATGATTATCTAGGCGTCGTAGGTGGTGTGCGGTCTACAGCAACTTCTGCTACTAACCCAGTGGTCAAGTGTATTGTAAACATTACAAACAGTTTTACCGGATCTGACGACGGTGTAATTTTGCGTCAAAAAGGCTCACACAAGTTCTTGGTAGCAACCAACACTGCCATTGACCCTGCAAACGCAGTGGTTGGTGTTAGCGTGCGTATTGTCGCCGTGGGCGATACCAATTGGGTAGCAATGGGTGCACCAGTAGGCGCAGCAGTTGGTACAATTTTCCAAGTCACTACGGCAGCCGGTGCAGGCACTTCGGGTACCTGCCAAGAAGTTGGTGTCTGTGTGCTGGATAATGATGCAACTCCAGCTGCTGGTTACATGGCAGTGGGTTTTGCAGTTGGCGACAGCTCACTGATTTACGCAAGCAAACTCACCAACAAGTGGATTCAGGACTGGGCAGGTGGTAACGATTATTCTTATGCCAGCGTGGTTGCTGATAACCGATACGTAACCAACTTCTTCACTGACGAAGGCACTGTGATCAAGAGTGGTACAGCGCAGACCACAACAACCATTGCACAACTGGAAAAGTGGACTAGCTAAAAGTTTTAATCTGTACTTGATCCTCCCAGAACTACATACTGGGAGGATTTTTTATGACTACAGCTTTTTGTTTGGCCAATGGTATCAGCAGGCAAGCACTTGATCTTGCCTGGTTACATCACTATGGTAAAATCTATGGATGTAATTCTCTATATAAAGATTTTGAGCCAGATGTGCTTGTGGCCACAGATGCTCCCATAAGCGGGAGAATTCAGGATTCAGGATACAGTCAGCGCCGTGTGTTTTACACCAGAAGATGCCATCCAAATTCTGGCGCCCGACAGATACCAAAAAAATACTATGGTAACAGTTCTGGTCCAGTGGCTGCGGCTCTGGCTGCACTGGATGGGCACACCCGTGTGTTTTTATTGGGTTATGATCTGGGTCCAGACAATTCAGGGCAGTTTAACAATGTGTACGCTGGCACAGAATTTTACAAAGCTCGGGGAACCCCGCCCACGTTCACTGGCAACTGGATCAAACAGCTGAGCACTGCAATCAAGGATTTTCCAGATGTAAAGTGGATTCGAGTGTACGGAGAAACCACTATGAAACACTCGGAGCTGGACATTCTGCCCAATCTAGAACATCTGGAGATGTCCGCGTTTCTAGCCCGCATAAATAAGCAAAAGGAAGCGTAGATGGCAACTTACAAACGTGTCAACGGTAACTATAATATTGTCTCCGTACAGGCGTCGGACAACGTCAATATCACAACCAACACAGTTAACGTCACAGGAAATATCAGCACCAACGGACTCACTGCTTCTGGTACAGTTAGTTTTCCAACTGCGAACATCAGTGCCAATAACATAACCAGTAACACCATTACTAGTGTGGGTAACTTTATTACCACTGGTGTGTTTATTGGAGACGGATCAGGTCTAACCAATATTCCAGCAGGTAATGCTGCTGCAAACAGAATTCAAAACGGTACGTCAAGGGTAGACATCCCTAATCTTTCAGGTAATGTGGAGATCAATGTAGGTGGCGTGGCCAATGTCATGCTGTTGACCACAAGCGGTGCTATACTACCAGGCAACATATCACCAGGCAATATTCTCACTGACAACTATTATTTTGCCAATGGTGTGCCTTTTGTAAGTGGCGGTACTGTGAAATGGGATGCACAATCCACAGCGCCTTTGTCTCCCACATCAGGCGACTTTTGGTTCAACACAGTTAACGGTATTCTTTATCAATATGTAGATGATGGAGACAGCGATCAGTGGGTGGACATGAGTGGTGTGGCAACTCCACCAGCATCCGCAAGCACTCTAGCAAACACTGTGGTGCAACGAGATGTAAATGGTTCTTTCACTGCTAACACTGTTACAGTGACCAATTTAAATGCAGCAGCCAACGTGGCTGCTACCTATTTTGTTGGTAATGGTTCACTTTTGACCGGCATCAGTACCAATCCCAGTACTATTATCAATGGTTTATCGCAAGTGAGTATTCCATTTGCCAGTGGTTGTATCATTGCCAATGTAAACAGTGCTACCATCGCGCAAATCACCAGTCAAGGACTGTTGGTTGGGAATATTTTAAATCTAAATTCCAATGGCGTTGGAAACATTGGATCATCAAGCACGTATTTCAATCGAGTGTTTGCAACTTCAACATCGGCACTGTATGCTGACCTTGCAGAAAACTACACATCAGATGAAAAGTATGCGCCTGGCACAGTGGTGATCTTTGGTGGTGATCATGAGATCACAATCAGTAAACGCACACACGACACCTCAGTGGCAGGTGTGGTTAGCGAAAAACCCAGTTATTTGATGAATTCAGGAGTAGACGGTGTGGCAGTTGCTCTAACTGGTAAAGTCACCTGCCGTGTACGCGGCCCAGTAAGTAAAGGCACATTACTCACAACTAGTGATGAGCCAGGTGTAGCTGAAAGAGTAAATGACAGTCTTTATAGACCAGGTTGTGTACTAGGCAAAAGCATGATGACAATTAACGACAATTCAATTCAAGATATCACCATAGCAGTGGGGAGATTCTAATGGCATTTTTCCCTACTAGTCCAATAAACGGCCAACAGGCCAATGTAGGCAACATAACCTATCAATGGAACAGTACCACTGGTGCATGGAATCGTGTGGGTACCACAGTTACCAATATCATAGATGGTATAACAGTTAACATCACAGGTAACCTAAACGCAACTGGCACAGGACAACAGACTTTTGCGGGTAGAATCAGTTCAGGCGGGAACATCACTGCTACTGGTAATGTTCAAGGCGCACATGTAATTGCCAGTCAATCTGGCACAATTGGAACAGATCTTTCTGTAGGCGGTAATATCACGGCAGCTGGCAGTGCCAATGTCACCACTGTAAACGCCAGTTTGGTAAATGCAAGCACACAGGTAGCAGTGGGGGCAGCCAGTTTAACTCCAAGTCAGCTCACAGTACAGAATGTGGATGCTGGAAACTCTGTGATCTCTCCTTATGTTTCCACTACAACTTTGTTGGCATCAAATGCTGCACTAACCACAGCCACAATCACAGGAAATATCACTGCTGGCAACATCAACACCACAGGATCAGCAACTCACACTGGCAATATAAATGTTGGTAATGTGAATGCCACAGGCAATGTAAGTGGCACATTTATTCTTGGCAACGGCGCATTTCTCACTGGTGTGGTCACAGGCGGTGGCGGTGGCGCAGGCAATCGTGCAAACATCACTACCACAGTGGGTCCTTTGTCAAACGCAGTGAGTATCAATTCAGATCTCACTGGGTACAAAGGTTATGCGATTTATAAAATCACAACTTCAGCAGCCAGTTGGGTAAGAGTATACACTAGTAGTGCAGCACGTAGCGCAGACGCCACAAGAACTCAAGACGTAGATCCACAACCTGGCGCGGGCGTGATTGCAGAAATCATCACCACCGGTGCAAACACAGTTATAGTAAGCCCCGGAGCAGTGGGCTTTAATGATGACAACCCAGTTTCTAACACTGTGCCTGTAGCTATTACCAATTTAAGTGGTGGAGTGGCATCAATCACAGTGACCATGACAGTTTTACAGTTGGAAACATAATGATAGCAGGCATTCCAGATCGAGACGAACTCATCAAATTATTAGGTGAGAATCCCAGTGTAGAAGCCTTGGCCGAATTCACCCAATATCAATTTGGCATGGATGTTCCTCTCACAGTTGAGCTTGATAAAGAGTATCCTTATACTGTTACTCTACACGAAACACAAGATCAAGACAATTTCTATGATGAAATGGAAAGCGCAGGCAGTCGTGGATATTGTCCTGAAAGAGTAGTTGAATGTTCAAGTCGCATGCCCACGTGCAGAAGCACAGAATATCTAATCACACCCATGGAGGCCGCGCAGCTAGAACTGGATCCAAGAGTGTTGGCTGTGGAAATTGATCCACAACATCATGGTATCCGAGCCAGACCTTTGGTATCACAATTCAGTGACGGATGGGACAAATCTGGAACCAATCAAAGCAACTACAAAAACTGGGGCTTGCTGCGCTGCTGGAATAGAACACAGATTCCAGGATGGGGATCTGATGGCACTGCCAATCAGTCTGCTACGATCACTTTGACCAGTACAGGCAAGAACGTGGATGTGGTGGTGTTTGATGGAAATCTATTACCTGATCATCCAGAGTTTGCGAGAAATGCCAATGGCACAGGTGGCAGTAGAGTAGTGCAGTTCAATTGGTGGGGACTGAACTCAGAGGTCACAGGTCAGCCCGATGGCAACTATAATTACTCGGCGGGTGTGGCGGGTAACAATGGACATGGTATTCACGTGGGCGGCATCATGGCAGGTAACACCTGCGGCTGGGCAAGAGATGCCAACATTTACAACATCTCGCCATACGGTGAACAAACCAATGGCACCAGCACACCTACTTTAACACAGTTGGTGAATTACATACGATATTGGCATAACAACATCAAAACAGTTAATCCCAAAACTGGTCGGAAAAATCCCACTGTGGTAAACATGAGCTTTGGTTTGTTTGGTAATACATTCCCACGTAATCCCAGCAATGGTATTTTACTAAGCAATAGATTGTTTTACCGAGGTGTGCAACAGGATTATCCGGCATCAGCTCCAGCAGGACAGACATCATTACAGGCTTCTTATAACGGAAACTGGACTGTGCAGCAGTGGTATAATGCAGGTGTACAGATGTATAAAGACTATATTGATCAATATGGTGTGATATTGTTCTTCTACACTGCACAGGATGCTGCGGCTCAGCAGGCCATAATTGATGGTGCCAACGAAGGCATAATTTGGCTAGCAGCTGGTGGTAACCAGTGGAATGAAGCTGGATTTTTCAGTGACCATCCTAACTATGTGAACTACATGAACCTGGCCTATGCTACCTTTGGATCATTGGTGCTATACAATCCAGCATATCACAATCGCATGCCAGTGCCAGCATCTTCCGAGTCCGGACGAGGTACTGCTAATTTTAGAACCATTATAGTTGTGGGTAACATTGGCAGTCAGGTCAATCAACAATTGAGCATCACCAGTCAAGCAGGAAACAAGATCACGGTGTGGGCACCTGGCGAAAACATCATGAGTGCATATAATTCTGCAGGAGTACCTGATCCTCGAAATCCTGCTTATTTCCTGGCGAAACTCACTGGAACTAGCATGGCAAGCCCACAAGTGGCAGGCATTGTCGCATGCCAAGCCGAGCTATACCCAGATAAAAATCAAATGGACATGATCAACTGGTTGAATTATTTCCAACAACCGGGAGTCGTTCCAGATTTGGGAATCCCACTACCCCCTGGGCCTGTAAGTTATTTTGGGTTACGTGAAGCTCCAAACTACTTTGCTGGTTACTACAACGATCGCCCAATAAATGGCAATACTTGGCCGCAGAAACGCTTCTGGCTGCGTCCGTCTGCAGGCTTAGCCTACCCTAGACAGACTATTAGACGCAGAAATATCTGGTAAAATGCCAAATCTCAGTTCACGATAAATATTAAATCGGGAACTAGGACAGAGATGGCACAGCAAATAATCAATGTAGGGGCACAACCAGATAATGGTGATGGTGATCCCTTACGCACCGCGTTTATCAAGACCAATGAAAATTTCACTGAAATTTATCAAGCTGGTCCGGTTGGCAGCAACATTCAAATTGCCAACAACACGATTTCAACTTCTCAGCTGAACGGCAACATTATTCTAGGACCGCGGGGAATTGGTGTGGTACAAACCAATACTTCAATTTTGCCCAGAATAAATGACGTTTACGATCTTGGCAGTCCCGCACAGCGTTTTAACACCCTGTATCTTGGCAGCGGCGGATTTGACTCTGTGGGCAATATCTCAGGCAACTATTTTATTGGTAACGGCAGTCAACTCACTGGTATCACAGCAGACACCAGAGATGTAACCTGGGGCAACTCTAGTTTTACAATTGCCAACGAAGGCGGTAATTTTACCTTTCAAGTAACTGGCGTCGCTAATGTTGTAGTAGTTGATCAAAACGGTTTAACTGTAGCAGGCAACATCAATGCCACTAATATCACTGGTAACATTGTGGGTAACCTCACAGTGCCAGGTGCCAACACCGGAGTGGTGTTCAATGACAGCGGCATTGCCAATAGCTCAGCTGCATTTACTTTTAACCGAGCATCTAACACAGTAACGGCCGCAGGTAACATTGTGACCTCTGGTAATTTTATTGGACAGATTCCAGCCAGTACCAATCAAATTTATGTGGCCAAGAATGGCAGTGACAGCAACAATGGTGGATTGAACACGCCATTTTTAACAATCAAAGCTGCAATGGCTGCTGCCACTGCTGGTACTGCGGTGCATGTGGCACCGGGTACCTATACTGAAATCAATCCCATAACCATTCCAGCCAATGTAAGTCTCATAGGCGACAATCTAAGAAACGTAATAGTAATTCCTCAAACACCCGCAAGTGATTTGTTCTACATGACCAATGGCACTTATGTTTGGGGTCTAACACTGCGAAATTATCTAGCCAATGCTTTCAGTTACAATCCTGCCACCCCTAGCCAAAATGTTTTTGTAAGTCCGTACATTCAAAACATCACAAGCTCTACCACCACAGGCACTGTGGTTAAAATTGATGGCAACTTGGTAAGCGGAGCCAGCACCAAGGCCATGATTGTTGGCTTCTTGACTGCTATCAACCAAGGTGGCAAGGGCATTCACATTATAAACAGTGGCTATAGTCAATTGGTCAACATCTATACTATAGCCTGTGATGTGGGTATCAAGGTAGAATCTGGTGGATTCTGTACGCTGAACGGATCTGACTGCTCAATTGGCAACTATGGACTTGTGGCTGATGGTATTGGAGTTTTACAAACCTCAGGCGTGACCAGTGGATACAGTACCAATGGTTTGTTTAGTTTAACCAATCTTGCCAATGGCACTCCACATGTGAACACGGTGTTGAAGATTGATGGAGATCCAAACTATTATACCATTGACACTATTATTCCCACTGGTGCAAACACAGCTGATGTGATAATTCAACAGACCTACACACCAAATCTTGCACCAAATACCAATGTTGAATTCTATGTGCGCAGTGCTATCATTGCCAGTGCACACACGTTTGAATATGTGGGCGCAGGTACCAATCCTGCTACCGCACTTCCACAATATGGCGGCATACCAATTGAAGCCAACGAAGTGATACAAACCAATGGGGGTGTGGTAACTTTTACCAGCACTGATCAAAAGGGCAATTTTAAAGTTGGTACAGGTTTCACTATCAATCAAGCACAAGGCACCATTGAAGGAACTTATTTTTACAAAGCATTGTTTGCTCAGATGACACCCTACATCTTGGCCCTATCAGAAGGCACATAAGTAATTGGATAAGGAAAAATTATGTCAGGCGCATTAAACGTTTTTAAAACTGTTACAGCAAATGTAACCACAGCAATGACTTCGGTTTATACTCCTCCAGTGGGATATGCAACCGTGGTACTCATGGCGCAGGTCAGTAATTTAACAGGAAATACCATCACAATATCAGCTAATGTGTCAAATACAAGTGCTTCGACCTCAACTGCTTTGATTAGAAATGCAGCATTGCCTTCAGCTGATGCTATAACTGTTCTAACAGGACGTTTGATTTTAAATGTAGGAGAAAATTTTCAAATTTCTGCCAGTGCAAACAACAGCGGGCAGCTAACTTTGAGTCTGCTGGAAACTTTGGTAGCATAACATGGCAAATGGACCAAAACTATTAAGCGGCCGCGTTCCAGTAGTTCCTCTTGATCAACTGTCAGCGGACCGGTATCAATATCTGTCTTTAGGGCAGGCAGAACCAAATCTTGGCAATGGTGTTGCCAACAGTGTTCTAGTAATACAGAGCAACGGCAATAGAGTCTGGGCTAACTCACTGACTTTGACCACAGCCGCTTTTTCTGGCAATGTAACCGCTGCAAATTTTGTTGGTAACATATCTGGTAATATTACAGCGCCAGGATCAAACACACAGATTCTATTCAATGATGCAGGTATTGTAGCTGGCAACACTGCATTGACGTTTGACAAAGCAACATCAACTTTTACAGTTGGTGGTGATGCTTTAGTCACAGGCAACTTGTCAGTTAACGGCAATCTTGTTTATATCAATGTTGAAAATCTCACCATTGAGGATCCACTGATCAGTCTTGGTCGAGGCGCCAACAATGCTCCGTTGACCATGAACGATGGCAAGGATCGCGGTGAGCAACTGTATTATTATACCAGCAGTGAAAAGTCAGCATTCATAGGCTATGACAACTCAGCTGCTAACCTGTTGTTAGCTACTGATGTAAGCATTGTAAATGAAATTGTAACTGTTAATAATTTTGGTAATGTCACTCTTGGCAATCTTTCTGCACAGTTTGTAACAGCATCAGCAAATATCAATGCAGCTAATATAATCGTATCAAGTAACGTGTTGGCCACAGGCAACGTTTCTGGATCTTATGTTTTAGGTAACGGTGCATTCTTAACCGGCATTGACACAACCTTGATTTCCAATGGTACCAGTAATCTTAGAGTGACCACTGCTGGCGGCAATCTTGCTGCCAATGTGGGCGGCACAGCCAATGTTCTAGTGATCAGTTCTGGCGGTATGGACATTACAGGCACTTTAAGTGCTACCAGTAACGTCAGTGGCGGCAATCTTACCACTACTGGTCGTGTGGATGCTACCAGTAATGTCAACGGTGGTAATTTAACCACAACCGGAGTGGTAACCGCAACAGGCAATGTGACTGGCGGTAATTTAACCACCGCAGGACAGGTGTCTGCTACGGGCAATGTATCCGGTAACAATTTATCTGCTGGTAATATTGTATCTGGTAACACAGGATCTTTTACAGGCAATGTTTCAGCTAATCGTTTCATTGGTAACATTGATGCTGGTGGTGCTAACACACAGGTTCAATTCAATGACAACGACAATCTAAACGGCAGCGCAGCATTTACATTTGATCAAAGCACCAATGCAGTTTCTGTTTCAGGTAATGTTTCAGCTGCTAATTTGAACACCACTGGTCAGGTCACTGCCACAGGTAACGTAAATTCACCAAGACTTCGTAGTACAAGCACTAACCTAGGTGCTCCAGCTCCTGGAAATTATAATAGTGAACGTGTTACACTTTACGATTTCAACAATAACTCAAAAACCAATTATGCCATTGGTGTTGAAAGCAGTGCAATTTGGATGGGAGTGGATACCAATCTTGAATCTCAAGGATTCAAGTGGTATGGCAACACCACTGAGATAGCACGACTAAGTGGTATTGGTAACCTTGAACTGGCAGGTAACCTAATTGCCAATGCCAATGTGATTGGCAACAATCTCAGCACCAGTGGAGTGGTCAATGCGGGTGGTAATATCACTGGTGGTAATCTCACAACCACTGGTATTGCCAACATAGGAACTCTTGCAGTCACTGGCAGTGGCAATGTGATAGGCAATGTTAATGCAGGTAATTTTATCTCTGCTGGTAGATTTGGTTGGTCAGGTACCGGATCAAATTCTCGTATCACTAACGATGGATCAATTTCACTAGTTCCGGACACCACTTACGATGCTACCGCTGGTATACTGATTGGTGGCAGTGGATATGTGCTAGGTCCTAATGGTTCACGTAATCTAACTCTAAACTACAATAACGAAAACGGTGTAGCAGGCGCATACAGAATAGGTGTGGTTGGCAATCAAGTTCAAGCCATTACCAATTATGGATCAAACACTGTAGGCACTATTGGTAACAGCACCACTTATTTTGGCAATGCCTATGTAAGCAACATTTGGACGGGTATTGTTCAGGCCGCAAATATCACTTCCAGTGGTAACATAGCCGGCAATTTTGTAGCACCCGGCGCGAATCGTCAGATGTTGTTTAATGACAACGGTTTGATCAGCAGCAATGCACTGTTGACTTTTGATCGTGCTGGTCCAACATTGTCATTAAACACTGCTACAGCCACAATCATCACAGGTTTTGTATCCAGTCTTGGTGGTAGTGATCTTGCTCTGACACCTGCCACCAGTAATTTGGTTATCTGGGCCAGTGCCAATCCAAGATTCAGTAACACCTATAGTCTGGGTACCAGCACATTCCAGTGGCGTAATGTTTGGGCTGGTAATGGTAACATTGCAACACTTGGTGTTACCACTCTTTCAGTTACAGGCAATATTTCTGCAGGCAATGTAACGACCGCAGGCATAGGCAATATTGGCACACTAGAGGTCACAGGCACAGCCACTATTACAGGCAATGTCACAGGTGGTAATCTTGCAACTGCTGGTGTGTTAAATGTCAATGGCAATGTCACTGGTGGCAACATTACATCAAACGCAGTAGTAACAGCAGTTGGCAACGTCACTGGTGGCAATCTAATCACATCTGGTTTAATAAATGCCACAGGTAATGTAAGTGGCGGTAATCTAACCACAGCAGGTCAAGTTGTTGCCACCGCAAATATCACTGGTGGTAATCTAATCACATCTGGTTTGATAAACGCAACTGGTAATGTCAATGGTGGAAACATAAGCACCACTGGTGTGATTAACGCCACTGGCAATGTCACCGGTGGTAATGTTGTGTCAAATGCAGCAGTAACAGCAGTTGGAAACGTCTCTGGTGGTAACATTTCTACTGTTGGGATAATTCAAGCCACTGGTAACATAAGTTCAAATGCAAATGTAATTGGTGCAAATCTTGCCACAGCCGGTAACGTGTATGGAAACCATTTGATTGCTGCGGCCAACGTTGAAGTTCTAGGCAATAAAATCACGTCTGGTACCACTACAGGTATTGAATTTGAAGCTGGTAACGTAAGCCTGATTTCTGGTAATTTAATTGTTGATGGCAACTATATCTATAGTCAGAACGGTGACACTGCTATTGCACTAGTAAACAATGGCGAAATTGGCAGTATTGGTATCTACAACAATTTACAAGTTGGTAAAGACGGGCAAGGTAATCTTGATGTTGCAGGCTATGCTAATGTAACCAACAATTTAACAGTTGGTGGTAATGCCACAGTGACTGGCAACATCACCGGCGGTAATTTAAACACTGGCAATCAAGTTGTAGCCACAGGCAACATCACTGGCGGAAACATAGTGACCAGTGGGCAAATTACATCAACAGGAAATATTAATACCACTGCCAATGTGGTCGCAGCTAATGTTGTATCAGCAAACATTGGCAGCGCAGGTGATATCACAGTATCTACCTTGGCCAATGGCAACATCAATCTAAACCCCAATGGTGCGGGCAATGTTGTATTGGCATCAGACACATACATTAATAATGTAAGATATCCAGTCCAAGACAAAGATGCAGCTTCAAAGATTTATGTAGATAATTTTGCCAGTACTGGTATCACCTATCATAGTCCGGTGTTTGCAGCCACAGTTAGTAATCTTGCCACTGCCACTGGCGGCACCATTAGCTATGCACAACCCAATGGTGTGGCCAATGGTATAGGAGCCACAATAAGCACCACTGGCTCGTTTAACCTAATTGATACCGCAAATATACAAACCGTTGGCACTAGACTCTTGGTCAAAGACGAAGGCAACGCTGTGCTAAACGGTGTTTACACATGGTCAAATGCCACAACCATCGTAAGATCCACTGACGCTGATGAATATGGCTCAAACAGTGCAGAACAAATCAGCCTTAATGATTACTTCTTTGTACAAAACGGTAATGTTAACAAAGGCACTGCCTATGTTGTAAACGGTCCTCCTGGTGTGATCACATTTGGTACCAGTAACATAACCTTTGCTGAATTCAGCTCAAGCCAGACATACACAGCTGGCAATGGCATTGACATCACCGGTACTGTGATTTCAGCTAGGGTGGACAACAATACCACTGCGTTCAATGGTACTGGTGAGATTATTGTCAAAGCCGGTGCCAATCTAACCACTCCAAATATTGGCGCAGCCACTGGCACCAGTTTGTCTTTGACGGGTAATCTAGTTGCGAATAACATTGCTGCTAATGCCTATCTCAGTGCTGTGACCATAGATGCTACAGGCAACATCACAGGCGGCAATATCATCAGCAACGGTGCTGCAAGCATAACCGGCAATGCATCTGCAGGCAATTTGTCTATCGCTAACTTTGCCAACGTCTCTGGCAATATGCACGCAACTGGAAACGTGCACATAGGTCAAGACATTAGTTTTTCAGCAGCCTACGCCAACTTCCAGTATGCTGGCACTGCTAACAGTTATCTACAGTTGGTAGCACAAAACAAAGACAACGGTTCAGCTGCATCCACTGACTTTGTGGCCACAGCTGACAACGGCACTGATGCAGATACCTATATTGACATGGGTATCAACAGTTCAGGCTACACTGATCCTGTGTTTGGACTTCAAAAAGCCAACGACGGTTATCTATATGTTGCAGGCAACACCACAACTGGTGGTGGCAATCTAGTACTCAGCACACTGGAAAACAATGATATTATTTTCTCAACTGGTGGAGCCAACACCG